GGCCGACAGGTGCCACGGGTCCCACAGGTATTACCGGCCCAACAGGGCCGACAGGTGCCACAGGTCCCAGTGGGGCAACAGGGCCGACTGGCCCGATTGGCCCAACAGGGCCGACAGGTGCCACAGGTCCCAGTGGGGCAACAGGCCCAACAGGGCCGACAGGTGCCACAGGTCCCAGTGGGGCAACAGGCCCAACAGGGCTGACTGGCCCGGCCGGTATTACTGGAGCCACAGGAGCTACTGGTCCCAGCGGCATTCCCGGCACCGGAAACTACAACGCTGCGAGTTTTAATGTCAGTGCCGCTCAAAATAATTTTAACGCAAGTTCGGCCGCGGTCATTTTGTTAAACGTATCCTCTGCGGTCGAACTGACGGGGTTGTTGGCCGGCACGAACGGGCAAACAAAGTTGCTTGTGAATACAGGCACAGCCAATCTTACGTTGGCCCACGCGTCTACCAGCAGTTCCTCAGCTAACCAATTTGCTGTCGACACAGCCAGTGCTGCAGTGTTGCCGCCAAACGCCGCCGTTACGGTCACTTACGATACGACTGTAAATCGTTGGCGTGTATTTACTTCTCGCGGCGTGACCAGCGATACGACTGGAATCCCCGGAGCGACTGGTGTAACAAACATTGTGGTAATTTCGCAGGCGGCGTATGATGCCCTTGCGACCAAAGACCCGACAACGCTCTATCTCATCGTGTAAGCGAATATGAGCCCGCTTTATCTGTACAACGGAAAACTGCTTGTTCGGTCAGGCGGTTTAGCCGCGGCTCAAAGTTGCTGCTGTGATTGCCCGGAATACACGGCATATGTTCGCAGCGGGTTTGGTAGCAACGGCGTACCGACGTTTGACGGCAGCCCTTTTTGGACGGCGGATAACGGCCCTACGCTGTCCGGTAGTATTTGGATTTGGTCTTCATATCTTGTAGCGAATCCAACACAAACAGAGACGTTTTCACTTAATCACTCATTTTCTGTGCCGGCAAATGCCGCAATCACTTCAGTTGTTTTTCGCGTTGCGGCCGATAACTTTGCCACGATTTCAGTGAACGGTGTTACGGCAAATATACCCGCCTCGTTTAATCGTGTAGACGGCGTTCCCGTAGCCGTGCCGCTTAACACCCTTGTCCCCGGCGGAGCTAATTTAATTTCAGGAACGGTAACAAACCTCGGCGGCGGGCCAGACCCGCGGCTCGATAATCCTGCGGGCATCATTTACACGCTGAAATACACGTATAAACTTTGTTAAAAATGACCAAACTCTATTTCCGATACGGCACGGTCAGCAGTGCGAAAACGCTGAATCTTCTTGCGGTCGCCCACAACTATCGGCAGCAGGGTAAAGAGGTCTTGCTAGTCAAACCAGCCCTCGACACGCGATTTGGTTTAGATGCTATCAAAACGCGGGCTGGGCTTGAGATGCCGGCTGACGTATTGGCCCCCGCTGACGGCAAGATTCTTCTGCCGGCTTTGGACGACATAACGTGCATTCTCGTGGACGAGGCACAGTTTCTGCACCCCGACGCGATAGATCAGTTGCGTTTTATTACGCACGCCGCGGTCGATCCCAAACCAATGCCCGGGATACCCGTGATTTGCTACGGGCTGCGTACGGATTTCCGCCGCCAGCTTTTCCCAGCTTCGCAGCGGCTGCTAGAGCTTGCCGACAGTCTTGAAGAAATCAAAACAATCTGTCACTATTGCTTGCGGAAGGCGATCTTCAACCTTAAACTGCTCGACGGCAAACCAACCCTTGCCGGCCCATCTGTTGAACTAGGTTGTGAAGAAAAGTACCTGCCCGTATGTGCTAATTGCTATGACGCCCAATTCGCCAAATGAAGCTGTTTTTGTTTTGCTGGTTGTCAGCGTGATGGCGTGTATCAGTCTTCCGTTGATTCTGTTTGAAATGGCTGAAACAAAACGGCGTCGCATGCGGATGAAACAGCAGCACGAACAACGCACACAAGACCGGGCTGAGATGTTTCTACAGATGTGGCAACACGAAGCTATCCGCCGGGAGCAGTTGGAGCGAATCGTGGCGGCTCAGGCCGCCAACCAATCTCCTGTTTCCGTGCCCGTCACGCATTGCGAACGCCGCGAACGTCGTCGGAGATTCTTGCCGCTGGAGGACAGTTCTAATGCAGCCCGCTGATCAGGCTCTGGTGCAAAAATGTCTGGGTGCTACGCTTGCAAAAGTTGCGGCGATGCATCAGAATCTCGCCGCGGCCAAAAAGACATTAGCTCAGCAAGAGCAGGCACTGTACGACACGATAAAAGAAGACGGCGGTGAGCCAAGTGTCGCACCGGTATCGTTGGCTCCGCCGTCTCGGTCGCCGTCAATCCTTGAGGGCGACATAGACATGCAAAAGTTAAACGAGGCCATCAAACGGTTAACCGCCGGCTGTGATTGTCCAAATATCTCAAAGTGATTTTACGCACGGAGGCGTTATGGGCTGCTGCGGAAGTAAGGCGGGCTGCAAAAAGACTGCCGAGCCGGAAAAACTTACCACGTTACCTACAGAGCTTTGGTTTGGCGGGCTGTACACGCTGAATATGTTTATCAACGGATTGCAAGAGTTAACTACGGCGGGTCTGCATGCGGGCAAAATATTCCGCAGGCTCGACCTGCAAAACGACACGCTAACGCAACTGGCCAAACGCGTTGCCGACCTCGCGATCGAGAACGCGTATTTCAAAAGCGTCTTAAACTTGTTTACGCCGGCAGACCTCGCAGTAAAAGACAGCACACTGGAAATCAACTTCGGGCCGCACCGTCAGTACCAACTCACCCTGCCCGTGACTAGCCACAACAGCCGCCGCGAAATTATTCGGCAGCTTCGCGACGCCGCGGATAAGCTAGAGGCCGAATTAGCCAAACCTAAACAAACTGTGAATTCCGCCCAGCAGGTGTTTTCGTTTATTTCTGCCGAATAGTTTTTGTTGTCAAAGGACTGACAATGGCCGACAAGCCCACACTTCATTTAGTTGGTATTTTCCATACCGTCCACAATCAGGCGTTCTCGCATTGTGCCTTCACGGGCAAGGCCTTACGGTTTGCAAAGATGCTGCAGATGTACGGCTACGACGTCATCGAGTACGCCAACGAAGGCAGTGAAAGCGAGGCTGTTGAGAAGGTTCCGATGCTCACGACGGCCCAGTACAAGGAACTTATCGGCGACCGAGATAAAAAGAACTTCCACGGTGATCTGGCGACCGTCGGCTCGCCGCATCATACAGCGTTTGAGGCCAAGCTCGTACCCGAGATGAAAAAGCGGGTGAAGCCCAAGGACATTATCTGCCACCCGTTCGGACACGCTCACTCTCGACTGCTGCACGACTTCCCGGGCAATATCCATGTCGAAACCGGCATCGGGTATCCGACGCTCGTGAAGGGCACCATGCGTATCTTTGAAAGTTACGCGTGGCGGCATTACCACTGTGCCAAAGAAGACCGGCAGGGCACGAACTACGAATGGGTGATCCCGAACTATTTCGAGATTGACGACTGGGAGCCGCGTTATGAGCCGGGGAGCTATATCGCGTTTCTGGGTCGGATTAACTCCTGCAAGGGACTCGACACGATTCTGGAAATTGCCAAATATATTGACAAGAAAATCGTGCTCCACGGCCAAGGCGATCCGACTCCGTGGAAACACCCCAATATCGAATACCGCGGCCCGCTGATGGGCACGGCCCGCAGTGAGTTCATGCGAAACGCGATCTGCTCGATCATGCCCACGAACTTCATTGAGCCCTTCGGCGGTTCGGGCGTCGAGGGCCTGCTCTGCGGCACACCGCTAATCTCCACCGACTACGGAGCGTTTACAGAGACGGTACAGGAGGGCTTTAACGGCTATCGCTGCAAGACGCTGCTTGACTGGTTGGAGGCAATTGAGGTCGTGGGCCAGCTAGACCGCAAGGCTATCGCTGACAAGGCCCGGGCTACGTACAGCCTGCAGGCGTGCGGTAAACGGTACGACAAGGCGTTTACGCAGATTCACCAGCTTTACGACGACGGCTGGTACACGCTGCCCGAGAAATATAAACAGCGAAAAATTGAAGCCCCCAAGGCTTCGGCCTGAGCTAAATTTTTGGCAATATCCGGGCATATTCTCTGCACCCCGCAATATTGTATTGCGGACTTTGTGCATTATCTGACGGCGAGGAGGGAACCAATGTCCCCGATCAGATTCTTTCGTGAAGCGGTCATGCTCTTAGCCACGGTTGGTGGAGCAGCGATCGGGTTTGCCGCAACGACTCATCTGGAGCCTGTGGTAAACATGTCCTGTGCATTTCTCGGCATGGCCCTGTTCGGGGCTTTTACCGATATCTGCATACGAGGAGGAAAGTGACCATGATGCGTATCCTGTTCGCGGTGTTTTTCTCGACTTGGCGATGGCTCCTGCTGGCGGCGGTCCTGTTCGGCGGCATGCGGATGTTGCGGGCCGACGAGACCGACAATATCAGGGCGGCTCTCGACGAGAACTTCGCTGCCTACAACGCGGAGGACGTGCCCCGGATGATGAAGTCTCTGTCACCGACGCTGCCCGACCGTGCCGAGTTTGCTCAGCAGGCCGGCAAGCTGTTCGCGGACACCGATGCGTATATCAGCGTCAAAGACTTCGAGCTTCTGGAGGTTCGGCAGCCGTTCGCGACGGCTCGTGTTGTGCAGGTCACGCTGCCGGCACAAGACACGCCCGAGCCAACAGCGGACGAAGCGTACTACCGCGAAAACTCCAAGCTCTTGCCGAGCGAGGAGGAGGTGGAGTATGTGCAGGCCTTCAAGAAAGAAGGCGGCAAGTGGCGTTTGTGGCTGGTGATGACGCAGCCGCGGAAGCCTTACGTGGGCTACACCGACGACGGCGTCTATAATGGCCCGAACGCCAAAGCGGTCAATGCTAAAAACGGCATTACCATGAAATCACACTGCCCCAACGGAAACTGCAGTTTCCCTCGGGTCAGGTAGGCTGCTTCGGCAGTCATGGGGCTCTAGCTCAATTGGCAGAGCAAGGGGCTTTTAACCTCTAGGTTGTGGGTTCGATTCCCACGGGCCCCATTCCCGGTAAACGGATTGCCGGGGCGTCGATGTTTTCTTACGCAAGGAGGTGTTCGATGCAGTTGTTCATTTTGATTTTCACGTTGCTCATGCCGCTGCTCCAGCCGATCGCCCAACTCGGTGCCACCAAGGTACACGAAAAACTGGGCGTTCCGCAGCAGCAGTCGCAACAGGTGGCTATGCAGCCTATGATGCAGGGGCCCACGCCGGCAATGCAGCCCCAGCCACCCCGGTATCACTTCGACGGCGTGAAGTGGTACAAATACGAGAACGGACAGGTTTATGTTTGGAACGGAAACGGTCCTCCCACCCATTGAGTTCGCGTGTGAGTTTCCGAACGAGTACGCCCAGATTCCTCCGCACATGCAGGAGGCGATCCGGCGGTATGTCGTACAGGGTATTGCCCCCGGCCATTTCCTGCAGGGCGTGATTTCTAACGACCTGCGTATGGCGGTCAACCATGCGGACGAAACAAATCTTCCGCTGATTCGGTTGTACGTGGGCTGGTTCTACAACCACGCTCCGGCTCCCTGCACGGGGAGTCTGGAAAACATGCTCAACTGGATTAAAACCCGGCAGCAAGAAAATCGTTCTTGAAGCAAATCGACGTAACCCTTTGTCAGTATTGCACTTAAAGCAAGCAGGTAAAACCTTCTCGCTATATGTGCTTGCTGGCAAAGGAGTTACGTCGATTTGTCTTTGGGAGCGTAGACCAACTGGCAGAGTCAAGGGACTTAAAATCCCTGTGTTGCGGGTTCGAGTCCCGCCGCTCCTATTCACCCCGAGGAAGCCATGAGCTTTTTGATCGAAAAATACGCGTTTCGTCAGGGCTGTTGCACGCTGGATGTCGCGAGCCTTGCCCCCGAATTCAAGGTCGCCGTTCACGGACCGTGCTACCACTGCGGCGAGCAGCAAGAAGTTATTGTCGAAGACGCGGCGTTGCGAAAGTTCCGTGCCGGCGAGTTCGCCCAAGACTGCTTCCCGACCCTGCCAGCCGAGCAACGGGAGTTTCTGATCTCGGGCATTTGTGGAAAGTGCTGGGACGAGATGTTCGGCGGCCACGAAGAAGACGAATAAACAACATAACGAGGTGCCCATGCGATCTGCTGAAGAACGGGGCTGGGTTCGCTGTCGCGATCGGCTGCCCGCAGAAGGGCAGATGGTCTACTACTTCGGGCCCAACATCGGTCTGCACATCGGAACGTTTGATCCGACGGTGGAGACCAAATGCTGGGTCGAGAACGAGAACGGCGAGTCGGTGTTGGAAGACATGCCTGAACGCGTTATTAACTCGATCAACCACAATAAGTTTCTCAACAACGACTGGGGCGTGTGCGATGCCGATGACGCCCCGTGGTGGATGCCGTATGACGCGGAGCGGGCCAAAAGCTGGTGCCCGCTTCCGCCCGACTATGTGTTCCCTGCTGACTGATCAACCCAACAGGAGCCTAAACATGACAATGCCGCTTGAGGTCGAACTGCTGATTACGGCGTGGGACAACGCCAAGAAGAACGCGTGGGACGGCGAGGGGTTGAACATCGACCCCGAAACTGGTGAGATTATCGACGGCACCTCGATGCCCGACGATCTTGCCAATCTTGTCGCGGACATCGAAGACAAGATGATGGACCTCGTCAGCTACTACCGGGCCGAAGAAGATTTCGTGCCCGACGACGTAGAAGTCGAGGTCGGCATCTGACGACCGTAGCCGCATAGCACAGTTGGTTAGTGCGTCGGTTTTACATACCGAAGGTCGGGGGTTCGAATCCCTCTGCGGCTACTATGGCCCGCGGAAACCGGTTGGCAAGTTTGTCTTATTAACAAACGACGCGAGGTTCGACTCCTCGGCGGGCTACTAGGGCCTTTTTCCCCCAAAGGACTTTCCATGAACATTCTTCGCATTGGCGGTGAGTTTGACGGTGGCAAGATTGTCGGGATTAATCGGGAAGGCGTACTCACCGTGAAGGGCGAGTACACGCGGTTCTATCCGCAAAGTTCGGTCGAGACGATGCTGTCGTGGGCAGGGAAGGCGAACAGCGTCAACAAGTATCGCGAGGAAAAGATCGCTGACCTCGCGGCCTGATGTTTCTCTCTTTACAGAAAGGACACGTGATGGGTTATTACATCCAGACGGCCGAGCCCAAGGGCAAGGCCGAAACCATCTGCAAGGAACTGGACGGCATCGAGATCACGCAGGACGAGGCCGAGTTCTTTATCAAGGAGCAGATGGGGGCGATTGTCTGCGTGGTCGACAACGGCCCGTTCGAGGCGGCAGCTTACTGCTACAACCTCGACGAGTTTCGCGGGTTTACCAGCAAGGAAGACGACCGGCCGAAGACGTGGATTCTGGTCGAAGACGCGGGCAAGGTAAAGACGCTCACGCGGTTCAACAAGTGATTCTCGCCCGGTGTGGGGCGTAAAAACATCTTTGCCGGGCACACCACCGGCAGGCTTTCACGGAGGATTGCATGATTCGCATTCTGATGGCCCTTCTGGTTCTGTGCGTGGCCGCGACGGCGGAGGCCGCTCCGCGGTGGCGTCGCTCGAACTACACGACGACCCCGACTACCTCGACGCCGCGTGTAACGAATTACACGGCTGGTTCAACGGGTTGTTCTGCCGGCTCCACGGGCTCGGCACAGGGCGTGGCGGAGATGATGGCCAGTCGCTGCGTGATGCAGCACTTTGGCGGCAACTCGGGCTACGAAGGCGTCGGCATGGGGTCCAGCCCCGAAGAGGCTCTGAACAACTGCTGCTACAGCCGCAATGGCTGGGCCGTGGTTGATCAGGGCGTTGCACTAGGTCGTAACGGACGCTATTATGCGTGCAAAAGGTACGGCAGATGATCAAAGTCGATTCGGAATATTCGTGGGTGCTTGAGCGTTGCAAGTGGTATGTGCAAAAAGGATACGCCGTTGGCCGACCAAATGGTCGCAAAAATCCTTTAGTTCGTTTACATCGTTATGTATGGGAACTCACGCATGGCACGGTGCCACCAATGCTCGATCACGTCAACGGTGACCGACTCGACAATAGGCTTGAAAATCTGCGACCAGCTACCGTGTCACTTAACACGAGAAATACACGTAGGCGGAGAAAATTAGATTTGCCGCCCGGCGTACGATATCGGCCTGAGTATAAGTCTCGGCCGTATCACGTTGCCGTTTGTAGACACGGTAAAACGCATTACATTGGTTGTTACGCCACGGCAGAAGCAGCAGCAAACAAATACCAAGAAGTCAAAGAAATTTTGATGGAATTTGAAGCTCTGTATGCCGCACATGTACCAACCGTTAAAATGCCGTCAAACACACCGGGTGCACCGCTCGCCAGTCTCGGCTGACGTGCATCATGGCCCGGTAGCAAACCCGCGGGGCGTCGAACTGGGGAACTCGGTGCGACGCTCACTTCCGCGGGTCTTTTTGGGGCGGGCATGGCAGTTTGCCCAAGGCTGCTGTGCCCGCCCTTTTTCTACACGGAGGCGACATGGACAAGAAATACAAATATACGGTCAAGAAGTTCGCCAAGCTCCTGACCGTGCACCCCGATAAAAAGGTCACGCTGGAAGACGAGGTCGACCTGCGTGCTTTTATCAATCCGCAGGACGGGTTAGACAAACTCGGCTTTAACGCTCTCACCGACCTCGTTGCCGCGGTCGCGTTTGACGAGGCGAGCCTGTGGAATTATGAACGCTCAGAGTACTGGCCCAATCTGGTCGAGCACGGCGAGATGCTTACGATTGCTAACCAGCAGTTTGATCCGCCGCCAGTAATGATTCTCAGCGTCGGAGAGCCGCGGTTCAAAGTTCGCGTGTTGTTTGAACTGAATCCTGAAAAGGTCGCGGCATGGCTCGCGGCGACTGGTTTCCCGCAAATCTCTCACGCCAAGGAGAATCCCGATGCCGCGTCCAACGCCTAGAATGATCCCGCTGGCCGACTGTAAGCCGCGATGGTTGTATTACGTCCCGTGCCGAAACTTCAGTCTCGGCGTTTTTCACGAAGAAGAAAAAGGTTTTATCGGCCTGCGTGAAAAGTTCGGCAGCGTGTTCCTGTCCACAGAGTATCACTGGGACACCGGGGCTCCGTATGGCACCGCTGTTCCGATTGAAGCCCTTGAGCCGATTCCTGACGACATGGAACTATCAGAGGGCAGCACTGCTCTTCGAGAATGGATGTTTGCGGCTGTAGATCGTCACCTCGAATCACTAAAAGAAAAGGACAAGGCGTACTACGATGAGACTCTGGCTCGATGATGTCCGAGAAAAGCCGGATGATTTTGACGTCTGGCTCAAAGACGCCGACGTGGCCATTCGCACGCTTCGCACAGGGCTTGTGACGTGCATCTCGCTGGATCACGATCTGGGCGAAGAGTCAGAGAAAACCGGTTATGACGTGGCCAAGTTCATCGAAGAGGCGGCGTATAAAAAGCTGCTCCCGCCGATGGAAGTTCTGATACACTCCGCGAATCCAGTCGGGCGTAAGAACATGGACGTCGCTATCAAGCGGGCGAACATGTACTGGCAGGACTGGTGATCGCGGCCCCATCGTCTAGTGGCCTAGGACACCGCCCTTTCACGGCGGGAACCGGAGTTCGAATCTCCGTGGGGTCAATGCCCGATTGGGCACGTTCGTGGGATGCGTGCAGGCTGCTTTGCCCCACAACGCTACCAAGCAGCAGAAGGTCCGGTGTTTAAACAACCTCGTGGTGGTGCAACCGGAATAAACCACGCTTTTCATATGCAAAAAGCAACGCAAAGCGTGACTTTACGCATATAATCTGGGCAGCCACGCCTGCCATGTGTAGGATGTGATCTTCCGTCGTCCCTGCTCTGGCTGAACGGTCACGTGCCACGTGACCAGCGGGCTCCATGCCCTAGGCCAGAGCGGGGGCGACGGTTGCAAAACAAAAACACAGCGGTATAGTGCCAGAGATAACTTCATACTCGGCCGTGTCAGGATAAAGAAGCAGCACTAAACCTGACGTACTGTGTTTTGGGCACATAGATCAATTGGTTAGATCGCCAGCCTGTCACGCTGGAGGTTGTGGGTTCAAGTCCCATTGTGCTCGTTAGTTTTGGTGGGGCTACCCAGCCTTCGGATCGCCGTAAAATGGGTGGCAACAAGGGGCCGATTCTAGATTCGACGGGATAAGGAAGATTAAGACTGCATGCCGTGGTTGATCGGGTGGCCACGTTAAAACTCGATTAAATTGTTAATTGGCACTTTCAACAGTGCTCCCGCTCTCGCTGCCTAGTACGCAGTGATCGGGTGATGGCACGGCATCATCGCCCACCGTGCGGACCGGCGGAAAGACGCCTGACGGCCTGCAAAGACAGGCACAGATGGTGGTAGCCCACCTGCTGTCGGGTGAGTCCGACTGGTTTGCCTGCTGACAAGCACAACAGGCTACGCATGTAGACGTTTTAGTTGGATATATCGCCGGACGCCGGTGCAAATCCGGCCGGCTCCACTTCTCATAGCCCGGCAGCAACTTCGCTGTCCGGGCTTTTTTTGTCCCCTAACGAAAGCAGAGTTTATGGAACTGAACTTCTATTGCATCGGCGGCAAGCTCAACGCACCCGACGATTTCGTGGGGACAGCCCACGATCTGAGAACGGCAATCAGTCTCACGCATCTGCTCCGATTGTCTGAATGCTCGGCGGCCAAACTGCAGGGCACTATGCCCGGCGTGACGCTGGCCGAGCCCACCGAGTTCTCGATCACGCATCTGATCATTCTGCTGACGGCTGCCTGCTTGGGCGACGCCGACACCGTGTTGAATACGTTGCAGGGTAAGGACGAACCCGAACCCGCCGCGGCTTAGTTTTATGTCAGTTTTAAGCCCGGGCAACGTCGCCGCGGGTTCCTCACGCGAATACAGGAGTTCATAGGCATGGCCACCGCAAAGGCAATTACTTGGCGAAACCGTAAAACCGGTTTTGCGAACAAGGCGTTCAAGTTCAACGGCTCACTAACGGAGATAGACGCGGAGAAAGAAACCGGTGTTGTCTTCGACAAAATCGAACTGCTTGCGGCGTTCCGCGATCAGTTTGGTTTATGGATTAATGGCGTTGAAATCGGGCGTTGCACTACGAAATTCTATGTGCATTCGCCAAAAAGTCGTTCACCCGGTTCGCGGACCGTGGCGTTCCGCACGCCCAATTTTGTACGCGACGCCATCGTCGACTACGACAAAAGCGGGCGTGTAGGTGTCGCGGGCCCTGTTGTGTTTAAACCCTACTCGCTTCGCTACAGAAAGCGGAGTAGTCGGTAAACGTCAATCACCAATTCACGCAGCCGGGTTAGCGTCAAAACCTAACCCGGCTGTTCTACTTCGGAGAAGAACAACATGGCCAAGAAGGCCAAAGGTCCGCAAGGGCCAAAGCGGGTTAACTCCCGCAAGTCGTCCGCTCGTAAGCCGACGAACAAGAAGCCGTCATCGGCGGCAAAGAAGTCGACTGATAAGTCCCGGAAGGCCGGACAATATTCCAAGGTGGACGTGCCTTCGCCTGCTGAACGGGCGGAAAAGAAGAAGGCTCGCAAGAAGCTTGGCAAGGGTGCCAAGCCCGCGAGCCCGGTTGTGAAGGGCTCCAAGAAGAGCCCAGAATCTACCGGTTCAAAACCGCGGAAATTCCGCGAGATTGATCGTTCTAAATATCCGCCCGAACCTATTACGTGGCGGCAGCAGAAAAATGGGAAATGGGTAGGTTGGGCGAACGAGCCGATGAAGTTTAAGGTGGAGGCGTCTGATATCGTTAAAGCCACCACTCGCGACGGCCGCAAATGTGTATTGGCCATGGCTTTACGCCGCTCCTTTTTCGGGTTGCTTGACGGTTTTGTCGTGGGCAAATACGTCAGCAAAATCTACTCCGACAATGGAAATCGGATCGTAGAATACGAGACCCCGGCCAAGCTACGCGACGCTGTGCGGCAGTTTGACCGTTATGGGAATTGGCCGCTCGACGTGAATGAAGAGGTTCGGTTTTTGCCGTTTCCTCTGAACCGCCGTGAGAGCCGGCACGACAAACGGAAGAAGCCGCAAGCCGGCCGCAAGCCGAGCGAATATGCCGTTATCGTCGACGGCTTCAAGCGGATTGCTCCGACTGTGTGCCAAATCGCAGCCGGTAACGTCTGATCTCACGTGCTATACTCCGGGCTCGGGCTAGGGACCGCCACCTAGCCCGACCCGGTCGGTATTGTTGTCTTTACCCCCAGAGGTGCCGCTCACAATGGCCGACGACAAAGACTGTTTTTCTGTTAATATCCTGCTCGGTCGGGTGCGAAACGATGCCCAGCTTGACCGGCTTAAAGAAGTCGGCTATTGGCTGGACCAGAACAAGTTCTCGTGCACCCTGTCCGTGATCGACGGCGTGGCGATGTTTGACATCGAGCCGCACGAAGACCAAAAACAACTCATCAACTGGCCTTACGACGAGTATCGGCTCTACGTCGCCGAGCTTGTCATTCACGCCCTCGCTGTGGAGCTTTCGCACAATGACCACTAAACTCGACCATCACGGCAACTGCCCCGAATGCAGTGCTAGCTGGGACGGCGGCGACATCTTCGACGTGCTCCGCCCGCAAGACTGGACCAAAGACAAGACGGACGAGGAACTGCGGGCGTATATCCAACAGTGCTATTCCCCGCCGTACAAGTTCAGCCGGATCATCGGCGTAGAACTCCCGTACGACCACATTGATCACTATGACGGCGTGTCGTACTGGATGTGCCCCGACTGCAAGCACCAGTTCCCCCGGTTTCAAAAACCTGCAAGGAGTGCACCGTGAAGGTATATCTCGGCCCCTACGTAAGTTGGATCGGCCCCTATCAAATTGCCGATTTGCTTCAGTACGTCGGCGTCTCCGAAGACCGCTGCCACAAGATCGGTGAGTGGCTGAACAAGACGTGGCTCAAGGCCGTCTGCGAATGGATCGACGAACGCCGAAAGCGGCGGATCAAGGTCCGCATTGATTATTACGACGTCTGGAGCATGGATGCCACGCTCAGCGTCATCGTCGTGCCGATGCTCAAAATGCTCCAGAAGACAAAGCAGGGAGCCCCATATGTGGACGACGCCGACGTGCCCGAGCATCTGCGATCGACATCTGCCCCGCCGCTCACTCCAGAGCAGGAGAATTACGGCGGCGTCGATGATAATCACTTTAAACGGTGGGACTGGGTCATCGACGAAATGATCTGGGCGTGGGAACAGATCGAGAAGGGCGACGAAGCTGGGCAGTTCAGTAAAGACAAAGACCCGGCCAAGCCCAGTGACGAGCCGGGCATCTCGTTTACCGAAATGATGGCCCGGACGACCTACGACTTCGAGGCCATGAAAGCCCACGAAAACCGCATCCAAAACGGCCTGTGCCTCTTTGGAAAGTACCTTCGCGGACTGTGGGACTGATGGTAGAATCGGGGCAACGAAAATTCGTTCGCCCCTTTTTTTTAGCTATCAACAATCATGCCCACATTTTTCGGCACTGCCGCACCCGCCGCTTTAAAACTGGGCACGCAAACAGTAGCCAGTGGCTACCTCGGCACAAATATCGTGTACGAAGAGCGGCTGTCGTCTAACAAAATATTGAATTGGACGGTCGGTCAAAAACCCAACGTGGCGTGGTACGGGGTTGTGTTCGGCGACGGCCAGTTCGTGGGTATGGGCTTGGAGCCGTTTTATGGCGGCATGAACGAGGCGAATTTAAAAACAAAGTTATATACGTCTTTTGACGGTATAACGTGGACGCTCCGATACACGTTTAACAAGCGTATAACTACCGGCTACTCACTGGCTTACGGCATGATGGCCGGCAGCGGAGCCGCCCCCGTATTTGCTGTAATTGGCGACCAGTATGCTTACTCGTCCGCAACGCTTGTGCTGGCTTATTCATATGACGGGATCACATGGATTGAAACTAATTTTTCCGCCAACGGGTGCTCTATAGCCAATTGGGGTTCGGCCTCACACATCCCGTACAAGTTAGTTTCCCGGCACAGACCGAGTAGCGTGAACCAGCCCACATGGCCCGGGGAATTGTTTGCTGTTCCGCCGGCCAACGCCACAAATACCCCAATTGCTCAGGCTTTTGGCGGCAGCCTTATCGGCATGTGTGAGAACACGTTCTACGACCCCGCAACTCAAACCGTCACGCCCTTCTATCCGGCGTGGGGCACGCTGATATCTACGCCAGACGGATGGCTCGTACAGGATCACGACGGGCAATGGTATTTTGCGGCTACGAATATGGATTGGCGAAAAACGACTGCGGCACCCACCGGCATGTCTTTCAACACGCTTCTCCACCGGGTCGGCAATAACAAAACGGTCGCGGTAGAAACTGGCACGCTCTCCACGTCGCGGGTTTTGGCCACCACAACGAACGGCAATACGTGGGAGTGGGGCCAAAACGCCGTGCAACTTGCGACCACCGTGACTGGACTTGCGTTCGGTGGCGGCCTTTTTGTCGCGGTCGGCAACAAAACTGGTGTTAGTTCAAATATTTTTTGTTCGCGGGATGGGAATACGTGGGCGTCGCAGACAACTTCAGCCGCAAGCGTCAAACACAACGCTATCGCATACGGCAATGACAGGTTTGTCATGCTCGGCGACAGCACGTATGTGGCTCTGTGGGATGGCACAAAGATTGATACGGTATTAACGACACCCGCCGCCCCGACAAGCCTCAGTGCGACGTTTGGCGATGCACAAGTTATTTTGTCGTGGGCTGCTCCGACGAACACGGGAGGATACAGCATTACTAATTACGTCGTGCAATACTCGTCGAACAACGGCTCGACGTGGACAACATTTAACGACGGCGTTTCAACAACAACTTCTGCTGTTGTGACTGGTCTGACAAACGGCGTGAGTTATCTATTTAGAGTGGCCGCTGTGAACAGTCAGGGGACTGGCCCGTACGCCTTAACTGCCAGTGGTACGCCGGTAGTGCCTGTCATCACATTCACGAGCCAGCCGCAAAATGACACGGCTGATCTCGACGCCTGCTACGGCCCCACCGCCCCCAACAATCCAGTTCCGTACTCTTCTGAACACGCGGCTCTTTTTTCGGCTATCAGCACGGTCTCCATCGGCTCGCAAACGTTTCAATGGCAGACGTCAAGCGACAATGGCGTCAGTTGGACAAATATCAGCAACGGCCGGCTGTATCAAACCACGACTGACGCTTACTGGGCCGGCGGCATCTCGGCCGCCCTGTGGATATACAGTTACGCGACGCCCACCGGAATGGCGAATCTTTCAAATGGTGCCCTCTACCGCGTGGTTGCCACGTCTACGCTCGACCCCTCGGTCAGTGTCGCCAGCAACGCCGTGACGCTGACTGTGCCGGTGCCTACGATGACGATTACCCAGCATCCGACAAACTATTCAACAAACATCGGGTCCGCGGCGGCTTTTTCCGTGCAGGCCACAAAGAATTTTGTCGGATTCGGGGGGCAAAATGGTTTCAGTTATCAATGGCAGCGATCCAACGATAACGGCGTTACGTGGACCGATTGGATGGAGGGGCCCACGTACTCCCAACCGACGCTGCAACTTTCAGGCTTAACGTACGCCGATAACTGGAGTAAATGGCGGTGTCTGGTGTATTCTTATATTTTCTGCGGCGGCGAGCAGGTTCAAGTCCTCGCGTATAGCAACGCGGCCACATTGACGACGCCGGGCTTGCCGCCGCCGGACCCCGGATTTGTGCTTGTCACACAAACGAGTTCGGACGTTGCCGGCATCTACACGTACGCGGGCACGTACCAAGACAAGCCGTACTATGTTCGAAGCCCTGCCACCCAATCACAAGGCGGCGTGTTTGCATACCTCTATTGGGCCGATTCGCAGCCCGCGGTTGACGCCGGCATATTGTTGTCGGACGCGTGGTATATCGGAAAAAATCTCGGGGCTCTGCCCACGTACACGCCTGACGCCCAAATTCATTTCTGGACAAACCAGTTTGCCACCACCGCCGCCACGCCGCCGGAACAACCGCCCGCATCTGTATGGTCTAGCTTATCCAGCGGGCCGGAACCGTCGGGGAATCTGGTGTCACTCACGGTGCCCTAAGCCCGTCGGTCGCCAGCTAAATAAACAACAATACCGTGGCATATTCTCTGTGCCCCGGTTTGCAGTCATCGGGCACCTGTGTTGTATGACTGCCATCTTCGAAGGATCAGGCCATAGCGTTTAACCTCAACGCCTACCTGCTTGACCCCGCAAACCTCCGAGAAGAGTTCAAGGCTTTCCAGTTGGATGAGCCCAAGAACCGTTTTCGGCAGGTGCTTCCCATCGAGTGTGCCGACGGGCTGACGCTCTCCGTACAGGCGAGCGTCACGCACTACTGCACGCCGCGGGATAGCGTCGGGCCATGGATCGCCGTCGAAATCGGCTTTCCCTCGCGACGGGTCGGAGAGTTCATGGAGTACGCCGAGAATCCTGACGACGCCACTGGTACGGTCTACGGATACGTGCCGGTCGAGGTCGTCGAAGCCGTGATTGAAAAACACGGTGGGATTGTCGAGCCGTGCCTCAGCGACTCCCCGTAGGTCTTGCGAACCTACACCGGGCTTGGAGCACACGAGCACGTGACTCACTGTGTGCACCCGTATGCAACCAGCGGTGATTGGTTGCGTTCTTTTGTTGTTTTAACGGAGGTATGTATGACCGATTGGAATCGCGGTTGGAGCCTTCGCTGCCAGACCCGCCGTGTGGCCAAGAGCCGCAAGTTCCTCAAGCGGCTGAACCACCGGCTGAACCGCCGGCTGGCCAAGAAGCTGGATACGGTGCACATCCGGCTCAACGGCTGGGATGTGATTTAGGCGAAAGCTTACTTCCGGGCTGGTGCTCTCAAGCACGTCACTCATCAGGGAGCAAACGGGTGCAACGTCCGTGTTTACGTTGCGTGTTTCTTTTTGGAGGTTTATATGACGATTACGAATTTGACGCCGCACGACATCAAGATCGTGCTCCCCGCTGGTGACGTTCGCGTCATTGCAAAGTCGGGGACGGTGGCTCGCGTCGCCACCACTCGGGCCGCCGGGCCCGAGGTCGACGGCATTCCCACGTCGATGACCTCCTTTGGCGAGGTCGAGGGGCTTCCGGCCCCGAAGCGGGGAACAGTTTATGTTGTGTCGGGGATGGTCGCCGCTCGTTGCAGCGACCGGGACGATGTGTTCGCCCCCGGGGAACTCGTCCGCGACGACGCTGGCAACGTCGTCGGCTGCCGTGGGTTGTCCCGCGGCTAGTCCCCAGCCGAAGCCCTTCGGGGCTTTTTTTTTAGCTATCAAAACCCCTGCCCGCCAATAGCTAAATAAACAGCAAAACCACGGCATATCTAATAAGCAGGGGAATACTATTCGCGACGTAGTGCCCTGCCCGGGGTTCGACAGGGCTGTTGAACTTTAACTCAATTGTGTCGCTGTGGAGTGATTCTATCATGCAGAACAACACCACCTTTACCCGTGAGCAGGCCGCCCAGTTCGATAGCCTGCTGGCCGAGACCGTCAAGGTCGTGGGCACCGGTCGCGGTCTCGCCGCGGTCCGGGAGTCGTTCGCCGAGTTTGTCGGCAATGACACGGGTGCTCTGGCGTGGTTCGACTGGGAGCACGGCGTGACCCGCCGCCGCTACCAGCACGCCACGCTGTCCAACGGCACGGTCATCGCGGAGCCCGTCTCCGGCTGACCAAAGCCGTCCGTGAAAGGAAAGCACTTGCCCAAGGTGCCGAGCAGGTTCGAATCCTGCACACGGACTTTCCCCGCCGACGTGTGTTCGGCTGGGTGTTGATGGTTTCGATACTTTTATGAAGAGGACAAAACCAATGACGACGTTTGCAATCCTGACCGCTGCCCTGATCATGTTCCTGCTGATGATTGCCTGCGACTTCGTGTTCGCCACGGTGCTCTACCGGATTGTCGACAAGGTGGCCCCGGAATCCTACTGGGCCTACCTCGCGACCCGGATCACCTGCGGAATCGCGGCCCCGCTGGTGGCCTTCGTGCTGGTGGCGTGCGGAACGGCTGCAGTGGTCCCTCCGCCGCAGACGTTCGAGTACGCGAACATCGACGTGAATCCAGAGGCGACGTTCTTCCAGCGGAACGCCGTCTACATCGCGATCGAGACGGGGCTGGCTGACGTGAAAGTCCGTCCGGGCGTTGTGTATTCCACTGCCACGTGGACGACCCGTGACGGCGAGCAGAAGACCTTTATTGGTCTGCCCGGTGCCGGTAAGTGGTACAGCCTCTGATGCTGTACCCGATAATGTTGGTTTAATGTTTCTTGGTTTCTGGCGAGGTTCTGCTTATCCCTCAGTTGGTCCCCGGACGTAATATCCGATGGACAGCCCGTAAGACGGCCAAAAAAGCAAGGTGGTCCCGAACCCTTGGGCGAAAGCCATAGGGTATTGCCCGTAAAGCTGCGTACGTCAACCGCAGTAAAGGGGAGTGAGTGAGAGGAGAAACAGGCTGTAGTGCCTGCCTAACTCAACAACTCGCCCCTTTTTTTAGCTATCGGCGTCCGGCTAAATAACCAACATAATCCGGGCATATCAAATAAGGGACCTGTAACCATTCACTCTAGGAGTCATATACATGACCGCCGAACAGTTTTTCCTGATCGTCATGCTGGTGTTCGTGATCGCCTTGGTCGTGCTCAAGTTCATTGCCAACAAAATGGAGCACAACCAGATTCTCAAGCAGAACGTCATCGACCTGAAGAAGCAGTATGACCTCGCCGAGGCCAGAATGGAACTTGCCTTGTCGTACGAGTGGACGCCTGAACTCGGGGAAGACTACTCGCCGGCCAGTCAAAAAAGGGCGGTTGACGACTACCGGTACTGGCAGCGTGTTTTCCGCCAGCACCGTGACGCCGCGTCCAAGGCCGGAATTCACATCCCCGGCATCTGCTGATTTTTTCACCCTCTGGAGCTACACGTCATGATTAAGAAAAACGATCGTGTTGTTGTTACGTTCGATGACGATGAAAAGATGCGGGGTACGGTTATTGATATTTATCCCGGGAGCCGCTGGGCCGCCCCATCTTATTTGGTCATGTTCAAACCGGAAAGCATCACAGGACCGACACTTACCCCACTCCCGAACGCCGGCTGGTATGACGCTCACCGGGTTCAACGGCTTTGTTCCGTTTGAATGTAACATCTGCTAGTTTCTCGCCGCCTACTTAACACCTAGGCGGCTTTTTTTAGCTATCAGAGCCCTTTACCCCCGGCACCTCATTTGCGAAGATATAAGGCACATTCAGCTTGGGAACCAAATCCGCTATGCCGTTTAAATCTGAGAAACAACGCCGCTTTCTCTGGGCCGAACACCCTGATATCGCCAAACGCTGGGCCCATAAATATCCCAAGTCCAATAAGGATTTGCCCATGTACGCCAGTGATAAAAACGATACAACCCAGCCCGCGGAGAAAACAGCCCAAATTAACATTTCGGGTTTAATTCGTCGATTTACGGACAGTGTTAACTTTACCGTGCCTTCTATTTTAGACCCCGATCCGGCCCAAAACGCGAAAACAGCCGACTCCAAACAGGAAAAAGTCGACATGCCGCAGAGTGAAAAGCCAGTGTATGCCGGAGAAGAGCGAGAAAAGGGGCTGATTTCCAGCAGCATAGATACGGGCAAGAATATCGACGAAGGTCAGGGCGAAAATGCCATAAACACGCTGCTACAGAAGCTTTCCGTGGTGTTATCTCCAGCGATTGAACAGACCATGGAGAACATGAATGCTGAACGGGAGGGCCGCGTTCCCGTCCGCGTGGGAAAAAACCAAGGTTTAAAACAGTACCCCGTCGCCACGCCGCAGATACCACTCCCAATGGGGATGCAGCAGGCTCAAGCCCCTGCCCAGCCAGCACAATCGCAGCAAAAACAACAATCCCAGCCAGCGAATCCGACACCCGTAGGTGCCGGCCAGTCCTCGGCGACCACGGACCCAATTAAATTTCATTCGGGGTTATCTATGAGCGGAATTATCAACGGCAATGCCAGCCTGTCGGCACCCAATACCGTGAACACCAAGATTTCGGCGGCGAAAACCACGGCCAAGAAGAAAAAGCCGCCGGCGAATACTGTGCATTTGCCGTTTGGTCCGCTGGCTGGCGGTATGTTGGCCGGCTCGCTCTTGTCGAAAGCTCTGCGGGCGGGCTACCGCAACTATACACAGGGCGACTACGACGACAGCGAGTATCCCGTGCAGGATTTTCAGCCGGATTATGACCGTTTAAATACGCATTTCAAGTCCAGCAGCAGCGGTGATCCCATTCAGGGTTGGCTCATGGGCATGGACCACGTTGAGCCCGATACTATGCTCGATATTCTGGCCGAAGAACGCGTGAAAAGTGCCGTGGTGAAATGGGCCAGCACGCCAGCATGGCAACGGGCTGCCGGCAAGAACGACGAGGGCGGCTTAAACGCCAAAGGCCGGGCGAGCTACAACCGCGAAACCGGCGGCAATCTCAAGGCTCCGGTGACCGAAAAGAACCCCACGGGCGAACGCGATAAACGCCAGAATTCGTTCTGCTCACGGATGTGCGGCATGAAGCGGGTGAACACGGGCAGCAAGACCAAGAAGGACCCCGACTCCCGGATTAACAAGGCGTTACGCAAGTGGAACTGCAAGTGCAGTGCCGCGGAAAGCTTCGGCAAAGAAGCTGCCAAGCGGGTGTTAAATCTCTCGCCAAGCTGGGGCGGCCAGAAGTGGCAACTCGGCGAATGGGGCCTCAATCCCCAAGTGGGATACAGATATTTAGGCGGCGTGGTTCCGACGCCTGATATCGCGTTACGCCTCGGCGGCCCGATCGGTGGCACGGCTATTGGTCTGGCCCCGTTCCCGTACATCGAGACTGACTGGGGCCGGCCCAGTGGCCGCCAAGCGAATAAAGAGACCCGCAGCCTGTACAAGTGGATCGGCGACGGGTTCAAGGACCGGCCCACGGCGGCGGCTCACGCGTTGGCCAGCGTGCCCGAAGAGGGCACCGCGGACGACTACGAGGCCGCCATGCGAAGCTCGGGCGTCGGCTATAGCTCCAAGGAACTCAAACGGCTCGCCGAACGGATGCACAAGATGGGCCCGCTGCGGCTGCCCACTGAATAAATAAATAACTGTCTTTTTCTCCAGCAAGGATCATTGTCATGTCGCACGCTGTCGCGTTTGGAAAGCTGGTCAAGCAGGCTATCAACGTTGAACGAGCGGGGCTGCCCAGCCGGGCGTTGGCCTCGACGGTCGGCCAAGCGGGCGGCGTGCTCTCGGGCCTGCCGCTCTTAACACTCAAGAGCCACGTGAACCCGACGGACTGGGAGGGTGCCACGGGCGGCTGGAACGAGGCGGAGATCAGCAAGAAGGACCGCCGGGCGATGGCTCTCCAGCAGCTTGCCCAAGACATGGAGCGGGCCAATCCGCAGGAACTGAAGAACCATACCGTGGTCTTGGGCGGCACGCGACTCACCCGGGATATTCCCCGGATCATGAGCAACCCCAGAACGAGCATTCTGGGCAAAGGCTTAGGCTTGGCGTCGTATCCGCTCACGGCGTTGACGATGAATTCCATGCGGGGCTCGCACTACAATCCGTTCAGCGACACGACGCATTTATATGGCAATTCGCCCGCCACGCTCACGCACGAACTCGGCCACGCCATCGACTTTAATTCCCGCCCGGTGCCCAAGGGCAAGGGCGTGACCGGCTGGCTCAAGCGGCAGGGTGGCGGCCTGACCCGGGACGCGTACATGCTCTCGCGGGCCCTGACGCCGATCATGCTGTATCAAGAAGCCGCCGCGAACTTTAACAGCGAGGATTCTCTGCGAAAGGCCTATCGCAATGACCCCAAGAAGCTCAATCAGATTCTCGATGAACGGCAGCGGGTACTTCCGGCGGGCATGGGCAGTTATCTGGGCAGTCTCGCTGGGCCCATGGGTCCGCTGGCTGGTCTGGCTGCTGGCAAGCTATATGGCCTTGCTGAATCCGCCGGGGCTGGTGGCAAGTACGTCTCCGAGCGAGCCCCCAAGAAGAAAAAGAAGCCCGCGGCCAAGGCCCGGCAGGACGACGACGAGTCTGCTGAAAAAGACGACGAGAAGGCTCCGGCCCGCACGGCTACAGCAGAGGAGTAACGTCGCCAATGCCCGCTCCCTTCCCTTCACCGACTGACTTCCGGGACACGCTTCGCCAGCAGTACCCCGACCTGCCCGACATCAATGAGCCGGGCTTCGCCGCCACGTACGACTACAACGCGGTGAAAGAAAAGCTCTGGAACTACGCCCCGCTCGCGACGGTGGGCGGCTTGGGGGCCGCGTTATGGTATTTAAACCAGCAGCGGCCCAGTGTGAAAGCCAAGGCGATAGCTAAGAAAAAGCGACTGGCTCCTGTCCCGGCCGAGAAGACCGCCGACCTGAAAGAGGTGCTGGAGAACATCCGCTGGCATCTGCCCAAGCTCCGTGTGCCCGATACCGTGGCCGGCGGTTTGGCCGGGGCTGGTGTCGGCGGCCTGTACGACCTCATCCGCGGCAAGGACAAGAAGGGCAAACGCCAGACGCTCAAGCGTGTGTTAACAGGTGCGTTGACCGGGGCGGGCTTGAGCAACATCGTGGGCGACCGGTTCCGCCGGTACATTGCCAACACGAAGATACCGATGGGCTATCGCCCCACGGCCACGAAGGAGATCACGCCGTCGCTCAAGCGTATCTGGAACGCGGCTATTCTTGACAAGCAGGACTTTGACGAAGACGCGATGAAGTACTGGGGCACGAACAAAGCCACGGGCGAGACCGACCCGCTCAAGCAGCTTCCGGCCCGCATGGAACTCGTGCGGCGGCAGTTTGGCCTGCCGGTCGACAAGGCGAATCCGTGGTGGCAGAAGAACCCCGAAGGCTACTACTCGCTCAACGAGAAAAGCCCCGAGTACGCCGACCGGCTCAAGACGCTGTTTAGCAGCAAGACGCACGTCGGGCTGAAACGCGATAGTCTTTCCTCGTCAGGGCCGGAGCAACTGCTCAAGGACCCCGAGACGGCTCTCAGGACGTTTAACAAATATCCCAGCTACCAGCCCAACGTGTACGACTTCTTCGGCGTCAACCAGTTGATGGGCGGCATGCAGGTGCCGTACGTGAAGACGCCCGACGGGAAGTATCAGGGCATGGTGCTCGACCGCTGGGACGTGACGCCGAGCAAGCTGGAGAGCGAGTACTTCAAGAAGAATCTGGGCAAGTTCCTGACCGACTCCAAGTGGCGTGAAGCTCCCTTGAGCGAGAGTCTGGGCTGGTACACCACGAAGGACACAGGCCACACGAACTCCAGCACGATGAAGACGATTGGCGGCCGGTGGGTGTGGGATAATATCCTGTCGGACGAGCTTCCGTGGGTGGGGCAAAAGTTCGAGGTGGCTCCGCGGCAGGACAACTACACATGGAAGGAAAACATGGGGGGCAATCGGGCTCCATTCGCCCTGCAGTTTTTAAAGGCAGACAACTCGCCCGCCACACCCGCCATGGGCTACGCCGCTCTTGATGCATGGGATAAAAACAAATGAGTACGCCACGCGAGTTCGGTGAAAAGATCGCCGAGTCCTTCTGGGACGGATATAAAACCCAGTTTGAGCACATGTATGGCGTCGATCCGCGGCTGCCCCATGACTACAAGGCTCTGCGGCAGTTGTTAATCGCGGCCACGGTCGGCGGCGGCTTGGGTTTCGGCCGGGGATTACTCTGGCCGGGCTATCATGAAAAGCTCGACGCCCACGGCAATGTGATCGCGAAAAAGAAGCGAAATCCGTGGATGGGGGCGTTACAAGGAGCGGCCATCGGGGCCGGCACGAGTGCGTTATCCAACTATGCAAGCCAAACGCTTTCGCAGTATAATCCTGAAATCGACAAAATTTTATCCGGCGTGAAACAGACTGCTCTGGGGTTTCTGCCGCTGTCCGTCACCAAGAAGTATGACGCTGTTGACGTCAACAAACCTCTTTTAGACCAGATCACCACAACCGCGTGAGTTAACTATGCCCAACGAAAAAAAAGCTGAGATTGTTCTGCCCGGATTAATCGGTGCCGGTATTGGTGCGATGTCGTCGCCCGCAGGCAGCCGTGGTGAGGGTGCCGTGCACGGTGCCGGCCGTGGGATCGGGCTCGGCGTTGGTGCTGGTGCCGGCGGACTGGCCGGTGCTCTGGCCGGTGGTGGCATCGGAGCCGGCATTTCTCAGCTTGTGCCCGACGAGTACCGCGGCGTGGCGATGGGTCTTCCGACACTGGCTGGGCTGGTGGGCGGTGCGGGCTTTGGCGGCTACGGCGGCTATCACGCTGGTGCCGGCATCGCCAAGGGCATCACGGGCAAGAAAGCTCCGTGGCAGCAGAAAGCTCCGGCTCCGCAGAAGAAAAAAGCTCCGAAGAGAGAAGACGACAGCGAAGGCGAGTCGTCCAAGGCGGCTCATGAAAAGCTCGCCGCGATTGTGAACAACACGTCGCTGTCGCTGAACGAGAAGGCAGAGCGGATTCAGGCCCTGAGCAAAGAGGCCATCTGGCCGTTTTCGTCTGGTCAGCCTGAGCCTGTGTTCGACGGTCGGCCGATGCATGTGCGTGAGGCTCGTCCCTCGGGGAATCCGGTGGCTCCTGAATTACAGCAGCGTGAGAAAGACACGACGCTTGCCGGCCGACTGGGTATCTCGGGCAATCTGACAAACGCGGCCGGTGGTGCTCTGGCCGGCGGTGCAGCCGGTGCCTTGCTCAGTCGCAAGAACCGATTTCGCAATGCGTTGCTCGGTGCGGCGGCAGGTGGTGCGGGCACGTACATCGGCTCGCATCTGGCCAACGGCGGCAATTTAAATTCGATGCTGGCCGGGATCGGTCTGGGCGGGCTCATGGGCGGCAAGACGGCGAGTGAAAAGCAGGCTATGCCGTCGCTGCAGGACCTCGGCAGCTACGCCAAGAATTTAACCAGCAATATTCCGGCCGGCGTCCTGCAGGGTGCTGGCATGGGTGGCTTGGGCGGTGGCTTGGCCGGCGGCTTAGCCGGCCTTGTCGCTCCGGGCGAAGAAGACGTCTATGACGACGAGGGCAATCTCGTGGGCCGCAAGCAACGCAGCCGATTTGGTGCGGCTCTGCGTGGCCTGATCGGCGGCGGCGTGATGGGTGCTGGTGCTGGCGGACTGGCTGGCCACTTTGCCCCTGATGCCGTGAACAGTGCCTACGGTGCGGCGACGGGCTTTGGCAGCGATCTGGCGAAGCGACTGGGCTTCGGACCCAAGGCACCGACGAGCACCGCCAACCCGAAGTCGCCGCAGGAAGTCGCTCTGGCCACAGAACAGGGCCGCGGCGGAAACTATGCCAAGTCGTACCGCGGTTCTGACAAAGATTATTTCAGCCCGAGCCTGCAGAAGGGCGAGGCCAAGCGGTTCCGTGACGCCCAGACTGCGAGTGCTCCGGGCACGATGGGAGCAAGTATTGCCAGCGGGAACACCGGCGGGCAGGTCTCGAATCCGCTCTACAAGGGCCCGAACATGGCGAACATGCAGGCTCCTAAATCGCCGACGTATACGCCGACGGATACCGCTGGCGTAGCCGCGTTAAGAGCCCGTGCTGCTGCCAACGAGCAGGCCAAGTTTGACCGCCAGAACGAGTCGCTGATGGGCCCGTCGGCGTATGCCAAGTCGAAGGCTCAGGCCGCGGCCAAGGCCCAGCAGGCCAGCATGGACCAGCAGGCTGGAATTGAAAACGTCTCGCCCGAAGTCTTGGCGATGAAGCAGAAGAATCCCGCCGAGTTCGCCCGCATGCTGCAACAGGTTCGAGACAAGCAGGTCGAAGAGAATATCAGAACAGCACCGAGTCGTGGCTTTGACGCCTCCGGCATTGACATGAGCAACATGCAACTGCCCGGCTCACCGACGCTGGGCCGCTAATACTACTTTTAAAACAGGAACCCCGACATGAGCGTAAACATTGAACTGCTGACCAAGGCCGCGAAAGTATACGACTGCAGCGAGCCGGTCGAGGGCATGAAGCCTAAGATGCAGTATGAAGAGCACAAGAAGATGACCCCCGACGAGTTCAGCCGCGAGCACACGAGCGGTGAAACGAAGGCCGCCGAGCAAAGTTTAAGCCAAGCCATTTCGCAGGCGGTCGCTCCGCTGGCGGGAGCGAGTTTAGGCGGCATGGGCGGTGGCCTCGCCGGCGTGATCGGCGGCGGTTTGCACGGGGCGTATGATCCGGGTGCCGTGGGTGAAATCGACGAGGAGGGCGGCGTGCGGCTCAGGCGTCGCAGCCGACTGATGGGGGCTCTGCGTGGTGCAGCGGCTGGCGGTGCCGGCGGCCTCGCGGCAGGCACGGTGCTCGGCGGCATGGCCGGCAAAGCCTACGGCGACCACACGTACGGCTCCGAAGAACCCAAGATCGCCAGTGCGTTCGCGTTCGGTACGACGTTAGCCCACAGCCTGCGACGAAAATAAAACACTGCGTCTTTCCCGCTACCGCAGGACCATTAGAGCCCAGCCCGAACTTCTCCTCGGGCTGGGTTTTTTCGTATGACACCACCCCGGCCATTTATCATTGAGATCGGCACCTGTGACTTCGATACACAGGCGGGCGTCGTCGACGGTTTGTTCATCGAGCCCGTGAAAGAATACTTCGACAGGCTTCCGGCCACGTGTCGGAAAGAGAACGTCGCGGTGAGCAACTATACGGGCCAGATCGACCTGTATCGCGTCCCGTCAGACGTCATCGAGCAGCGGGGGCTGAACAACTGGCTGCGGGGCTGTAACTCCGTGGGCAAGCCGCATCCGACCGTCGAGGCGGGCGTCAGGCAGGGCGTGATTCCACCGGAGTGCGTGGTCAAGACCACGGTGCCCGTCGTCAGGATCAAGGACCTCGTCGCCAAATACAACATTACCCACATCGACTTTTTGAAGATCGACACGGAGGGCCATGACGCGATTATTCTCAACGACTTCTTCGACACGCTCTCGCTCCGGCCCGTGTCTATCTTCTTTGAGCACAACGGGTTAGTGCCCGCACAGGAGAGTCAGGCCCTGATTGCCCGCCTGACCGGACTGGGCTATCTGGTCCACGTCGCCTCCGGGCATTGTCAGGCGTTCTGGCCCGGCGGCGGGTGACTATTTGGCGAAGTGTTAACTTCTGTGGTAAGTTAATTCCTCTGGCGGCTGTGGGTCTTTGGGTCTGCGGGGGGAACAGCCATGAAAACTTTTCTCGCGGGCCTGCTTGTGGCCCTCTTTTCTTCGGCACTATTTGCCGACGAATTACTCATTTTTCACATGCCGGGGTGCCGGCCCTGTGCCAAGTTTGAGCAGATGCTCAAAGAGAACCCTGAGTTAACTCAGGGTTTTGTTGTTTCGCGGATCGACATCATCGAGTCCCCCGAAACCGCCGAGATTTTCGCTGTGTCCACCGTGCCGACCGTGGTGCGTTTAGACGACAAAACCCGTGAGGTGGCCCGTCGTGCCGGCCTCATGAACAAGAAGGAATTCCAAACATGGCTGCGTGACCGCAACTAACTCATTTCACTGCCGCATCTGCCGGTAGCAAGGAGGCCGATCATGAAACTCTTTACATCACTCCTGTTTTTTTTAGCTATTGGTGCTGAGGCGGTACAGGCCGGCACGCGAGACCCGAATACCCCCGACAGCAAGTACGTCGAGTTCGGCCAGCAGTTTCCGGGCGTGGTGAAAATCATCGCCAAGATCAAGTGCACGAACCCCGACTGCCCGAAGAAAGAACACGAGCAGCACGGCTCGGCGGTGATTATCCGGCCCAACTGGATTCTCACCGCGGCCCATGTCGTCGAGGGCACGTACGGCCAAAAGATTCTCAAGGACGACGGCACGGAATATCCGCTCAGCACCGTCATCATTCATCGCGAGTATGTGTCAGAAAAAGTCGGCTGGCACGACCTTGCTCTAGGCTACAGCGGCACGGACTTCAAGCTCGATTTTTACACGCCGCTCTACGACCAGCAGGACGAGATGGGAAAGGCGATCACGATTGCCGGCTACGGGATTCAGGGCACGTTTTCCAGCGGAGCGAACGCCGAGACATCGGACCAACGCAAGCGTGCCGGGCACAACGTGATCGACGGTCGTGCGGACGCGGTTCTCTTCTGCTCGCCCACGGCCGGCAAAGGTCGGATGCCGCTGGAGTTTGTGATTACGCCGGGGGATTCAGGCGGCGGCATGTTTATTGGCGACAAGCTCGCTGGGATTAATTCGTTTTTACTCGCCGCCGACAAGAAGACCGACGGCACCTATGGCGACGAGGCCGCGTTTACCCGTGTGAGCATGTATCACGACTGGGTGCACCGGCAGATCGAGAACTATGAACTGGCTCTCAAGGCCCAGAGCACGACCGGCTCCGAGATCGCCTTGGCCGACGCCGAGGTGCAGCCATGAGGTACGAGCAGCAGGACATCGCCCTCTTAGCCGCGGAGCTTCGCCGGTTCTCCGAGGCTGTGATCGGCGGACCGCATGACAGGGCCGCGGAGGTCTTACTGGAGCTTTACGACGAACTGGACGGTCAGCGGAAGCTCGCCAGCGAATACCAGCAGATGTACCTGCTCAAGTCTCGCGAAAATGATAAATTTCGCCGCAAGCTCAATCTTCAGAGTCTACCCCTGCTTCGCAACACCGTTGACGCCGACACCGACCAGCTTGCCGCCCTGCACAACACCGCCCGGGAGAAAGCCAGTTGGGCGTGGAATCTGCCGCCGTTACAGGTCGATGAAAAATTAACAAACTACGCTCAAGAGCACGCCAATTGGATGGCGGAAAATCGCCGCATGGTGCACTCGTCGATGCGAAAGCTCATGCAACTAGGGTTCTCTCGGGCCGGCGAGAACATCGCATGGGGCCAAGAGACGCCCGAGAGTGTCATGAAAAGTTGGCTCTGGTCGCCGGGGCATCGGCGTAATATCATGAGCACTGGTTTTAACAAGATCGGCTGCGGAGCACGGAAAGACTCCCGCGGCCGGCTGTACTGGTGCGTCTGTTTCGGGAAATCCTAACTACACACAAACTGGCATATACACGCAGCAAGTGTAGAGTGCTTTTTGTGTGTACATTCGCAAGGAAACGAGCATGGAAGACGCGGTGTTAACGAATCGGCAACGAAGCCAGATTGCAAAACGCGGGCTGTTTTGGTGCAGCCGCTGCGACTGCAACAAAGTCGGCCAATGGGGCAAGTGCTCCGTATGCGGCTTTCGCGAATGCCCGAAAAAGAAAATCAAACGGAGTTGATGTTTATGGAAAGTCTGGCGATCATGGTGTTTGTGATCTGGTGCCTGCTGTTTCTCTGCGGGCCCATGTCGCTCTGGTTTCATCACGCCAAGCTGCCCATTCTGGCGGCGATCACCGCACTGGCCGCGATCTGGCTGGGGATTTTCTGGTTCGCCCACGTGTATACATGGGCGAGATATCTGGGCTTGGTCTCGGCGGGCTGTGGGCTCTACGTCGTGTGGCGAACAGCCCACAGAATCTAGGAGGATCGCATGCAGGATTTCAGTTGGCTGACGGCGTTCATGGTTTTTGTCGTCTATGTCCTGTTTGACATTCTCTACGCCCTGTACGTCCTCTGCGTGAGCCAGAAACGGGCTCTGGCGGCCAGTTTTACCGGCTCGATTCTGTACAGTCTCGGGGCCGTGGGCGTCATGAGTTACACGCATAATGTCCTGTATATCGTCCCCTTGAGTCTGGGGGCGTTCGTGGGCACCTATATCGCTGTGGTGTATCTCAGCGACTGGCAGTAAAGACCGCAGTTGGGCCGGCCGGAAAAACCGTGTAAAATGGCGAGACTATGGCTAAAAAAGCTCCCGACGCTATTGCTGTTTTTATTTACGCCGTGACGGCTCTGGCGGCAGGGCTGGCGGTGGCACTGGTGTATTTCATCCGGCAGTGACGCTATGCCCGACGACCTTGCTGCGAAATTCACGCCGGACTACACGCCCGAACAGATGGAAAGTCTGGGCGTGTACGACTCGTTGTACCGCGGCCAAGGTCCGCGTTTAGCCAGTCTGGGGGAGTGGAAGCCCGAATGGATCAGCCAGCATGACCCGAAGGGCTGGGCCCAGTGGTACAAACGTTACGCATCGGGCCGCAGGATTCCCGACGAGGACGAGCGGCAGATGAAACGCTGGCTGAGCTTCAAGGCTCGCCATGGCGGCCCGTTTGTGAAAAACCCCACAGCCAGACGCGGCTGGGCGTTACGCAACTGGGGCATCGACCCTGCGAATTTGGTCCCTAGCGAGTCGCGAAATGGTGTCGTAGACATGCTGGAAGCCTATAAAAACAAGGCGATTCAGCAGCATCTGGCCGACCGGCAGAAACAGGCGGAATTAAGCCCTGACGTCCAGCTACAAGACCACCAGCAGCGTATTGCCGACAAAATCACGGGCGAGAATCCCCGATTACTCGTCTATCACGGCTTGGGCTCGGGGAAATCTCTGTCGTCTATAGCCGCGGCGGAAGCGGCCCGGAAACTCCATGGCGGGAGCTATGCGGCCGTGGTGCCGGCGAGTCTGCGGGGGAACTTCGAGAAAGAGATCAAGAAGTTCACCCGCAACTCCAATCCCGAGGTCATGAGCTACACAGGACTCGGCATGGGCAAGCCGTTCAAGTCCCAGCCCGACACGCTGATCATGGACGAGGCGGCGAGGCTTAGAAATCCCAACTCGGCGATGACCCAAGCGGCCATGCAGGCGGCCCGCAATGCCAAACGCGTAATGCTCTTAACCGGCACGCCGATCACGAATTCGCCCACAGACTTGGCCCCGTTGGTCTCGATGCTGCAGGGCAAGAGCATCGACCCCGAGAGCTTTGCCGAACGCTATGTGGGCTACAAGAAGGTGAAGCCCGGCTGGATGGGCTGGCTGCGAGGCGTGAAGCCCGGCGTGCGGCCGTTTATTAAGAACGAGGCAGAACTGCGGGAACTGCTCAAGGGCAAAGTCGATTATCAGCCCAGCAAGACTCCCGAGGGCGTGAACGTCAACGAAGAGATCATCCGTACGCCGCTCACGCCCGAACAAGAGAAGATTCACAAGGCGATCCGCACGAAGATTCCGCCGGGCTTTCTCTGGAAACTGGACCGCGAGTTCCCGCTCTCGAAGGACGAGCTTAGTCGTTTAAACAGCTTTTTGAACGGCATGCGGCAGGCTGGGCTGTCGACGCAGACGTTCCGGGCCGACAAGAACCCGCTCAAGGCCTTCGAGCAGTCGGGCAAGCTGCAGACGGCGTACACCAACCTCAAGAAAGTGCTCGACGAAGACCCTCGCAAGAAGGCGATTATCTATTCCAACTTCGTCGACTCCGGCATCAACCCGTATGCTGCGGCACTGGAGAAGAACCAGATTCCTTATGGGATTTTTCACGGCAGCATTCCCACAAAGCAACGCCAGCAGGCCCTGAAAGACTATAACGAGGGCAAGCTCCGGGCGTTGCTCTTAGGCCCGGCCGCCGCGGAGGGCATCTCGACCAAGGGCACGAGTTTGATCCAGCTTCTGGACCCCCACTGGAACGAGGCTCGGCTCCAGCAGGCCCGCGGTCGTGGCCTGCGGTTCGACAGTCATGCCGGCCTGCCCGAGGAACTCAAGAACGTCGCCGTGCAAAGATATTTAAACGCTTCTGAAGAGCCGGGCGTGCTCGGCCGGAAACTCTTCGGCAAACAGCGGCACCGCACGGCTGATGAGGTGCTCGAACGCCTCACGGCCGAGAAAGAACAGTTGAACGAATCCTTTCGCAATCTGCTCCGCGACATCGGCTCGGAAAACCGGGAACAACCCGCCTGACCAATGCCTGTCAAGCGAGCCGGCGTGAAATCCGGGTGGAAACCGGGTCGAGGCTGTTGGTTGGGCGTGAAATCCGGGTGGAAACCGGGTTTTGCTCGTGAATTTTGGGGTGTCCGCCGCTGTTGGTTGGGTGCCCGTGGGCCGCCCTGTGCAGCTTTGAAAGCGGCTTGAAAGCGGCGGCAGATGCAGTGGCACGGCTTTCGCTCAGAAGCGTTCGCCAGTTCTTTCAGGGCCTGATACAATCGGTGACTGGTCGGCAGGATGCTGGCCTGCTTCATGTCACGGAGGACGGCCATGGCGACCCGCTTTCGACAGTACCAGTCTCTCCTCAAGATGCTGAAAACGGAGTGCCCCGCGGCATTTCCGGTCAGCGTGCGGCGGGTTAAGCTGACAAAACTCGACGGCCGCTGTTGGAAGCAGGGTAAGAAGTTCCACATCCAGATCGACAAGAGTCTGGATGAAAGCCGTTCGATGGACGTGTTGATCCACGAGTGGGCCCATGCCCGGGCGTGGAACCACCGCCTCGACAACGCCATCGACGACGAGGCGTTTAATAAACTGGCCCATGACGCCGCGTGGGGCGTGGCCTATGCGGAGATTTACGCCGCATATGAAGCCCGGTTCACCCACGCCCACATGTGAAACCGCTGTCCCGGGAGACGTTACTCCAGCACGGGCGATGCTGCGGCAACGGATGTGTAAACTGCCCTTATTTACCGCGGCACGTTCGGGGCAGTACGGAGTTTGCTACAATAATGTCCACAGCAACGCAATGCCATATCTGTCGCGGTGAGTTAATGGATATTCGAGGCAAGCTGGTGTGCACCCGCTGCGGCACGATTAACGAAACCTGCTGCGAGGGCGGGCGGTGTCACAAAACGGAACTCTCAGTTACCAATCGTTCACTTAAATACACTGACTCGGACACAGAAGCTTTTTAAGTAAAGGACTCAACCATGCCGTCTGCGTTTCAATTTGGAAATCAACTTGCGGCTGTCACGCCACGGAGCGGCAGCATGATGAAAACGCTCGCCACGCCGGCGACGCCTCCTAAGCTGCCGCGACCCACGCCGACTCCCGCCCCAGCCCCAGCACCGGCCCCTGCCCCTGCGGCGTCGACCTCGCCGTCGCTGTTCCAGCGGGCGATGGGCATGCTTCCGGGTTCGTCGGCGATGGCGAATCAAACGGGTGCCGGTCCTGTGTCCGCTCCGCTCTCGGCGACCTCGACTGCGTTTAACAATGCTACGGGCCAGCAGGACCCGCCGCACATCATCACGACGGACAACGGCCGGAAGTTCAACACGCAGACCAAGACATTTTTAGACGGTCAACCGGGCGGCTTCGCTCGTTAAAGGAATCTCGCATGCAACACTTTCGCAATCTCAAGAACCCCAAGAATCTTCCCATTGACCTGACCGGCGTGCGGCAGATCGAGTGGGAAACGAAAGCCGCCAGCCGCGATGTCACGCCGACCGTGCGAGCCCCGCATGATGGCAAGACGTATCGTGATGTGCACGGTGACCCGGCGAATAAACACAACAAGAAGGCCTGACGATGACGACGGCCCAGCTTATTCGCGGCGTGATGCACAAGTACGCCGCAATCGGTGCGTCCCAGCCTAGTTTAACGACGTCGAACGCGTCGGGCGGTATCAGTGCGTCCACTACCACGGCGTCACCGACACAGTCGCTCGGGGCTGGTCCGTCGCCATCACTGGCGAAGCCGCCGGCACCACTCGCGAAGCCGCTGTTCCCGGCGACGTTTCAACAGCGGAAAGACTTCGGCCGGGCGGGCATGGACAGCCTGATGGGAGCAACGCCACCCGTCGCCCCGCCACCGCCTGCTCCTGCTCCCCCGCAAGCTCCGATAAACCCCACGACGCCTATGGTGTCGACGCCGGGCCCAGCATCGTTAGCCCAGCCAGCACAGCCGGTGGCCCCTCCTGCTCCGACTGAACCGCAGATGGCCGGCAACACCCAGCCGCAGCCGATCGTGTCGAACATGCAGGGCACGATGACGGATACACAGGGCAAGCCGGTGGAGACATCAGGCCCGGCTCCTGAAGTGACGCCTGTCGCGTTTTCAGAGATCGAAAGCAAGCTGAATGACAGTAATATCCCGGAGGCGGAACGGAAACAGTTCGCCGAGAAGTTCGTCACCGACCATCTGCAGCAGAACCCCGAGTTAGTGCAGGGATTCCGAGACGCCCAAGCGGGCAAGAACACGCCGCAGGCACAGGCATATCAGGCCAAGTTTAAAGCAGCCATAGACGCCCACATCCAGCAGCAGGTGCAGGCTGATCCCGAGAAAGCCTCGACGCCACAGGGCTACGGCGAGATGGTGAACAACGCGATGAGCACGTTTCAAAACATGCCGCTCCCGCTGCAGGCGATGGTCGGCATCGGTCTGCCAATGGGCTTAATCGGCATTATGTCGTCATTGTTCGGCGGCGGCGGCATGGGCATGGGCATTATGGGGGCTCTGGGCTTGGGTGCCGGTGTGTTGGGCGGAGCCGCGGGCGGCATGTTCGGCCAAGGGGCTCAGAACATGACCGCGGATGCCGCGTACAACATGGGCTCGTTTCTGGGCATGATTCCTGAGGGCAAGCAAGACCTCTCAATGCTCACCGCCGACGACCCGATTGCTGCGATTAAAGCCAAAGGTAGCGGCGGTTTTTCGCCCGCGGCAATAAAAGAGCAATTGGCCAAAGCCGAGCAGCAGAAGCAGCAACTGGCCACGCTGATGCGTTTGCCCGAGGGCATGCGGCCGCGAATGCTGCAAAATCTTTCAGACACCAACATGACGGACGAGCAGGCGGTTCGTGCCGCTCAAAACGCCGCCATGCTGCACGGGCACTTGAACGACCCGAAGAGCGAACTTTCTCAGATGCAGCAGCAGGGGCAACGGTATGTAGACGACCCGGTTTCCACGTTCGCCACTGAAATCCTTCCGCAAAAAGCGTACAACGCGGCTCAGTCCGCGGCTCAGGGAGCATATGACTACACAATCGGCAACTCAAGAATGCCGTGGAATTGGGGTAATAACCAGCAGCAGCAGATCGCACAAGCCCAGCCGGGCACAGTAAAAGGTAGCTCAGACATGAACATCAATAAACTCGTTGAGAAGTGGGCGTTCAACGACATGGACGCCAAGGAACTTAGCGACCTGAAAGCTGAAAAAGCCAAGGGGGCACCGTACCGCGTGGACTCAGCCCGCCGGGAGCACGAACTGAATCTACGGAATCAAGCCAAGCCCGCGGCGAAGAAGACCATCGTCGTCATGTGCATGAAGAGTGCCCGCTGCTGGGCCGGGTATGAACCAGTCCCGGGTAAGAAGCCGTACAGCAACGACTCGTGCCGGCCTGTGGGCAGTGGCAAGAAGAAGACAGACAAGAAGAAGAAGTCAGACAAGTGAACAAGCTGCCCGACGGGATGCGTGCCCTGCTTGGCCGCCTGTTCGTGCGGGTTGTCAAGCTGTTTAAACTGGCCGAGCTTCCGACGATCACCGAGTTGACCACCGACACGACCGCCGAGGTGGCCAAGACGATTCAGGCGTACATGGACACCCTTGATGCGGAGGGGAATCGCTCCGGCTGGCGTGCTGGCAAGAAAGCCCTCGACGCCGCCCGCAAACCCGGCGAGATACTCTTCACGACGCCCAATTGGCTCTTGGTCACGCTGGTCATGGGCCTGCCCGGAGCACCGGCCACGGCCAGCGAGGTGCATGCTCTGCTCAACCGATTAAAGCAGCAGTATTTGGAGACCGGCAAGCCCGACTACTTGTTCAACCAAGCCGTGGCCGAGGCGACCCGGCAGTTACGCGAGATCGACACGGGCGACGCATGGTTCGCCGGAATTCTCCAGAAGATGTTCGAGGCCCGGCACGACCCGTCGCTCGGCTGGCGGGCTCGGGAGTTGGCGGTACTCACGGCGTTTAAGCAAAGGCCGGAATATGTGAAGTTTCTGACGGTGGATGACGACGGTTCGCTGCATCTCCCGCTCGGCAAGTCGTACGAGGAGTTCGCCGCCAGCATGCTCACCAACGCCTACGGGGTTTATCCGTTTTAATCGACGGGCGGTAAAACCCGTTTACTTCTTTTGGCCGGGCGGGTATAACGCCGGCATGCGAATCCTCTATTTTCTAGAGAACAACTGGGTGTTCGGGAAAATATGCAATGAACTGATCAAGTTCTTGCATCCCGAAGTCGACGGTGACGTGCTGTGCTGGACGCGGCTGTACCTCGCCGAAGAAGCAGCCATGCTCCGCGACAAGTACGACCTGTATTACTCGACGCCGGTGGGCTGTTTCTTTCTGCACGATATTTACGGCTGGCCGCTGGAGAAGTGCTTCGCCCACGCCCACAGCGAGTTCGATCTCGAAGACGCTCTCCGCCGGTTTCCGCCGGAGTATTTTGACAAATTAGCCGGCTTTGCCGCGGTCTCGTCGGCGATTCAGGACGCCGCAGAACGAGTTGGCGTACCGCGTGCCCCGACGATCCTGCCGGTGGGCGTGACAACAGCCAACTACATCCGGCCCAGAAGCCAGTCAGTTACGCGGCTGGGCTACTTTGCCCGCATGCACCGCAGCGACGACGGCAAGCCTGACCTGAAACGTGGCTATCTGGCCCAACGGGTAGCCGAGCAGGCAGGACTGGAGTTTTACAACCGCGAGAACTTTCATTTTCTCGCCGCCGACCGGCTGTATCGCAATGTGGACGTGGTGATCTTCTGCTCGACCACCGAGGGCAACCCGTATACGGCTATCGAGGCGGCGGCGTCGGGTGTGCCGACCTTGGGTACGCCGGTGGGGCTGTTTCCTGTGATTGCCGGTGCTGGTGGCGGGATCGTGCTGCCGCTGGAGGAAGAGGCGTTTGTCGCCGAAGCCGTCACGTGGCTGCAGCGTTTACGGTCCGAGCCGGAACTCTATCAGTCCATGTCGGACGCGGCGGTGAAGCTCAGTCGGTTCTTTGACTGGTCCATCGTGGCCCCGTTGTGGCGGGACAGCTTTAATTTAGCTATCAAAGCCCGGGTCTAATTCCCATTGACGGTGGTTAGCCCCTGCCGTACAAATACGCACTGCCCGCAATTCTCATGGAGGAGAAAGATAATGTCGCATACAGGCGAAACCGGTCCGATTGGCCCGACGGGTAGTTCGAGTTGCTGCCGCGGTGGTCAGGGCTCCCCGGTCGAGATGGTGTTTACACCTGTTGACCCGGTGATCACGCTGCCGCAGTTTCTGCAGTTGATGAACGACGACCTGCAGAACGAGTGGACGCACCTCCAGTTTTATCTCTATCACGCTAGCCATATCACGGGTTTGCACGCGGAAGAGTACAAAGAGTTCTTTACGAATGCCGCCAAGAGTGAACTGGAGCACGTGCAGCAGTTCTTGGACCGGCTTCTGGGCCTGAACTTTGCCCTTCCCAACCAGTCGGGCAAGTCGTTTCCGGTATTCACCAAGGTCGAAGACGCCCTCTGGCACGCAGTTCAGCTAGAGGAAGAAGTTGTTAAGAACTACGCGTGCCGGCTGACGCAACTGGAGCGGCTGTCGTCCGCCCATCCGACAGTGGCTCCGTACCTCACGCTGTTCTTTGAAGACCAGCTTCAGGACAGCTACGAGGACGCCGAGAAGATGCGGCGGATTCTGGCTGACACGCTGGCCCTGCAGTACCGCAGTGCCCATGCCGCTGCTGGCGACAGTTGGGGGCGGTAACGTGTATGTTGTTAGCCCCTTTTTTCTGTTCGCGGCGTTTTACGCGTTGTTCTGGGCGGTAGTCGTTTTCTGGGTACTGCACGTGCTGTGCTCGACGATCACGGATCGCATAGATCAGCGATGCAATAGAAACACACGAGCGGTGAAACAAAAGAATGCCCGGTAGCTCAACTGGCAGAGCACGGCACTGTTAATGCTGGGGTTGTAGGTTCGAGTCCTACCCGGGCAGTTGAGGGAGTAAAAACACCGCGATTTCATTCACGGGACTGCGGCGTCTGTAGGAAATATCGTCCATTTTTCCTACAGACTGGTACGCCTTCCGGCTTCCGGGCGGCATCGAAAAGGACAGCGGTTAAAGAAGTAGAAACGCACATGGCATTCTGGGACAAGTGGACGAAGAAGAAGGTCAAGACGCTGTCCAAGCAGTGCCACGACCAAGCGAGATACATTCGGCAGTTAGAGAAGAAGCTCAAGAAGAAAAAGAAGTAAGGAGGCTGATTATGGCTGACGATCGTTTTGGGCTAGAGACGGCGATTATGAACGCGTGGAACACCGCTGACGATATCGGGCTGTTGGCCGACGCCGTCATGGAGGGCGAACTGGACACGGATGAGTTGACCAATGCTCTGCTGGGGCTGCAGCAACTTCATCAGATTCGCAGTAAGAAGGCTTTTGATATTTTTGAGGCCATGATCGAGGACGGCCAGATTACATGACGCCGTATCGGGCGACGACGATTGCCATCGACTTCGACCGCACGTTCACCAGCGACGTCGAATTCTGGCGGTTTTTTATCAAGCACGCGGTGAAGCGGGGGCACAAGGTTCTCTGTGTCACGGGCCGAACCGAGAGTGCCTATAGCCGGCTGGAAATGGCCGCCGTGTTTGGCGAAAGCACGTTCAAGCTTCTGTCCGACGTCGTGTTCTGCAATCACTCGCCAAAGCGAGACCGGACGCTGGCTCTGGGCTACACGATCGACATCTGGATCGACGACATGCCCGAGGGAATTGGAGCCGCCGACAAAAGCGTCTTTAAACGCCTTGAAGATATGTTCCCGGTGTGCGAAACTCTCCCCGTCTTCGGCAAAGGAGCCGTCGACCCACTGAAGGTATGGATGCCATGAAAAAGAAGATTGTGAATAACAAGAAGCCCGTGAAAAGTATTAAAAAGCCGGCCAAGCCCAAGACACCGTCGCTGCACGCCCGGATCAGCGAACTTGAAGACCAGCTTCTGGTGCTGGTCGCCCGGCTCGACATGGCCGAGGCCGCGATTCAGGTCGTGAAGGACGCCCACGAGAAACAGCCGCCGCAAAAGAATATTCAAAACCCGTGGACCCCAGCCCCGTCGCCATTTCCGGCGTGGCCGAAGCAGCCGCCGCACATGTGGAACTGGTGCGTCAAGGAAGAGTACGACACGCACAAGAACAGCAAGAATAAGGCGACGGCGTGATGACGCTCCCGTACGAACGCTCCCGAGCGGTGATGGCCACGGCCAAGTTTTTAATCAAGCTGGCCAGCCCGTCCGGGAGTGGTTTTAAGAAGATTCCGGCCGCCGTCAGAGCCGAAGCCCGCCGGCTGTTAAAGCACTATCCGCAATTGTGGGACCTGCACGAAGCGGCCCAGCACGCCCCGAGTATTTTTGACGTGCGGGCCGGTTTTGACGTAATGGACGAGTATAAAGGGGACGCTGCTGTATAATCAGGCGACTATGGCAGCGTATGTAACACTCGGCTTTCTGGGCGGTTTCCTGCTGGGCTATTTCTTTGCCCGCATGGACTTTCTCTATACCGTGCTCCGCAAAATCCACGGCATCGACGGCGGCCCAAGTTTAATCATGGAGAGCCGCGTCCAATCGCCGACCAGCTTCTTTGAACAGGAAAAGAAAGCCGCAAAAGTTTCCGCCACAAAGGAAAAACTCGGCAAAATTGATATTGATACGCGTACAGTCGTAACTAAAATCGACACCGACACGATCCAGAAGGGCTCGGACGTTGAACTGGGCCGGACCACGGCTCAGGAAGACACGATCAACGCGTCGGTGTCGAAACTAGCACAACTGAAAGGAAAGTAATCATGGCAAAAGGACTCGACGTCGGAACCTCGTATATCGTGCTGGCCAGTGACACCGAAGGCCCCGTCAGCTTTACCAGCGACGACAAGACGGAATACACGACTTACAAAGAATTCCGCGACGCGTTCTACTGTATCAAGCCCACGACTCCGGTGGCGACGAAGATGATTGAGAAGGGACTGCAGGGCAAAGTCTTCGTCAAAGATACCGACGGCACGTTCATCATTCTGGGCCAAGACGCCATCGAGAAAGCTATCGAGCGGAACGAGTCGGCCAAGCGGCCCATGTACCGCGGCGTCGTGAGTTCGAAAGAGAAAGAAGCCAAGCGTGTCTTGGCGTACATCCTCAAGCAGGTTTGCGGCAAGGCAGTCGAGCAGGACGAGAAGCTGGTGTTCTGCGTGCCCGCCCAGCCTGTCGACCAAGAGGACGACGAGTTCGACGTCGGCTACCACGAAGACGTCGTCAAGACCGTGCTGGCCTCGTGCGGCTACAACGCCCGGGCGATCAACGAGGCCGAGGCCCTGTGCTACTCGGAACTGGAGGGTGACGAATACACCGGCGTGGCGTTGTCGTGCGGAGCGGGCATGGTGAACTGCTGCGTCATGCTCAACGGCGAGCCGACCGTCATGTTTTCGACGACAAAATCGGGCGACTGGATTGACCGCATGAGTGCCATTGCCGTGGGCGAGCCGGACAGCGTTGTGCAGGCCGAGAAAGAGAACGGTGAGTTCACGATCGGCCAGCCGAACGATAATGTTGTCTTAGCCGCGGTGAGTTCCTACTACGAACGGCTCATCGACTACACCACCAAGAATCTGGCCGCGGCGATGAAGGGGCACAAGCTCCTGCCCAAGTTCAAGAACCCGCTGCCGGTCGTGATCGCCGGCGGCACGAGTCAGGCCAAAGGCTTCGTCGACTTGTTTGCCAAGAAGCTCGAAGAGAACGAGTTTCCGCTGCCGGTCAAAGAAGTGCGGCACGCCAACGATCCGCTGCATGCCGTCGCCCGCGGGTGTCTGATCGCGGCGAAAGTGCTCTGATCCGCGGACTCTCGCCGAAGCATGGACACGCCCATCGTGGTTCGCTACGATGGGCGGTCCTCTATCTATTTGACGGCTCGCACTCTGCAGCCCAGCGACAAGGATGTCATCATGAATCGACAAAAGTTTAGCGGCATTATCATTTCACATCTGGGCAACATTCGGGGTCGGCAGCCGGAGAAAGAGAACACGCTGCCGCATATTCAACAGGCGTTAAAAGAAGGCTGGCACGTGTGCGTCGACGTGTGCTTTCGCAACGGCGGCTTCATCCTGCCGAACGAGTCCGGCTTTCATGTGGCCCCGCCGGCATTGTTATCAAAGCACCGGGTGTGGTGCCGGGCGTCGGACCCCGAGACGATGGACGCCCTGTGTAACATTAACGCCCACTGTTTTCTGGTCAGCCTCGACTTTATGTCGTTAACAAGTTCGCAGTTTATCTGGACACTGCCCCCGCACGCTCTGGTCGACCGCTCGATCGCCGCGTACCCCGAGCTTGCCGAACCCGGCTGGCTGGAGAATTTCGAACCAGCGGGCCTATGCAGCAACGAGCCAGCCCGTTATATCTGAGTAGCCCGCGGGCATCGCTCGTTGAAAATTCGTGCAGGCAAAACAGGGTTGTGTATTTACGCACCCCCCGTTTTGTACAATTAGGTGTGTACCGTGAGTTAGCCGTGGTGGTCGGCTGGTTAGGGTTGCTGCTGCTACAGGGATGTAAATGCGGCAACACGGTTTCGTGGTCAGGTTTAGTCGTGAACACGATTGGGGGTACGGCGAATGCCACACGGGGCAAATTTCTTGCCCTCGAAAGTCGTCGTGAAGCCCTGATTTCGGTCAGGGTCGGGCCCGCGGATAGGGGATCGCGGGGGCTTGCGGTACACACCTTTTTAACGCAAAAAATCATGGTCGACGAATTTATCGTGTCTTTATCGGTGTTTGCGTCGGCGTTCGGGGTCTCGGCGTTTGCCGGGCTGGCGACGCTTTTGCGTTTCAGCCGCAAACTTTCTAAACTAGCGGTGGTAAGCTCGATGTTAAACGCCGGGTTTATGGGTTTGGCCATTTCCCTGATTTGGTACGAAAACTATCAAAAGGCGGCGAATATTCACGGTCTAATCGGCATCTGTGTCCTCGCGGGCATGGGCGGCTCGACGCTGACTGACATCTTAATTTCGCTCTTGTCTGGTGCCGGGATTAAAGTCATCATTAATCACGAAAGGGACCGGGATGACACACACCGCTACGGCGACAACGATGACCATGAATCAACACATCCGTAACCAGATGAGCCTGATGGCGTGGATTATGGCGGCCCTATGTGGCTGGGCGATGTTTTTGTCTGCACACGCGATTACTGTGTGTGGTCCAGCGGCCGCCGCGGCCCCAGAAAGTTATTCCACGACAGCGGCGGCGGCCCAGAAGTAAACATACGGGGCTGCCATGGATGGCTTCTCAGTCTTAGATCAACGAACGTGGCGACCCGAGCTTTACGCCGAAACGCCCGAATATAAAGCCGGCCACGCGTTTGGCTGGCTGTACCGCGGCAACAAGCAGGCCGCGACGAACTACCCGCTTGTCGGCCGGCTGTATTTAGCCAAAAGCGGCTGGCTGCTGCTCTCCGTGCCGAACGCCCTTGTCCGCGGCGTATTCGACGCCATGTCGGTTCCCGGAGCCGAATTGCCGACGAGTGGCGTGTGGAGCGTGCCGAACGTTGCTGCAGACGTGCTCAACGCCCACATCTCGGTCATGAAGGCTGACGAGGTGGAGCAGATCGGTGTTGACAAGATCAACGAACGCGGCCACATGTTCTCCTATCGACTGGGGAGCATGAAGGAAATAAGCATTAATAAGGCCGGCAGTATCAGCAAAGTCTGGGTCATTCAAGTCTCCAGCCCTGAACTGGCCGCGTTACGCAAGAGCTACGGGCTCTCGCCGCTCATGAACGGCGACCATCAGTTCCACATCACCGTCGCTGTTCGCCGCAAGAAAGTGCTGCAGGATAACGAGGTGAGAAAAGCGGCCAGCGATCAGCCGCAGCCCCGCGTCCGCGTCGTAATGCCGTATAAAAACCAGTATTTGATGGAAACGCTCAACAACTCAAAATGGCCGCAGAATATCGGCAAACGGCGGTTTATGGGCGGCGGCATCGAAGCGGGCGAAACTCCGGCCCAAGCCGCCGCCCGGGAGATGTTTGAAGAACTCGGCGTCAAGATTAGGCCGACAGCGTTTCGGCCGCTCGGTAACGACCCGCGAGAAGGCTGGCAGCACGAGCATTATCTGGAACTGCTGAAGCACAAACTCAAGCCCGGAAACTTTAATGCCACTGTCGGTTCTGACGCAGTGGTTACGTTGTCGCACGGCCTGCCCGAAGGCGACGACTACATGGGCCCGGACATTAAAAAACTCTTAGCTCCGGCTATTAACAAAGCCGCGGCTGCCGAACTTTCCCACTCGGGACAAAAAGACCTGTTACCGGGCGGAGAAGCCGATAATTTACCCGATCAGGAATTTTCTCCAGCCGCGTTAGCCGAAGGAGCCAAGCATGAGCACGAACACACAAGTAATGATCAAATCGCCAAAGAAATTGCCAAAGATCATCTGTCCGAAGACCCCCACTACTACGAAAAAATCAAAGAAATAGAAAAAGCCGCTATTGCCGCTGATAAAGCCATCATTCAAAAGCTGCTGGCGGCTAAAAAGCACTCGGACAACAAACAGTACGAACAAAAGACGCAGATTTTGCGGCGATTAATGGAACAATCGCCGCACGATTGGCGGATTGACGACCCGAAGCCGTACCACAAGGGTGTCACGCATACGCCGACGAACTTTCGGCTGCACATGGACCCGACGGCTATTCCGGCGACCGTGAAGGCGGCCGAGAACGTGTATATGAATCAACTTCGCAACATGTACAGCCTGCGGCAGCCGATTAAATATGATTACAACAAGCCGGTGTTCGAAAACATTCAGAACCAGTTGATGGAGGTGAAACGCCGCGGCGATTTCATGATCAACGCTCGGCAGAATCATCAGCGGTACATGGCGGCGTTAAGCCCGCAGTACCGCTACCAACTTGCCATGAAAGCCATGCGGGGCGAAATGGAGCAACCCGACTTCGCCGAACAAGCCATTCACAACTACGGCGACCAGTTTTTAAACATGGCGTTGGGGAGGCCGAAATGACCACGCTTCAAGACTGGCAGCAGGTGCCAAACCGCGTCGCTGAATTGCTGCCGCAGGCCATGCACCTGCAGCATCTGTATTTCAAGATCGCTGCCCAGACCGGTGACTTAGCCGGCACCACAGCCACATGGGACACGGTCGACGACGTGCTCGTGCTCTACCGACCGAAGCCGCTCTCCAAGCTGGCCGTCGATAATGGTCGCTGTGTCGTGCTCAGAAGCCGAGAAACCCTGCCGGACTGGGACCGCGAAATTTTGATTAAATCTGCGGCGATTCCCGGCATCAGTCACGCGTTCGATTTTGGCCACAAAATGCTGGGCGGCCCGACGCCGTTATCCAACGCGATCGTCTCTGGGCTGATGCTTGGCGGTGTCGGTTACGGGGCGGGAGCACTGGCAGAGAACCTGTTTCCAGAACGCTATCTGGAGCGTGGTCGGCTGCGGAAGAATCTCGGCCTGATGGGCCTCGCTGGCGGCGGGTTAATTGGTTTAAACAACGCCTATGCCACCTACCGCACGCGACCAGACATCGGCTTCTGGAAATCATGGGTGACGCCGAACACGACGCCCACGACCGCCCCTGACGAAAAAGTCGGCTTCGCACAATTTAATAACGCGAGTCTGTTTGCTCCGACGGTGTCCGTGCCGCAATTTAATCAGGCGGCATGGCAAGATGTACAACGCGGAATGTATACTGGTGGGAGCCAGTTTACGCCCCCGGCTTACGCCGCAGCGACAACTGGCTTAATGACAGGCATCAGCACGGCCCAACGTTCTCCGATTATTCGGCCTGTCGACGTGATTCGCGGTATTGCGTCTGCGGGCGTCGGATTGGCGACGGCAAACATCGCGGGCCGAGCGTTGTCGGCAATGGCCGGTTTAACACCGCTGGGCCAACAAAAGTTACAAGACATGGGACTTTGGGGTGGTATGATGCACGCAATCGTGCCGGCAATGTTTAATAGAAATTAAGAGGTGCAGTATGGCGACTATGAAAAAACCTGTTGACGCTCCCGTGGCAGAACTGCGGTTCATTACTGACCTGTTCAGCCGTGATGAAAACGCCGTAGTGACCAAGTGGGTGACACCCGAGCTTGTCACGACGGTCACGACCGCGGTGTCCAATCTGCTGGCGGTCGTCGTCCTGCTGGGCTGGATGAGCAACGCCGAGGTGGAAACGCTCACGAAAGCGATCACGGCTCTTGTCGGGGCCAGTGAGGTGATCGTGGTGAACTCGATTCTCATCTGGAAGTTTATTGCCAGCCGCACGGCGTTGAAGTCGCAGTTGCTGACGATGAAGTATCAGTACGTCGAGGCTGTGGCTGTAGAAAAGATGAGGGCTCTGTGACACACGAAGAACTCACGACCCTCCGGGAGAAGATCGACGCCTCGCAAGGCTTGAAAAACCTAGAACAGAACCTGATCGCGGACCTGATGTCGCAGGAAGAGCGGGCAAGCTACGGCTTCGACCCGCTTACCATCCTGTTCATCATTTCGGTGATTCTGCAGGTGGTGAACCTGTGCATGAAAAACCGGTCTGCGGCTGATGTCGAACTCGACATGGCCAACGTCAGCATGCTGCCGCCGCGAAAGTTAATGCGGCTCAAGCGACGGCTGAACAGCCTGTGGGCGAAGCACTGTTCCGAGCGAGGGATCGAACCCGGCAAGAAAAATCCGTTTTTTGAGGCGGCCGTTCGCTCGGTGAAGCAATGCCGCCGCGACGATATTGCTGGCATTGTTCAATCCTCTAACTGACGCAGGTGATGTATGGCACGGAAGCCGGCATTAAACAGCGTACTCCCGATCAATGACGTTTTAAAGTTCTTGTACGACTATGGGTACTTTGGCGACAAATCGTGGGCGGCTGTTAAAAAATTGAAGGGGGCCGAACTGCAAAAAGCGGTCCGCGAATATCAGAAGTTTAACGGGCTGGAGGAGAGCGGCGACGTCAATGAGAAGACCGCCCATCGTATTCGGAAGCTTCGTTGCGGCCTGCCTGATTTTAATCTGACCGCCGCAGGCTTGGACCCCTGCAAGTGGCCCATGCAGAAGATCACGTACTACCACGACATCAAGCTGCCGAACATGTCGGACGAGCAGATTAAAGAGGCGTACGATATTGCGTTTTCGCAGTGGGCTGAGGTGTGTGCGATCGAGCCGACCCGCGTGGAGAAGAAAGAGCACGCCAATATCTACGCCCGCTCTGGCTCGGGCAGAAAGCACAATCTCGACGCACGCGGTGGCACGCTGGCGTGGAGCGAACTTCCGTGCGGCGTGGCAGAAAACATGCAGCTTGATCAGATGTACGACGAGGCAGAAGACTGGTCGTTTAATATGGCCGTAGCGGTCATGTGTCACGAACTCGGGCACGCGTTGGGGCTGGGGCATTTAAACGCAGGGAATTTAATGGCCCCGTACTACGACCCGAACTGCACAGCCCCACGTGCCGGCGACATTGAAGAGATGGTAAAGCTGTACGGCAAACGCAAAGGCCGGTATCCATTAACAAAGGACGCTGGACTTAAAATTGGCGGCAAGATTATGATCAACGGCAGGCCCTACGTACTTGTCCCGCAAACATGATAAAATAGCTAGGTTACAGGAGATTAAATTATGACGACATTTCAGTTGGTAGCGGCCGGCGTTTTTGTGACGCTGCTGCTGGTCGTGTATCGGAAGGAATTGTTGGCGTTTGTTCGCGGCAGGCTGAAGGCCGGCGGCTCCGCCGATGCAGACGTGCAGCCTTCGATTGCTGTGACGATCGTCAACGACCTGATCTCGGTCACCGAGCTTCGCGACAAGCTGGCGGCTGAAAACTGCCCCGAGGGCGTCGATGCCTGCACGGCTCTGCTGCGGGTGATCGTCGAGCACACCAAGAAGAAGCCCTTAGCCTGACCTACCTATACCCGACCGGGAGTACTTTTCATGAAGAAGCTTGTATGGGTTGCTGGGCTGGTGCTGGCAGTAGCCATTGTGTACCCGAACGGCGTTTCGCTGCCATCGTTTTCAAAACCGGCAGAGTCGACGCCCGAGGTCAATGTGCCTGCCGACGCCGAAATCGTGAAACTCTTGGCGAACGCCTCCGCCGCCGACAAGGCTCGCATCGTCAGCGTGTACCGCGGCTTGAAGGCTGTCTTGAACAAAGACAACGGCAAGCGAGTGAACACGACAGAGAAGTGGGAAGAAGTGCACGGTGAAACACTGACCCTTGCTATTGAGCCGCCGGGCAAGTACCCCGGACTCGACGAGGCGATCGAGGCTGTGTTCTATAAAGCCGTGCAGGACAAAGATACGGACGCCAGTGTAGTAAACGCAGTGACGCCGCTGATACAGGCCAAGCTCGTCAAAGCCTGCGACACGATTATCGCGTCGGCTCGTTAAGGAGGACGACGATGGCTGAAGAACTGTTTTTCACAGATGTCTTTGACGTCGTCAAAGCGTACGAGAGTGGTTTTCTCGGGGCGTACTCCGATCCCAGGGCCAACGAAGAACTGTGGGACTTTGTCCGCTCCAGCGGCGGTATTCCCGATGGTGCGATGGCCTGCCAGTCATTCGGGCTGGAAGACAGCGGCAAGGGCAAGTTAAGCCTTCCGGTTCTTGAAATTCTTTCTTTGTATCCCGGCTGTTTACCCGGTGGCGGTCAGGGCCGCGGCGACTGTGTCAGTTGGTCGACGCGAAACGCCGGTCTCGGCACCATGTGCTGCGAGATCACCAGCGGCAAGCCCGACGAGGTCAGCGGCAAGTTAGAAGGTGCCCCTGAAGTCAGCGAGGTTGCCATCGCCTTCGGCGTGCTCAGCACCGAAGCCATTTACAACTGGCGTCGGCATGGTGGGGACGGATGGAGTTGCGGGGCCGCGGCTCAGGTCGTGCTGAAAGAAAGCGGCCTGTGGCTTCGAAAGAAGTACGACGAGATCGGCGTTGATCTCACAAAGTACAGTGCTCGCAACGCCGGTATTTACGGCTCGCGAACGCCGCCCGACTCGTGGCTTGAGATCGGCAAAAATCATTTAATCCGCACCGCGACGGAAGTCACGAGCTTTGAACAACTCCGCGACTTCTTGGCCAACGGTTACTGTGTTAGTAGCTGTGGCGGCGAATCGTGGTCTGACGTCAGAGATGAAAATGGCGTATCTAAGCGGACATCGAAGGGCTGGGCCCACGCCCTTGCCTATCTCGGAGTCGACGACCGCCCCGAGATTATTAAACTTTATGGTGAGCCGCTGGTGTTAATTCAAAATTCGTGGGGTGAATGGAACCGCGGCGGGACGCGTATCTACGGCACCAACTATGACATTCCGGTTGGCTCGTTCTGGTCAAAGTGGTCTGATATGAAGAACCGCTCAATGATCGCGTTCTCCGGCGTGAACGGCTGGCCGCCCAAAAAACTGAAGAGCTACGGGGCACGGGGTAAGATTTGACGTTGCGAGCGGAATGACAGCAGAAAGTTATGTCGTTCCGCACAAGATGGCTAAACAAAGGATACTGCTATGTGGAAGTGGCTTTTGACGGTGTTGGCGTTTTTGTTTCCAGTCAACCACGCCGACAACACCGACTACGTCGGCGAGATTGCGGCTCATGTTGCTTACGCCGCCACGCTTCCCAGTGCGGCCCCCACAAAGCCGAAGGTGCCGACGAAGGACTGCACGAACTGCAACGGCACTGGCCGTGTGCGGACCGGCGACAGCAATAACCCGTGGACCAAGTGCCCCGACTGCGAAGGGCCGACAGGTGACACACTTGATATCTATCCCGCCGCTCCGGGCGTTAAGACACCAAAATCAGACCCGGATCGGTACAAGCAGCCGGCACCGGTAGGCACACGGCTGGTGCAATAGCCGTTGCCGAAACGCGTAACGGCTGATATACACGTGCCTACGCGTTCTATGGTCCGATACATGCGACAAAGGTGCAAGGATGCAAAAGGTCACCGGCAAGTGTTACACGTTCCGCGGGCTTAAGTTTTACGCCGAAAACGGTTTTGTCTGCCTGCATGACGAAGATACCGGTGAGTTTTACGTTTTAACGCGTAAAGAATTTCTCTTGCGGGCTCAGGCCCTGTCCGACGAAGCCCGCCGGCTCCGCTCGATTGCCGCTGAAAATCCCAGCAAGGCCGTCTGGCTCTCGGCCGACCGCAGCGAGCTTATCAAGGCGATTGAGGACATGGTCGCCTGCACAAACGAGGCCAAAGAGCAGGGCGACCGCAACGACCCCAAGGTCGACGAGTGGTTTACAAAGCACCGCCCGAACCGAAAAAGCCGTATTTCTTTGGCGAGTGCGGCTGATTTTTCAACTCGCCTGCCCGGCATGCTTCCGCTCGGAAAAGACACTGGAAAACATGTCGCCCCAGATTTTACAATGGGTGGGCCGAACACAGGCCCCAAAAAATTAATTCTGCCGGGAGAGTGACATGGATTTTGCCAATATTGACGCCAAGACAGCTTTTCAGCTTGGGTTCGCCGCCCGCTGCCGTGAAGAAAAATTATCGCAAAAGGCGGCCTGCGAGCGAGCCGTCTGGCTTGAAAAAGCATCTCTTGACTTACTGGGCGTAGGGTCTGCTATTAGTGGCGGGGCAAAAGCCCTTGTGGAGGCGGCCAAGCCGGTCGCCACATTAGCCGTCGGAGTGCCGGTCGGGCTCGGTTTGGCCGCTGGTGCCGCAGGTGGCTACGGGCTGGCAAAACTCAACGAGCCGGATGTCACGGAAGACGATATCAAGGCTCAAGAACTCGCGAACACCTACAAGGCGTACACCGATCGTTTAAAAGCTCGGCAGGCATATCTGAAGTATCGGAAAGCTCAGGGCCTTTAATAACGGAGTGATTTGTGAGTACAAGGAAGTACTTCGGTGAAGTTGCGGGGGAGCAGCACGGCAATAATCGGCTTCATTGGCCCGGGACGCCTGAAGGGTTCCCCGTACTCGCCGCAGCCGGCGTCACACCGAACTTAAAGCAGGAAGAGCTAGAAGGCATAGATTTTCGGCTCGATTTCAAGTCGAAACTGTTTGAACTATGGGACGTGTCGCAAAAAAACGAATTTGACGACATAAATGATAAGATTGTTAACGGCTGGTACATGTTGCAAAAACGTGAAAACCACTGGGACGAAGAAAAAAAACATTACAGAGTCTGGCTGGAGTGGTGTCAGGTCTATGGCATGATTCCGCCCAAGTAGGTGCATTATGAAGAAACAAGCAAATCCGGCCGCCGCCGCCGCGGAACGGGCCATAAACGACCAACGGATTTGGGATCGGCACCATGCCGCGGCCGTTGGCAATTTTTTAACAAACGCTGCGTTAGGTATGGGCGGCATGGGGCTGTTTCACCTGCTCAAAAGGACTAAGAAAAAGCTTGTGGACGATCACCTTCCAAAAGCCCCCGACTATAACGCGATTGCCACGTCTGGCTTTCTGCCCGAAGACGTAACCGCCGAACAACCAGTAGAAAAGCTGTCTTCAACGTGGGATTCCGCTGGTCCGTTATCGCCGCTGGACAAGGCCTTATTTTACGGCCTGCCAGTAGCGGGAGCCGGGATCGGGGCGTACCTGAACGCCAATCGAGCGAAGAAAGATAAGTTTCGGGCGGCTCTCTCAGGAGCCGCGATGGGCGGCGGCGTTGGTCTCGCTGGCGGGCTAGGGTTAACAAATCTTGGCCGACTTGCGACGGAGTCGCAGCAAAAATCAACGTCTGACATACCGCAAGCCGCCAATAATTTTTACGAGGGGCTGGCGATGGCCGGACGGTATGCGGCAGTGCCTGCGGGCCTTGTTGCCGGCGGTGCATTGGCCAACACGCTGCTCGACAGCCGCGATACAAAAGCAAAAGAAGAAAAAAACGTCAACGCAATCCAAGACGCCCGAAACGAATATTTCAAAACGCTTGTGGCCGACGAAAAAGCAGCGGCAGCCTTGGATGCGGCGTTTAACGGGTATAAAGAAAAGGGAGCTAGTTTCTGGGATTACGTGCACACCAGCCCCGAAGCGTGGGCTGGCTCTGGCGGCGGCGGGAACGGAGCTAACAACGGCTTGAAGCAAAACGAGGGCTGGGGCAGCACGCTTGCTGACGTCGGTATCACGCTGCCCGTTGCTCTGACCGCGTTAGCGAGTCTGGGAGCAGCAGGTGTCGGCGGCACATACATGTATAACAAGACACAAGAAAACTCGGCGGCAAAGCAACTTGCCCGGGCCCGCAAAGCTCGTGAGCGGTTAACTTCTTTGCCCGGAGCGTGGATCGACCCGCGTGAAGTGGCTCAGGTAAAGGCGATGGCGTTAGGCAATCAAAACACCCCGGCAGTGTGAGAGCCATGCCTGATCCGCTGCAACCAGCCCCGCAACTTCCGCCGCTTGCTCCGCCGCTGCCAAAGCAGCCGATCGCTCAGCCGCAGACGCGAGCGTTCGGCGACGTACCCGCTCTTCGCGACAATATCTTCAACGAAGCTCTGCGAAGTGCGTCGAGCATCGAGCCGATTCAAAACGATCTGTACACGCTGCAGTTGCAGAACGTCGGCTACGCCGGCCCCGAACGGTTCAGCCGCAAGGACCAAAAGAAGGCCGTGCTCACGCGTGGCTCTCTGGCCCGGAAGCTCACCGGCACGTGGACGCTCATAGACAACAAAACACAGCAGCCGGTCGCGTCCCGCCAAGCTACGATCGCCAACGTCCCGTATCTCACCGACTCCGGCACGTTCGTGAACAAAGGCGTTGAATACACCCTTGCCCACCAACTCCGTCTGCGGCCGGGCGTGTTCACCCGCGAGAAGGAGAACGGCGAACTGGAGTCGCACGTCAATACTCTGCCCGGCAAAGGTCGCTCGCACCGGTATTACATGGACCCCAAGACCGGCGAGTTCCAGATTCAAATCGGCCAAGCCAAGATTCCGCTCATGCCCCTGCTGAAGACGCTCGGCGTCACCGACAAGCAGATGCGGGAGGCGTGGGGCAATGAGATCACAGCCGTCAACATGCAGAAGGGCGATGCCGGCACGCTCGACAAACTTTATCAACGCCTTGTCTTCAAACCAGACGCCAACGCAGACCAGATCGCCAAGATCAAGGCCATCGCGGCGGAGTTTAACAAGACAGAGTTGGACGAAGAGGTCACCAAACGCACGCTCGGCAAGCCCTACAAGAATCTCACCCCCGACGCGATTCTCGACATCACGAAGAAGCTGATCGCCGTCAATCGTAAAGAAGCCGACAGCGACGACCGCGACAGCATGACGTATCAGCAGGTCTTCGGCCCCGAGGATTTGATCTCGGAGCGGTTCGTCAAAGACAAGACAGCCCTGCGGCAACTGCTCTGGAAAGCCACGGCCAAAAAGTCACTGGATCACATTCCTTCCGGCGTGTTTAACAAGTCGATCACCGCGGCCCTTATCGGGTCAGGTCTTGGTTCCAGCCTCGAAGAGATCAACCCGGCTGAAATCTTCGATCACCAGACCCGCGTCACGCGACTGGGCGAAGGCGGCATCGGCTCGCTCGACGCCGTTCCCGCCGAATCCCGCAGCGTGCAGCCGAGTCATTTCGGCTTTATCGACTATCTCCGCACGCCCGAGAGCGGCAAGGTAGGCGTCGATATGCGATTTGCCGCCGGTGCCCGCAAGTCAGCCCAGAATTTGCACACGTTTGTCGTGCCCGTGAAGAACTCCCAGACGGGCGAGACTGAGTACAAGACGCCGCAGGAACTCGCCGACATGCCGCTGATGTTCCCCGGCGAAGAGAAGTCCGATCTTCCGATGGTCGCGGCACTGGTGAACGGCAAGATTAAGTACGTGCCCAAAAAAGACGCCCAGTACACCGTACCCAACATGGACAGCACGTTCTCGGCTCTCACAAACATGGTGCCGATGAAGTCCATGGTAAAGGGCCAGCGTGTCATCATGGGCAGCCGTATGTTTACACAGGCTCTCCCGCTGGAAAACGCCGAGTCACCGTTTGTGCAGTCGGAAAAAGCCGACCTGCCCGGCACCTCGCACGAAGACGAGATGGGCGAGAAACTGGGAGCGATTAAATCACAGTTTGCCGGCAAGGTCGAAGCTATTACGCCAGACGAGATCATCATTCGCGATCAAGACGGCAAAAAGCAGACTATCGACTTGTATAACGACATGCCGTTCAATCGGAAGACGTTCTGGACACAGACGCCGACTGTGCAGCCCGGCGACACTATCAAGCCCGGGCAGCTTATTGCCACGTCCAACTTTACCGATAAGAACGGCTCCGCGGCTCTTGGATTAAACCTTCGCGTGGGCTATCTGCCGTTCCGCGGAAGAAACTACGAAGACGCCGTGGTGATCTCTGAGTCTGCGGCCAAGAGACTTACCAGCCAGCACATGTATCAGCACGAAGCCGAGTGGGACGACAACACCCACGTCGGCAAAAAGGCGTTCATGTCGTTGTTCCCGTCCGAGTACGACAAGAAGATGCTGGAGAGCTTCGACGACAACGGGGCGATCAAGAAAGGCACCGTTGTGAACTTCGGTGACCCGCTCGTTCTCGTGGCCAAGAAACGCGAACAGGTATACGGCAAGGTGCATCGAGGCCGCGGCGGTGCGTTTGCGAACGAGACTCTGACGTGGGAGCACCACTCTCCCGGGATTGTTACGGACGTCGAGCACACCAAGAAGGGTGTTTCGGTTGTCGTGAAATCAAAAGCCCAGATGGAAGTGGGCGACAAGATCACCGGCAGATTCGGCGACAAGGGCGTGGTATCTGAAATCGTCCCAGATCAGCAGATGCCGACCGATAAAGACGGAAACCCGATGGAGATACTGGTCAGCCCCCTCGGACTTATTAGCCGTGTAAACCCCGCCCAGATCGTTGAGGCGGCACTGGGCAAAGTCGCGGCTAAGACCGGGCAGCCGTTCAAGATCAAAGATTTCGACGACCAGAAGGACTTAATTGAGTTCGCCCAGCAGGAACTTGCCAAACACGGGCTCTCTGACACGGAAGACCTGACTGACCCCGAATCTGGCCGGAAGATCAAGGGAATCTTAACGGGCCACCGGTTCTTCATGAAACTCCATCACACGGCCGAATCCAAGGGCCAAGGACGCTCGACCGGCGGCTATACAGCCGAAGGCACACCAGCCAAGGGCGGATCAGAAGGGGCTAAACGCGTCGGCATGCTCGAACTGGGAGCTTTGCTTTCCCACGGTGCCGGCAAAGTAGTTCGCGACTCCAAGATGGTACGCGGCCAAGCTAATCCTGAGTACTGGACGCAATTCATGGCCGGTTACGACCCGCCGCTCCCCAAAGTTCCGCACGTCTACGAAAAGTTTGTGAATCAACTGCGGGCGTCTGGCGTGAATACAGTGCGTACGGGAACTAAGACGCACATCATGGCTTTAACAGACAAATCCGTCGACGAACTAGCCGGCGAGCGTGAAATCACCAGTGCCGAGACCGTCGACTGGAAAGGCAATCTCAAGCCCATCAAAGGCGGCTTGTTCGATGAGACGCTTACGGGCGGTCATGGCGGCAATCGGTGGGCGAAGATCACGTTACACGAGCCGATGCCCAACCCGATCATGGAAGAACCCATTCGCCGCGTTCTTGGGCTTACCGAAAAGCAATTCCGCGGCATTCTGGCCGGCCAAGACAAGTTAGGCGACAAAACGGGACCTGCGGCCATTCATGATGCGTTGAAGAGCATTAATCTGCCGAAGGCAATTGAGCAGGCTCGCGAAGACATCAAATCAGGCCGCAAGACAGTTCGAGACGCCGCTGTTCGCCGGTTGGGCTTTTTAAAAGGTGCCGAAACAACCAACGTGCACCCGAAAGACTGGATGCTCACGAAAGTGGGTGTGCTGCCGCCGGCTTTCCGCCCTGTTTCGACTATGGGCTCCAAGAAACTCCCGCTCGTGGATGACGCGAATTATCTCTACAAAGAACTGCTCGACTCCAATAACGTCTTAAAAGAAGCCTCCGGGACGTTTGCCGATTATGGTAACGAGCGTTTATCTCTGTATGACTCGATGAAAGCCGTGACGGGTCTTGGTGATCCGCAGCACCCCAAGAACGTCGAACGTAACGTCCGCGGTTTCTTGTCGAAAATTTTCGGCGACAGCCCCAAATTCGGCACCATGCAGCGAAAACTGCTCTCCAGCACCGTCGACCTTGTGGGGCGGGCGGTGATTACCCCGAATCCCGACCTCGACATGGACGAAGTCGCTCTCCCCGAGGAAAAAGCGTGGGAGATTTACAAGCCGTTCGTCGTCCGGGGCCTCGTCCGCCGCGGAATGCCCCGAATGAACGCCCTGCGGGCTGTAGAAGACAAAAATAAAGCCGCTTTTGACGAGTTAAACACGCAGATGAACGCCAAGCCCATTGTGATCAACCGGGCTCCTGTGCTGCACCGCTACGGCGTGATGGCGTTTTATCCGCGGCTGACTAAAAACAAAGTTATGGAAGTAAATCCGGTAATTACCAAGGGTTTCGGGGCTGATTTCGACGGGGACGCCATGCAGTACCACGTCCCCAGTACCGAAGAAGCGGCAAAAGAAGCCGTGGAAAAGATGCTGCCGAGCAAGAACCTTTTTGCCACGGCGAACTTCAAAGCCCATTATGTGCCGAATAAAGATTACCAGACTGGTGTATACTTAGCTTCCAGCAAAATGAACAACCGCTCCAAGCCACGGGTCTACCGCAGCAAAAAGGACGCTCTCGCGGCGTACCGACGCGGCGAGATTGATGTGGACACGCCGGTTCACATCGTAGAAGATAAGCCTTGACTTGATATTACACGGAGGTAGTCATGTCCTATACGGTAAATCCCGAATTGTTATCGCTCGCCAAGCGGGCTCTGTTTGAAAAGTCGGCTGTGGTGCCTCCCGGTGGCGGTATGGACCCGGCTGCCGCGGCTCAAGGTGCTGTTCCGCCCGCTGACCCGATGCAGGCAGCGATGGGTGCGGCTCCTCCGGCTGGCGACCCTGCGGCGGCTGGCGGTGCTGTTCCGCCGGGAATGATGGACCCGTCGATGCTGGGTGCTCTGCCGCCCGCACAGCCAGCCCCGGCTCCCGCTGGTGGTGCCGCAGGCGGTCAGAAACTTAAGCCTGAGCAGATGATGCAAATGCTCGATTACCGGCTTTACAACATGCAGCAGCAACTTACGGCGATCATGAACGCGATGGGCGTGCAGGTTGCTCCTGAATCGCTGGTGCTGCCGCCCGGCACAACCGGTGCTCCGCCGGCGGAAACCGCCCTTCCCGGCGGTCCAATGGCTCCTCCGCCTGCGGCTCCGCCGGGCGGTGATCCGGCCGCGGCTGGCGGTGCTCCTATGCCGCCCGACGCCGGTGCCCCGAAGATGGCCAACTGGTGGGACGCGGTAGATACGCACGCTGCCCGCTCTATCGGGCGGCCGATTGATCCCAGTGTGTCTTCAACCCCGTCGACGCCAGAAACGTTCGATCTTCAAACGAAAGCAAGTGCCGTCGCCGCCCTGTGCCGGAGTTTGACGAATCATGCTGGTTAAAACGCAGCATAATTTAATTCCGGCAGAGACGAAGGCTCATACGGTTGTCATTGAAGACGACCTAAAGAACCCGATCTTTGTCGCAACTCACGTGGCAGAGGGGATTGTGTATTCCGCTGTCGGCGACAATGACTTTGCTACGGTGTTAAAAATGGCCGGCGTTACCACGCCGGCCCCGACAGTGAATGAACTTCCTCCGCCGCCAAAAAACTAATGAATTGCCGTGTTAAAAACGACGCTAGGCCAACTGCTCATCAACGAAGCTCTGCCTGAAGACATGCGGGATTACAACCGCGTGCTCGACAAGAAAAATATGGGCTCGCTGGCGACGGACCTAGCAAAGCGGCACCCGGACAAGTACCGCGAAGTCATGAAGAAGATTCATGACGTCTCCCGCGACGTGGCGTATTCGACTGGCGGTTTGTCGATGGGCTTAAAAGACATCAAGCCCACGTTTGCCAGCCGCCGGGCGGAACTTGACGTGCGTAAAAAGCTCCGCGGCATCATGGCCACGCCGAACATGCCGGAAAAAGAGCGGCAGCTAAAGATTCTGCAGTTGGCGGCAGATACGCAGAAGAAACTCATCGACGATGTTTACAACGAGGCGTTAGAGAACAATAACCCGCTGGTGCAGCAGGTGTTGGGCGGCGGGTCCGGCAATAAGTTTACGCTGAACTCGTTGATCGGTGCCGATTTGCAGTACGTCGACCACAAGGACGAGCCGATTCCGCTGCCGGTGCTGCGGTCTTACGGGCGAGGCTTAACGCCGGCGGAATACTTCGCCGCGAGCTTCGGCACCCGCAAGGGCGTCATTGACGTCAAAACAGCCACGGCCGACGCCGGCTTCTACGGCAAGCAGCTTACGCAGATGGCTCACCGCCTGCTTGTAACGGCAGACGACGATGATGACGAAGAGCGAGCGACCACAGCCTCGAACCGCGGTATGCCCTCCGATGTGGACGATCCCGACAACGAAGGGGCGTTTCTGGCCCGCCCGATCGGCCCCTACAAGCGAAACACGCTGCTCACGCCCAAGATTCTCAAAGACCTTAAAGAGATGGGCGTCAAAGACATCCTTGTCCGCAGCCCGACGGTGGGCGGCCCTGAAGACGGCGGCGTGTACGCCAAAGACGTCGGCTACCGCGAAAAGGGCCGTTTGCCGCCCGTAGGCGACTATGTGGGCGTGGCCGCGGCTCAAGCTCTCTCGGAGCCGGTCAGCCAGTCTCAGCTTAGTTCAAAGCACTCCGGCGGTGTCGGCGGGGCCAAGTCTATTGGCGGCTTCAAGGCTATTAACGCTCTGGTGCAGGTGCCCAAGAAATATCCCGACGGGGCCACACATGCCCAGCGAGAGGGCCGGGTGCAGGAAATTCGCCCGGCGGCTCAAGGCGGTTCGTACGTCGTGGTGGACGGCGAAGAGCACTACGTCCCTGCTGACCGCGTGGTCTCTGTCAAGAAAGGCGACATGCTCGAAGCCGGCGACGTGCTGTCTGATGGCATGCCCAACCCGGCGGAGATCGTCAGGCACAAAGGCGTCGGCGAGGGCCGGCGATATTTCGTTTCTGCCATGCGTGATGTATTGAAGAACTCAGGCATTACCGCTCACCGCCGGAATATCGAACTGGTCGCTCGCGGCTTGATTAATCATGTGCGGCTCAATGACGAGTACGGCGATTACGCCCCGGACGACATTGTGCCGTATTCCATGCTGGAACGATCGTGGAAACCCAGAGACGGGGCCATTGCGGGCAACCCGGCGACACTTTCAAATCACTATCTGGAAGAACCCGCCCTGCATTACTCGATCGGAACGAAGATTACAAAAAGCGTGGCCGATAATCTGAAGAAGTACGGAATTACAAACATCCAAGCCCACAAAGAACCGCCGCCGTTTGAATCTGAAATGGTTCGTGGCATGGCGAATATCTCCAACGACCCCGACTGGATGACAAGAATGCTCGGGTCGTATCAGGAACGCGGATTTCTTAATAGCGTGCACCGCGGCCGTGCCAGTGATACGTCCGGGAGCAGCTATGTGCCGGCTTTGGCCCGCGGCGAACAATTCGGCGTTTCTGGCACAACAAGCGGCTGGAAACCGGAGCCAGCCCCCAAGTACCCCCCAAGTACCCCGCAAGTACCCCGCATGTCCCCCGCAAGTCCACTGCCGGGTCCTCTAGGCTCGCCGCCTAAAACACTGTAAATTGATAAGGGATTGGTTCAATATCTGCCGCATGGAGGTGGCTCTGTGTTTAATAAAAAGTCAAAAGAAGCCTCGTGGAAGCATTGGTTAAACGTCGTCCGGTCTCACGACCGCACTAAAACCGCCGAGATTGGTGGCCGCGGTGACGACGTGGCGTTTGAACAGGCTTTTTCTAATCTGGCCCACGCCTATCTTCGGGATTCTGCTCCGAAGCTTTTGGACCACGAGATCGGCTTTCAACTTCTCGACCGCAATCGGGAAAACACCAAGGCTGTCGGTGTTTTTGCGTTCAAGGTCGGCTCCATGTGGCTGTATGCCCCGGTTTTCTTCCTGAACGGCGACCTCAAAGGCCACGAACTCCTGTATATCAAGAATCAGGATATGTTCGTCCCGCTCAAGGAAAACTGGGTCAACTATCTCGTCAACCGCAAGCCCAGCATTCTGGGCAGCGGCATTGATAAGAATCTCACCCAGTTCGGCCAGCGGCAGCCTGATTTTACGCAGCTTTCCCGCAGCCCCGCCAAGTTCGGCTCGGCCCAACCGACGCTGAAGGAGATGATGACCGCGGTGATGCCGACACTGGCCAAGACCGCCACGATGAACACGAAGCTGGCGTTTGAAGAACTCGGCCACAAGCTGAACCTCAAGGCGTTTCTCAAGCAGGCCGGAATGGATACGATTTCGGCTCTTGTTAAAACCTGCCAGTACGCCCCGCATCTGGCTCAGGCGATTGACGAATTCCACGGTTTAGACGTTATTAGCGAGGCTATCAGTGCCGCCAGTGCCCGCCAGAACGCGACTAAGATCGCCAGCGTGCTTTCTGACGCCCCGGAGACGCCCAAGGCGAAAGAGACGCTGAAAGTCATTACGTACGACGCCACGACGCAGACGGCTCTTCCGCCCGGGCATACCGAGGAAGACCAAGAAAAGCTGCTGCGGGATGGCGTGCTTATTCTCGACCAGCGGGATCGGGATAACGTCTCGGTGCCGTACCAGATTCAGGTTGAGCAAAAACTGTTCAATCCCACCCAGAGCGGCCTGTACATGGTGCTAGTCAAGCCGGGCGAGATCGAAAAGTGCTACGTCGCGGTATATCCACAAGGGCCCGCCAAGCGGTCTGACTTTGTGACCGTCGTCCGTACCGAAGGCAGGCCTGAGTGGATCAACACCCGTGCCGACCACGTATTCTGCTTCTCCCGCGTGGAAGGCGACGAATTTGATACATGGCTCAACGGCCTGCCTGACGCCACCAGTCTCTCCAAAAACGGCCGGTACATGGCGATTTGCAAGTCGGGCGATACCACGGTGCCGTTCCGCGTGATTCGTGAGTACGGCGAGACTGAGTTCGGCGGAAATGCCTACGAAGTTCACATGGAGGATCACTCCAAGTTCCCGCCCAAGGGCTCAATTTCGCCCTGCTGCTACACCGACCCGCTGAACTACGACAAGTACCGCGACGGCGTCAGAATTCATTTAAACGCCAAGGGCGGCGGCTCGATCCGCTCCAGCATGGGCGACATCTTCGTGCCGAGCACGTATAAGCTCTTAAAGTGTGCTCCGGGCGAAGACGATGTGGCCGACGCGGCTGAGGGCGGTCAGGGCTCCTGCGGCTGCGGCGAGAGCGACAATCCGCCGCTGATGCCGGGCAATCTGGCTGACGCCCAGCTTGTAATCATGCAGAAGCTGTCGAGCCTGACGGTGTATCACAACGGCACGGCCGTCGAGATTCACAGCCCGAAGCAACAACTGATCGAGAAGGAGCTTTCGGAGAAGCAAGCCCTTGTTTCGCTGGTCGCCAAGCACGGCCTTCGCGAAAAAAATGCACGCGAAATTCTTTCGCGTGCCAAGGCTAAGCGGAAGTTTGCCTGCCACGTGAAGTACGCAAACCCGTATGGCTCGCCGATGATGATCCAGAACGCCCCCACAGCCCCGGCAGACCCGGGGCCGGTCATGGGCGGCGAGACCATCATGGGGACGAGCGTCCCCACGCAGCTTGGCATCGACGTCGGTGTGCCCGTGCCGGGTATGTCGGCTAGCCAGACGGATCGCAGCGTGTACAACCCCAACACGCAACTGGATCAGGGTGCCGTGCAGCAGGTGATGCAGGCGGCCCAAACTGGCCAGCGTGAGGTGTTTGACACCGCCATGATCGGCACCATGCTTCGGGCCGTGCGGGATGACGGCCTTGTGGACCGCTACATGGGTGAGCTTACCAAGGGTCTCGACAAGCTGGGCCGCATCCTGTTCATGTTCTATTGGCATGGCGACCGGTTCGCCGATCGCTACGGCAAGGCCGATATGCCGGAACTGGAAGATTCGCTCCGCAACGCGTTCGAGATGTTGGGCGACGTGATCCTCTTCCTCAAGCAGAAGACCATCGAGCCGTTCCCCGAGGAGTCGGCCGGCGATGTCGATCTTGGGCCTTCCGCTAACATTTAAAGGTGAATTATGCCGAGCACAGTTTGGTCTGGTAGCAAGTCGTTTACTGTTCCCGCCGGCGAGGCGTCGGTTATTGATATCCCGATGCCGCACCGCGGTATTTTGAAGGGCTACAGCCTTGTAGAAGCCGCTGGCGGAGCCACGGGCGATTTCACCGCGACGTTGTATACCAGCAAGCGGGACGAGGCCCCAAACAGCACGCTGCCCGAAGCCGCGTTCAAGCTGCTTTCATTTGATCAGGCCACGCCGGCTGACGAGGACTTAAACCTGTCGTATCTGAACCGGGACGGCAAGCCCTCGACGCCCGTGCGGTATTTATATCTGAAAATTACGCCGGCTGGCACAGGCACGAAGAACTACGTGTTCTCGGTCACGGTGGACACCCCGACCCTGCGGTAACGCATGCTTAAGTCCTGCAAAGACTACAACAAGCGATTTCCGCACTGGCGTTGGGCCCGTGCCTGTGAAATCGACGCGGGTGGTCAAAAAACAACACGACGCCTTGACGGCCCCGAAGGCTTTACATGGATTCGGCGGGCTCTGCGGACGAAACGCCGCGTAGAGCGGGCCGCTGGGCGGCAGGACGCTTTATACAACGTCATGCTCCGCGACCCGGACATGTTCTGGGCGTACTCTATCTGGTCCGAAGACAAGAACCAGATGCGGTGGGCACTAGAAGCCCGCGTCTTGGCCGGCGAGACCGACGAGGCTATCGCGGAGAAAATGGGCACCGAGGTCGGTGTCGTGGAGGCTTACATAAACGTTTTTTTCGACGTGCGGGAAAAACTCAACCGCCCGGATTACATACAGGGCGTCATTCTGGCCGACGCTGTGACCCGGGGATTAAGCGAGCGGCATTACGACCTGCTCTGGAAGATGATCGGCCTGCAGGGCGGGGAATACGCCCTTGATGCGGCGATCAATCGCGGCCCGAGCGTGCCCAAACCGACGTCGGCTGACGAAGTCGGCGGATTCCTGCAGGATTTCGCCATCAACACCATGAAATACAAGGCGGCCCTTGCGGCGGTGACCATCCCAGTGAACAGTCACACGCAATTGCCGCTGATTGAAGCGTTTGTGAAATACGTTGAAATTGAACGTACAACCGACAACGCCACCAAGGCTCAGCACTCAATTATTGACAATATTGGGCAGATGCTGGTCGGGTTGCCGTTTAAAGTTGGGACGAAACTGGATTCAGAGGGGTCAAAAATGTTACCCTTTGATGGACAAGCGGCAGAATTACGCGGCGATGAAATGATGATTCTTGCCGCCGGCGGCACCCTCGACGCTTCCGCCGAAGAAATATCTAAACTAGATTTTCCGGGAGAATGAAATGCGTACACTCACCAAGGAAGCCGAGCGGAAGCTAATCTCCGCCATTGAGAAGGCCGCCTCGCTTGTTAACGAAGGCATGAGCCCCAATGACGCGATTATCAAGAGTGCCAGCGACGCCAATATTCCGTCCGGGCACGTTAACCTGATGGTGCATGCCTATAACACCGGCCGGACGACAAAGCAGCGAGAAGGCGGCGAAAACACGCTGGAAAAGGCGGCTGAGTTTCCGTTGGCTGACGTTCGCGTGATTCTTGAAGCCCTGTACCCCGAGAACGTGAAGACATCTGCGGAACTGAAACGGTCCGAACTCGTCTCGACCGAGTATGCAGTACCGCCGTCTGGCTTTTTAAACCGCCGCCGGGACGCGATGCAGAAGGCCGCGAGTGCCGGTGTGGCTCTGCCCGAGAAGACATGGACCCCGCCACCGCGTGACGAGCACGCGGCTGTAATGCGGGCCCAAAGCGAAAAAAATGCCGCACTGCGTGCGGCAGAAGAAACGCGGCGGCAAGCCGCCGCGGCATATCAGAAAGCCGCGAACAGCCTTGAAGAGTTAAATACGTATTTCCGCACGCCCGGCAATATGCCGTTTGGAGACGCCCTGCGTGAGGTCGGCTTGCGGCTTGGTCCCAGCGGCGTGAGCGTCCTGCAAAAGATCGCCGCGGTGTACCCGCACTTTACGAAGCAGGCAGACAGCGGCAAGAACCACTACGGGCATGACCCGCTGTACAAGCTTGTGGAAGACGTGATTGGCACCGTTGAGCACTACAACGAGGCACAGAGCCGGGTAGCCACAAAAAAAGCTGATGCGGGATTTGGTAAGAAAGAAGCACCAGAGTTTATTACAGGCTCTATCTTGCACAATCCCGCTGACGAACCACTGACGTTAAAAGAAGCCGGCGGACTTGACGCCCGCGTGCAGGCCGCAAAAACCCGCAAAGCTCTGCAAGAACCGTACTTAACAGGCGGCTTAATGCCTACCGACCCGTTCGCCGGTCGCACGTCGTTCACCGCCCGGGATTTCGCTGGCTCAAAGGATTCGCCGCCGCTGACCAGCACCAAGTCCATCGACAAAAAACTGGACCGCGAAGAAGCGGCTCGTGGCGAACAAAGCACCGAAGAATATGTCGACGAGCTTTTTAAACCGTGGGACGACAGCATTGCGGAGCATGAAAAAAGAGTCGCCGACGGAAGAGCAACCCGCGATAGCGTCCCGGAGCCAAAAAATCCGTTTACACAGATAAGTCAGGCTACCAAGGACCCGATCAACGCGTTACTCGCCGGAGGAAAACAAGTCGCGAAGGACACGTCTGGCGGATTAAACTCGATACTGAAAGACAACAAAATTGGTATTACAACGCCAGTGAAAATGGTCGGCGGTTTAATCGGTGCGAGCCAAGAAGGCGTGACTGGGCAGATCGGCAAGATGCTGCATGGTGACGGCAAGAAAGACAAGACAAAAGAACACTTTCAATCGCTCACCGATGCCGATCACGAGCAGGCATTGAAAACGATTCGGGCCAAGGGCGTCCTGCACGACCTTGTGCTTAATGACCCTGTAATCTCGGGCTATGATCCGCAAGACGTGGCCATGGCGTTTAACGAGATTTCCGAGTTGGCCCCGAACCTTGTCGATTCGCCGGGCATGATTCAGTCCGTGCTGCGAAAGCGGCTCGAAGCTGGCAGTCTGGCTGATTTTGACGTGAAGCAGATTCTGGAGATGGACAAACTCCGGGCTGAGCGGGACAAGATTCAGGCCGAGACACGCGACATCCGCACCAACCGACTTATGTAGGCATAACCATGAGCATGATTAAAGTCATCCAGCCGCACTCGCAAGACTTTAGCGAGCCGGTTGCCGCCCTTATCAAAGTTTCCAGCCGCGGTATCATCGGCAGCGACAAACAAGCGTTTGTGAAGCGTGCCGGTGCTGAGTTCGTTGAGAAGGCCTCGACGATCAAGTTCGCCAAGGATGAAATTCCGGTCCACCTTATCGCCATCGGGGCGACCGAGGATTACGGCCCGAACCGTAACGGCGACGGCTTTACCCGCGACTGCTGCAGCAAGTATCACCACACGTTTGAAAAGTTTGCCCGGTTTTATCGGGACCACGCCAACAAGAACCCCGCGAAGAGCTTCGGGCTTGTAAAAGCGTCGTACTACAACGAGCCGATGAAGCGGATCGAACTGATCTGTGCGTTGAACGGCAGCAAGGAAGCCGCCGAGCGAAACGGCGGACTGCTCGCCGACAAGGAGATGGAGCGGCTGTCGAACGATCAGGACATCCCTGTTTCGATGGCCTGCAAGATTCCGTTTGATAAGTGCTCCGCCTGCGGCAACACGGCCCGGACCCGTGCCGAATACTGCGACTCAATCGAGAACGGCGGCCACTGCAAAGCCGGCGGTTTAAAGCACAATATCGGGCGGGTGATGTCAGACGGGCACGTTCTGCACGCTGACAACCCCAACCCCTCGTTCTTCGACATCTCCTATGTATTCCGCCCGGCCGACCGTATTGCCTACGTTTCGGGCCGACTGGAGAAGGCCGCGAGTAATGCTGTTATTTCCGGGGCCGAGCTTGCCGAGCAGATGGGCGTGACCATGCCGTTCGGGCTGGACGCTGCTTTTGCGTCTAAACGAGCCGCCCAGCAGATGAACGCCCTGCAGCAACTGGTGCAGGCCGAGCAGGAGTTAAGCGGTCGGCCGATCGGCTGGACACAGTTAACGATCGCGTCCCACCCAGAAGTACAACCAGCCCTTGATGTAAATGGCTGTCCGTTTGCTAAAATGGCGGAGGTTTTACGTGGGCTGGCTGATGCTGGCGTAGTCTTGCCGGTGCGGGACTTCTTGGCGTTAACAGTTAAATCTGCTAATGTTGAACTCGTAGACGCGGTAACCAATGCGTTGCCGAACATTTTTTCAAAACTGGCCGCTGCAGAGGACATCGTTTCGTTGCTGGAGAACAACAAGTTCTATCCCGCTGACCACGCATCAACAGCCGTACGCCTCTGGGCCGAGAAGGCCGCCGCGACGCACAGCATGTTAACGCCACAGGTTGAAAAGCGGGCCTATTTGGCTGCGATTCGTAATCTTGAACCGGCTCCCTTACAACACGAAAAACGGGCTTGTAGTAACGCGGAAACGGCTCTTGCCAAGCACTACGCTTTGTATAAGATTGCTGCCTTCGCGGCTGCGAGCGAAAAATACCGGAATAATTTGTTGACAGCAAACCAGTGTGTACTGCAAAATTATGTCACATGAAAAGACGCTAATCGCTCGTAACGATTAGGCCTCAAAGGAGATAAACATGGCACGGATGCAACGTTCCCTTTTCGATCAACTCAATGCTCTCGCGGAAGAAATTTCGCAGAGTTCGGTGAAGGCCGCCGCGGAAAAGAAGGCAGGCCCTGTTCCTGCTGACCCGGGTGGCTATCAAGGTGCTTCGTCGCATCCGTCGACTAGCGTCGCGAACGACGTGCAGTCGGCCCCGTCCGGTGCTCGTGCCTCTGAGTACGAGTCCGATATCAAGAAGCAGCAAGGTGCCCTCGCTGTTGATAACACACCTGAGATGTCGCAGGAAGGCCGGCAGGATGACGTGCAACTGAACATTGGCACCAATGCCAAGGCCACGGGCGAAGACCCTGCCGCCGAGAAGGACTACAAGGGCGACAAGGACGACCCGGGCACCTCGCATCCGGCTAAGACAAACGACGGCGAGAAGTACTCGTCTGTGACGTTCAAGCAGGCCCGAGAAGCTTGCAGCAATCTCGGTAACGACATTCTCGCCAACCTGATTAACTTCGGCACGGCGAACCTCAAGCAGGCTGAAATGCCGGCCGCTCTTGCTGAAGCTCTCGGCAAGAAGGAAGAGTCGGACGACGATGACGACGACGATGACGACGACAGCCACTGCGACGACAAGGAAGCCGCCAGCCAGTTAGTTGGCGACCAGCATAAGCTTGACGTTAACAACAACGGCAAGATTGAAGGCTCGGACCTTGCGGCTCTCCGCAGCGGCAAGAAGACCGACAAGAAGGACGAAAAGGAAGCGGCTTTCAAGGCCGGCTACGAGCTTGCGAAGCATCTTGGCGTCGAAAAGAGTGCGGCTGAAGCCGCTGTCCGCGAAGTGTGTGCGAACACGCTCCGCGAGGCTGACGAGATGGCCGACCTGCTCATCGGTTTTTTCAACAGCAAGCAGGCCGGTGCGGATGTTGAAGACGAGGCTGCCGCTGGTGAAGACCACGGCGTTCCGGGCGACGCCGCATCCGGTGCCAGCGACGCTCCGGCTGCACCCGCAGGCCTCGAAGGCATGATGGGTGGCGAGGAAGCTGCTATGGCTCCTGAAGGGGCTCCGAGCGATGACGAGGCTGTTCAAGAGCTTGCTATGGCTCTTGAAGAACTCGGCATTCCGCCCGAGGCTCTGCTGCAAGCCGTTGCTGAAGGCGGCATGGGTGGCGACGCGATGGGTGGTGCGGCTCCCGCCGGCCCAGATGCCGGTGCCACGCCAATGGAAGAGCCCAAGATGGCCGCTGCCCGCGACCTGCGGTCGATCGGCCGTGCTGTTGTAAATTTTAAGCGTGCTGGTCGGTTTCAGGTGAAGGAGGCTCGCACCAAGCGGTCGCGTGAACTCCGTGATGCCATGAAGCAGCACGTCCTCGAACTCGTTAACCGCTAATCTAGGGAGGTTTTAATAATGCCCGCAAATAACACAAACACGCTCGTGCAGAAGGTCATCGACTACATCGGTTTTTCCGATGCGGCTCTGACCAAGGCTGCCAGCGTGATTAAGAATCAAGAAGAGCAGGCTGAAAAGCTTGCGGCCCTTATTCCGGCCGCTGTGCAAGCCTGCGTCGAGCACGAGCGTATCGAGTCGCACCAGAAGGAAGCCCTTGAAAAGGCCCTTCACGACCCGGTTCGCACGATGGAACTCGTGGTCAAGCTCGCCAGCCACAAGAACGCCGCCGAAATGGCCCGTCTTGGTACGCCGGTTGGGCAGCAGAAGTCTGCCAGCTATGACCCTTCAGCAAGTTTGACGAGCGGGTATGTGGGTGCCCGCGATGGTCGCCTCAAGGCCTCTGACGTGAAGCTGTTCACAGGCCTTGGTTTGAATCCGCCCACTACCTGAACTGAAATAACTTTCTCTTAGACATGGAGGTCTAAAAATGGCTAACGCTCCTGATCTGATGTTTGAACACGGCCTTGACGTTAAGAAGGGCTGGTTCGATATGGCTTCGCTGGACTACAGTGCCAAGCTGTCGCCCAGCATCGACTTCGACGTAAAGCGTGGGCGGGTTGTTCACGTTGACGCGAACGGCGATTTCGTTCCGGGCGTCTCCAAGACGAACGTAGCGATCTTCCTGCTCAACGGCAGCACCGACGCGGACGTCGCTAACCCCGGCACAACTGCCGGTGGTAAGTTCATGCACCTCGCTGTCGCCCCGACCGGCAAGCTGTCGGGTCTCGTTGCAACTGGCGGCTACGAAATCTCCACCACGGAGTTCGACGCCGAGCAGGACTACGTGCCGGGCGATCTGCTCACCGCTACCACGACGGCCAGCCCGGCTTCGACGGACGGTGTGCTGACGAACGACAGCGTCGTGCAGTATGAAACCCCGGTTGTGGGCGTGGTGTCCAGTGGTGCCACAACGAACCACAATGGTATTCAGGCCCTTTCGTTTTGGTGCGTCTGGCTGCCGGGTGCAACCGACTGGACACCGTGAATTAATCCCTAACAGAAGACATGGAGGTCTTTAAAATGCCCACTCAGCAAGAAATCCAGTTGCTCAATGAAACGCTCTTTGAGCAGCTTGACACTCCCGGCATGCAGAAGCAGGCCATTGATGCGGTTAACGACTTCACGCGTACCAAGATGCGTGAAGACGGGTTCTACCGTCGGATCATCCCGCCGCTGACCATCACCAACGACGAACTCGATCGTCAGGTTGACACGGACAAGCCGGTGAAGGTGGTCGACAAGGAGCCCGATTCCCCGGCGGCTGTGTCGCTTCCGTTTGCGACGCTCCCGATCAACTTCTACATCCGTGGCCCGCGTTACCGCGTCATGTTTGACCGGATCGTGTCGCCCCGTGCTGTGAAGGACGTCGACGAACTCCGCACGTATGTCATCGACATCCGTCAGGTGCTCAGCGACAACATGATCAAGGACATGCTCGCCGAAGAGGACTCGAAGTTCATCACCGCGATGGACGCCGCTGTCGGTACGGTTGACACCAACAACCCGCTTTCGGGCGTTCCGCAGAACGTCACGATCTCGGGCGGTATCACCCGCGAGACGATTGTTGATGCCCTGAAGGTTATGCCCTCGACTCCCAGCCACTTTGAGGTTGAGACCTGCCTCGTGAATAACATCACGATCAAGGAACTCCTCAAGTTCGGTCGCGACGAGATGGGTGGTGACTTCTCGCAGGACATCATCAAGAACGGTTGGGCGGAGACCAACTTCCTCAACTGCCGCTGGATCGTCACGATCAAGCGGAACCTCGTCCCGAACGACGTGTTGTACATGTTCGCCTCGCCGAAGTTCATCGGCAAGAACTACGAGCTTGAGCCCACCACGATGTATATCCGTCGTGAGGCCTACATGCTTGAGTACTTCGCCTATAACACGCAAGGCGGCTCGTTCGGTCACACGAACGGTCTCGCTAAGGTAACGTTTGTCTGAGCCGTATAAATAACAAGGAGCACTAAAAATGGCTGATAACATTAAGGAAGCAGCAGAGCAGGCTTACGCCACGGTTGTGGCCCAACTTGCTGCCCCCTATTTCTTCGAAAAGCTCGCTGCCGCCGGCATCTCGCCGTCGACTGAGGGCGAAGCCGCGGAAATGTGGGCCGCTGCTCAAAAGCTCCATGTGCTCTATACGGCCGAGCAGGAGAAAACCGCCGCAGCCCGGCACAATGGTCTCGCTGCTGTAAATCAGCAGCTTGATGCGGTGCTGGCGGCGTCGGGGATTGGCGGACAGGCTGAGAAGCAGTCCACGTTTCGCGACGTGGCTGCTCTCGCCGCCGATCAACCTGCAATCGCTAATGCTGTACTGACACTGCAAGCCGCGGCATCTGCGGCCATGCAATCCGCAGAGTAATGGAGTAAAAAATGCCCACAACTTCTTCTGATCTTTATACGACTGTAAAAAACGTCTCGGGTAAAACCATGGCGTTTGGGTTTCTGGGAACCCACGGTAAAACGCTGGCTAACAACGCCACGTACACCGTGCCCGGCGACCTTGTGACCAAGCTGGGTGCTCAACGCAGCCAGCGTAAGTTCAAGGCTCTGGAACGTGCCCTGACTAACAACCTCCTCGACATCGTAAAGTCTCCGTCGGTGTACCTGCTCAGCGAGACTGGCAGCGTCACCAAGGAGCTTGCGATGAATTCGGCGAGCCAACTCGGCACGTCGACTCCCTCGTGGGACGGTGCCGGCGGCGGTGGCTTTGCCGTCAGTGCTGGTGCCACGGGTGCTACGGGTGCTACGGGTGCTACTGGCCCGGCCGGCACGTGATTCAACTTTGACTGTCTGAAACGCGGAAGGGCTGGCCGTTTAACGGTCAGCCCTTTCTGTTTGTATACTGATAAAAACGGAGCACACACATGGCTGTCATCGCGACCCCGACGTCCCACCCGCTCGTGCCCTGCTGCGACAATCGCAACACGGAGCAGGTTTTAACGCCTGTAGCCTGTGCCGGCCAAAACGTTATTACGGCCCCGGTTTCCGAGCAGAACGGGCAGCCGCTACTCGGCCGTATGAAGGCTATTTCGATCGGGCAGGGCCAGTGTGCCACGATTGACTGGCAGATGGTGGACCGCGACGGCGTGCCCGTAAACATGTCTGCGTGCGACGAGTTGCCGTATAAGGTCGTGCTGCGGCTCAAGGAGCAAATCTCGCTGGGCAACTCCAAGCCCGTCCAACAGGTCGACGCCACGGTGACAGACGCCGCAGAAGGCCGTGTCAGCGTTAATCTGACTAAAAACATGGTCGGCATCCCCGGCATCTATTACGCCGAGATGGCCCTGATCAATGTGCCGGCGGAAGAAGCCGACCAGCCGTGCATCATCTTCTCGAACACGTTTTATTTGATTATTAACCGAGGCACACTGGGCAATGACGGCCGCAACGGTGGTCCGCCCAGTATCGCTGAAATCAGGCTCCACCTCCGCGACTCGTCTCCCGGCGAAAGCTATTTGCTGGAAAACCTCATGTTCGACGACGCGGAGATTGCCCTCGCTATCGCCCGGCCGGTTATGTACTGGAATGAGGTGCCACCGCCGCTGGGCCGTAACTACAACACCCAGAACTTCCCGTTTAGATATCATTGGCTTGAAGGCATCTGTGCCAACCTGTTCTTAATGGTGGCCGAGCAGTTCCGCCGCAACCAGCTTTCGTATCAGGCCGGCGGTATTGCGGTAGACGACCAGAACAAAGAGGGCAGCTACGAGCGTGCCGGCCAGACTCGGTGGCAGGCATATCGGGAGTGGGTGCGGGCGACGAAAGCCAGTATTAACCTCGAAAGCTGCTACGGCGAGGTTGGGTCGAACTACAAGTACAGTGCCTACACCGACGCCATACGCATTCGGTATTAAACGCCCCTGTTACAAAACGTCGGCTAAAAATATTTTTAGCCTAGGTTTTGACACACCTAAATAGGGGGCTGAAGGCTGGCATATTAGGTAGTGCCGTTTATCTGTTCGGCACCGCCCCGCGGCGTTTGTCTGCGGCGGCCATTTCCACCACCTGTAGGAGTTGGCATGAAATCGGTCAATACAGCCACGCAGCAAACGCTGGAAAACTTTCGGAAGAAGGCGGCGGACCTGCCGTGGTCCGCACACCCGTACGCGGCGAGCCGCAAGGGCCTCGACCGGCTCGGTAAGACCGAGTGGGACGAGGAGCACCGCAACGGAGCGATCGGTGCGATGACTATCTGGATCGCCAGCATCGTTGGCAATTCGCTGGCGTCGACGATGAACGAGATCGTGGCCCTCATGCGAATCGCTGCCGAGACGGGCGACGAGGAACACAAGAAGGCTGCGGACGAGATGGCGACCTCGATGAACTTCCTTGAGTCTGTCTGCAGCAGCTTCATGGAAACCGTCGACGCACAGTACATCGCCGAGCAGATTTTCGAAGACGGCGTGAAGATGGAAAAAGAGCGGGCCGAAGAAGAGGCTGCGGCAGAGGCTGCAAAGGCAAAGGTGAAAGCCTTCGCCGAGCAGTTGAAGCAGAAGGCCGACGAGCCCAAGCCGGCTGTCGGAACGGTCCATCGGAAGTGGGAGCCCAGTGCAAACTGAGGCCCGCCCGAGCAGTTGCAAAACGTTTTAACGTTTAAACGTCACTCCGGCTTCGGCCCGGGTGACGTTTTTTTTAGCTATCAGCCGCGGCTAAATAATCGGCCAAATTGCGGCATATTTGTTGTGGCACGATTTTCTATTCCTACATAGGAGGCTGGCATGTCTGTTGAAACATTGCTCCCCAACTACCACGCTCGCCGTGGTGAGGGTTTGGCGGCTAAGTGGCTGGCGTCGATCACGGCGACGATGCGAGCGGTACTGCTCGTCGGTTCGCCCGGCACCGGCAAGACCTTCTTCGCCGATTGCTTCGCCCGCGGCAGGGGGGCGATGCACTATTTCATTCCCTGCCATCCTTGGTTGACAAATGAAGAGGTCAATCAGGGCGTGGATATCGGGAAGGTCGCCGTTGGTGTTAATCACGCCGACGAGGCCTACATGGACGGTCAGCTTCTCCGGGCTGTTAAGGCCACGAAGCACCACGACGTAGTTGTGACCCTCGACGAGGTGGAAAAAGCCGGATCGAGGTTCTATCCGCTGATCCTCGATTTCCTGCAGCATGGTCGGGTGCCGGACGCTCGGCATCACATGCATCAGGCAGACCTCAAGAGGATGTTCGTCGTCCTCACGGCAAACGAGGAGGGCGATATCCCGGAGGCTGTGAAGCGTCGCTGCTTCCGGGTAACGATGGAGTTCTTGCCGGAGAACATCGAAACCGACGTGCTTCGCAAGAGCACGGGGGCTCCATCGCAGGCGTGTCGCCTCATCGTTCGCATGGCTAACGCCGTGCGAACCAAGGGCGAGTCCAAGCCGAGCCTGCAGGAGTTGCGTGAACTCCTGAAAGCTCGTGACTTGGTCGCTTCGGTCGAGGACACCGAAGCCCTGATCGACGCCTTTCTCGTGAAGGCCGATAAGGACCGAAAGGCCATCGAGCGGGAGGTTAAGTCTCCCGGGGCCGTCCTCTACGGCGAGTTCAAACGCCGATGAGTTAAACAGGGGCCAGATTCTGTGGCGGGAATCTGGCCCCTTTTATTAACGCCACGAGAAAGGAGTTGGCAATGTCGCTCACATTGCGGCAACTGCAGAAGTGTTTCTCTGCCGCTGAACGCGGCATTGCTTTCGGCGGCGTGTACGACAGCGACGTCGAATCCGCTCTCGGGAGGCTTGGGGCTTTCGTCACCGGCGTAAACCGGTGGCGTCGGGCTAACGTCTTGCGGGACGGCGGCCTGTTAAACGCCTGCAAGTGCTACGAGTGCAAAAAGGCTGGCACCATCGTCCCGGATGTTCGCCGCCTCGCTGACCGCTGGGCCCGCGAATACGGGCCGAACGCGGACCTGCTCGAAGTTATCGAGCAGGAGCGGGCCAAGCAGCAACCGCCGCAGGGCCAGCCGGGCCAGAACCAGCAGGGTCAGGGGCAACAGAGCCAAGCCCAGCCGGGGCAAGGGCAGTCTGGCCAAAGCCAACAGAGCCAAGCCCAGCCGGGGCAAGGGCAGTCTGGCCAAAGCCAACAGGGCCAAGGTCAGCAGGGGCAGGGGCAGTCGGGTCAGGGGCAGCCGCAACCGTCCAGCCAAACGCAGACGACCGGTCCTGCGTCTGGCGGTGACGGCGAAGCTAACGCTGAACCTACACCCCCGCCGCCGGCTCCGACCCCGCCGCCCAAACCGCAGCCGAGCCCCCAGCAGAAAGCCCTTGAGGCGGCCAAGAGAGAGTTGAAAGACGCTCTGGAAGCCGCGGCCAAAAACGGCAAAAAGCCGGGGACAGACGCCGCGGTTAAAGCGGCAAAACGTAAATTGGGACAGGCCCGCAAAAAGCTTTCGTATAACTCGAAAGCCCAAGCAGCCGGCGTCTCCCTCACCGCTCGGAAACAAGTTTCGCGGGGCCTTGGCCGCCTGCAAAACGTTTCCCAGAAGTTGAGGAATCAGATGGCCGAACTGATCAATCGGCTCGTTGAGCATGGCGGGACCGTGGGTGAAACCACGGGACCCGTACCTGTCTTGAGTGCATCAAAGTTGGTTAAACGGATGGTTGTCCGCCGTCCGCTCCCCAACGCACTCAAGGAAGATACGGTCGCCGGCCGCCCGGTGGTCCTCTTTCTTCCCGACATCTCGCCGAGTTGTGCGGAGCAGGCCCAGCCAGCCTGCGACCTTGCCAACGCGGCGGGCTACGCCGGAGTCGCAGGCTCCGACGTGCTGGTGCTTCCCCACTTTAACGGCGGCGTGGACTCCAGCGAAGAGTACATTCCGTGGTTTAACGGGAGGCCCGCGGCCACAAGCCCCCGAGAGGCCGAACGGCTTTTTGAGGAAGTGTGCCGCGGCGAGAGTAGTTACAGGGTTCGTGTTGTCGTCATGCTTGGCGACCACCACGCGGTCGACCGTTACGGGGAGATCGCAGAACTACGGTCTGTAACCCGAGTGCTCTGGCTTCATAACTGGGCGACATCCAGTGGAAGACCCGAGCCGACCGTACCCAATCTGCTTCCAAATTGGAGACCGGAAGCGATGGAAAAACTGAGCATGGCGATTGGTTGCGTTGACCAGTCTCGGATGCTCAGGGGCTTTGACTTGGCCCTGAAGATGAAATGACGTAGGCGGCTCCTGAAAGGAGGTCGAAGATGCCCTTTCCCTAACTATGAATACGTTTAATACGCCCTTGGAGCGACGCTTGTTCCGTCGTCGCTCTGGGGGCTCGTCGCTTTAGGCGGTACTGGTCCGAACGGAACAAAGGCTTTCGTAGGTGAAGCCCTTGGACAAAAAGCCTGTGTCTTGTCGGCACAGGCAGCCTCGGGGTGGTTGGCAGCAGCACCCTTATTGTGAAATCGAGTCCGAATACCGGGACGTCGGGAAACCGAAACGCCGGTAAGTTCTTTGAAAGTAACAAACTGTTTTCTGCCCAGATCGTAGGTTGCCGAAACTCTGATGGGATTGTTCGGAGACTGTAAATCTGGGTGCCGCCTAAATTTACGCCACGCTCGCATGGCCCAATCCTGTGCGAGCATGTTTTCTCGTTGTACCCCCTGTCCACAGCCCTAGGGCGACCGACGTTGTGGTGTTGCCGTCACGGCCGGTAAACAACGAGCCCGTAACACAGTGAACTGATTGTGTGTGACAATCAGGTGTTAACGGGGGATGGCCGGTCGGGAAGAAGCTAGCCTTCCCGACCGGCCCACATTTCACTCAAGCCCCCAGACCATTGGGGGCTTTTTTTAGCTATTCGAGCGGCTCTAAATAACCGACAAAAACAGGGTATATCATATGAGGAACCTAGCATTCCGGCGATATGTATCGTCGGCTAGCAGTACTCCCCAGAGTCTTTGGGTAAAAGACTTTGCCTTAAGGAGGGCAATAATGACGACAATGACCCAGACTCAGCGGTCGGCTGAAGAGCGTTTCGCCAACGACCTCTTTGCGATGGAGACGCACGCAATGGAGTGCCATCGCAATTTCGGCCCCAGCGAAACAGTCAAGCGAATCTTCACCGAGACGCTGGATTGTGTTCGTACGTGCGTGCGGTGCGAAGAGACGATTGCCGAGTCGGCACACCTTCGCGGCGACATGCACGAATACGGCATCGCGTGGGAACGTGTGATCCACGGCACGGAAATCGCGAAAATGCTGGAGAACTGCCTGAACCGGTGGTTCTAAGCATTGACAATTTGTAGGCAGCGGAGGCGACGGCTCCGCACGCGTAAGCGTTTTTTTTTTAGCTATCAGCCGCCCGCTATAATCAAGCCATGAGCCAAGCACGTATTTTCCCATTTCGTCGTGTATCGGTAGACCACATGGTACGCGGCGTTTCCCGCGTCTGGTGGCAGTTAGAGAAACTGTTTAAAGAGCCCGGCCCCTACGTTTTCCAGCTTCAATTTGGCCGGACGGGGCTTCGGGACGCGACTGACTGGGTCGACGTCGGCCAGCCTGTCACGAATGGATATTTCGCTTTAGACCCGGCGTGGCGTGAGGCCGGCTACACGTTAATGACGCATTATCGCGTCAAGCTCACCACGCCGCAGAATGTATACATCTCACAGGCCGCCAACGTCTTCGGCGAGTTAACAGAACGCGACTGGGTGCTGTCCCGCGAAATTATCCGCAAAGAACAACTGCGGCATCGGCTGGTCTCGATACCCGGCTATTTAATCAAACCAATGCGGTACGGCGTTCCATGCCCCCGCTGCCGCGACGAAATGTCGAGCGAAGTCACTGACGCCAACTGCCCGGTCTGTAATGGCACGGGTTTCGAGGTGGGATATCACCCTGCCCAGCCGATGCAATGCTGGGACCTGTCGCCGCAAAACGAGCAGAGCGATGTCGGAGAGCCGAAAGGCACTACCCGCGAAAACCCGTATGTCGAAGCCAGAGTCATTGGCTTCCCCGGATTAAATAAAGATGACATTTGGGTGAACGGCTCGTCGGACGAACGCTGGGTGGTTGAGAGCATTCAGGTCGCTGCGGCCCTCCGCGGCGTGCCCGTCATCTATCAGGTGCGTATGGGCCTGATGCCGTTCAGCAACAGTATTTATGCAGTAGAGATCGGTGGCGAGCCGTCGGTCAGAACCGGGCCCACGCTTCCGATGGCTGGCTGCGGCGACATACCGGTCGACCAAGACTACGGCGGTTTAGACGAACTGGCCTACACACTCACCGACGGCTGCGGTGTTGTGGGAGCAGACGTGTATATTTTTCGGAAGGCGGTCTTTGACGCAAACGGCGTAAACGTTAACCGTAATTTGGCCGTCGCGAAGACGACGACCCGCGTGAACGGCCGCTGGACCCGATCTATCAAACTCGATCCCGGCGACTACGTTATTCTGTTTGAAAAGGCGGGGGAATATGGGCCGGACACCAAATCCGTGACTGTAACCGTGCCAGAAGAAGACTTAGTGCCGACATATGTGCCGCAATTCCCGCTCGGCGAGACGGACGCCGAAGGTGACCCGTCATTCTTCAAGACAGAAGACGATAAAATTCTTAGTACCCCAGAAAGCGGCGTAGTTTACGACGTAAAGCCTGCCGGCGACCCAGACGAGGAGTTCTGGCGGATATGACACCGGCACCGCAATTTCCCGGAAAGAAAATATCGCTGTACGGCAAGAAGATCGAAATGTTGCCGAAAATCAGTTTATTTAAGCCGGACAAGAAAAACCCGTTAAAAGCCGGCGTAAAATTTTGGCCGGAAACAGAGGACCAGACAGATGACGAATTGCCCGAATCCCAATGACGATCATCTGGAGGGCGAATTTCCAGACGGCAGTACCACAGAAAACCGCGTCGAAAAGGTAAGCTCGCTCTGCTCTTACGGCATGCGGCCCCATGTAATGACCGGCTTTTTGCGGCAACTATTAATTGGTCACTTTTCGGACCCACAAAATATTGAAGACCCCAAAGTCCGCCGGCACGTAAAAGAGATCGGGGGATGGCGGGAGTCAGATAGTGGTTTGAATCCGGGCGGCATTTTGATAGAAAGTATTACACGCTGGGCACCGAATACAGCGGACAAGCGGCCGGCTGTGCTCATTAAAAGAAACAGTTGGCAGTGGAATTCTAAAGTAATTGGTGACAGAGCGGTTTCGAACTACTATACTGGAGAAGTTAGTTACTCGGGGTTCTGGGAGGGCAGCCATACACTTTTTTGCCTGTCGCAGAACGGAGCCGAAACAGAATTTTTAGCAACGGAGGTTGTTAAGTTTTTAATCCTTTTCTCGCCAATGATCAGGGAGCAGATGAACTTCTTCAAGTTCTATGTGTCTGAGGTCGGAGGTGTTGGAGAAGTACAAGAGGCGACGCAGGGATATGCCGTCCCCGTCACCGTCGCGTATGTGGCCGAAGAAGCTTGGTCGCTTCAGCCCCTCGCACCGCGTCTTAAGCGGATTGTCTTCAAGGCATCAGATTTGTTGTCAGGTTAAATTAACGAGGTGTTTTTTTGTTGCACGAGTGGTTGTGTATACTACTCGAACGCACTGACCCCGCACACAAATAACTGAGGCATGGAGGCCTTCGTATGTCTAGTTACGTAAAACCACAAGTATTAGTCTTCCAAGAGTTCCGCATCGTTCCGACCGAAATCACGGAACCGCTGCGTGCTCATATCGCCGGTGCCCACGCTATCCTGCACCGCTATAGCGATCGCGACGAGAAGAAGACGATTCTGCTCGGCCAGTACGACCGTCTGAACGACGTCTGCTATGGCTGGCCGCAGCGTCGTCCGGGTTCGATCGTCGACCTTGCTTACGCCAAGGTCTATATGGACGACGCCCTGCTCAAGTATTTCGAGCACGACCTGCAGAGCACCTACACCCGTATCACTACGGTTGAGGGCAAGTTCAATTGGATTCAGTCCGACGACCTTTCTTTCAAGTCCAATACCTCGGCCTACCCGCGTAGCAGCGACTTCCTCGACCGCGACGTGAAGGCCGGTGACGTTGTATATCTCCGCACGGTTGTCGACCGTGACGGCGACTGCCTCGAAGTCGAACTGTGGACCGAAGTGGTCGGTTTCGCCTCGGACCTCGTGCCGTCGCTGATCAAGCCGGCCGAAGCCGACGACGACAACCAGCCCAATACGGCCTACTACGTCGACGAGCCAGACGCGGATAACAACTACCTGCAGGTTGCGGGTCGTGTTAACTGCATTAAGCTTGTTGAGGTTGACGGCTCGGATTACAGCGGCATCCAGAGCGGTGACGTTGAAGAAGAGTACACGATTCAAGTTATCAAGAGCACGATCTCGGGCTGCAACGCGGCTCGCCTGCGTGTTCGTTCGGCGTCGAGCCGCGATAATGTCGAAGAAGTCCAGCCGGCCGATTTCGGCGAGTGGACCAACATCGGCACCCGCGGCCTGCGTGTGAAGTTCGACCTGACCGACGTCGAAGGCTGCCTTGAAGCTGCCGCGGCGAACGAAGTTGTTTATGACAACTTTGTGACCGGCCAGAAGTGGGTGGTGAACGTCAAGCAAGAGTTCAATGCTACGGAAGTCGACTCGGCCGCTGACGGTCAGTTCGAAGTCCAGCCCGACGGCGACATCGCTGGTGCCTACAACGGTGCCAAGAATGACGTTTATATCGTCGAGGTCACCAAGGGCGGCACGTTCGACGCGGTGGAAGACGGCGACCTCGTCGGCTTCCCCGAGATCACTGTGCGTACGGTGAAGGGCCTCGATTTCTCTGGTCCGACCGAAGTGGTCGAGAACGGCGGCGAGGTTGGCATCGGCACGAACGGCGTGAAGGTTGTCATCAAGGCTCCGGGTAAGGTCGAAGCGATCGACCTCGACAACGGCGGCAGCACCTACGAGTCTGCCCCGACTGTCGTGCTCAGTGCCCCCGACGATCCGACTGGCGTTCAGGCCACTGCGACCTGCACGATCAATCAGGCCGGCTCGGTAAACAGCATCACCATCACCAACCCCGGTAGCGGCTACTACAACCCGCCGTCGGTGACGTTCGAGGGTGGCGAAGGCACGGGTGCGGTGGCTCAGGCGTTCATCGACGCCAAGCTCCGCAAGGGTGACAAGTTCTACGTGGCTGTGGTTTCCAGCAAGGCTGGTCCGGTCCGTAAGCTCATCCTCCGTGACGATCTCCCCTCGGAGATGCGTGACACCTACATCCGTGCCTCGACGGTCAAGACCCCTGTCCGCGTTGTTGCTGACACGAACATCACGCTGTCCGGTCTTCAGAATATCGACGGCGTTATGGTTGAGTCTGGCAACCGCGTGCTCGTCGTCAACCAAGACGAAGAGACCGAGAACGGTGTTTACGTCGCGGCTGAGGGGGCTTGGACTCGTGCCACGGACGCTGACACCACGCAAGAGCTTGTTAAGAACATTTACTTCGGCGTCACCGCCGGTGTCACCTACGAGGGCTCGGGTTGGGTTCTGACCAACTCCGGCTCCGTAATCCCCGGAACCACGCCGATCCGTTTCCAGCGTGACGACGAAGCCATCGACGAGCGGTACGTGCCGCTCGATCTGAAGCTGTTCATCAAGGACAACATCGAGATTTCTCGCGTTCGTCCCGAAGCTGACCAGCTTACGAACTACTGGTTCGAAGACACGCAGGTCTGCGTCCAAGAGGGCATCACTGCCTATCACCCCGAGTGGACCTCGGCTGGTGCTGAGCAGCCGCTGCCTGTCGAGAAGGGCAAGGTTTACGCCGAGTATCGTGAGTTCTTGGCCGAACTCGCCGACGAGGTTAACTCGATCAGCGACGTGGCCGACCTCGACGATATCGCCGGTCAGCTTCACCCCGATAACCCGCTGAAGTGGGGCGTCTACAAGGCCCTCTCGAACAGCAACGGTACGGTCGTGAAGTACACCGCTGTGGCTCATCCGGTGGAATACCACCCGGAGAACTACCGCGTCACCGGCCCAGACCTCGATAGCTGGGTGCAGGTCCTTGAGCGTATCAAGGGTCGCGACGATATGTACAACCTGATCCCGCTGACTTACGACCGCCTTGTGCAGAACCTCTGGGCTGCCCACGTCGGTGCCGAGTCGAACGAGATCGCCAACAACTGGAAGGCGGCCTTCTTCTCCCTCAAGGCGGAGCCGAAGCAACTCGTCGTTGGTCAGAATGCTCTGATCGGCGGCGTGCTTGGCAACGTCATGGAAGACGAGATGCTGGCCACCCTGAAGGACGACCCGAACGCCACGGGCAGCCAGTTCACGCTGCTGCAGGTGCCGACGGGAACGAACTTCGCCAGCGGCTACTTCATCACCAACGACGTTCGCCCCGGCGATATCGTTCGTTACAACTTCTCGGTCGATCAGTTCGGCGAGGAGCAGTACGAAGAGTACGTGGTGGATCAGGTGCTGTCGGAAAACTCGCTGCTCCTGTACACGGGTGCTGACGCGGCCGTGACGGTTCCGCAGCGGTTTGAAATCTGGCACAACCGTAACCGTAACGAGGTTGCGGAAGACCTCGCACAGCAGGCCGGTTCGCTCTCGAACCGTCGTATCTGTGCGGTGTGGCCCGATCAGGTCGGCGAGGCCGGTATCACCCAGCCGGGTTACTACCTTGCCGCTGCTCTGGCCGGTCTCGTCTCCGGCGTGGTGCCCCACCAGCCGCTGACGAACGTCGAGGTTGCCGGTTTCGACGACTTCACTCGGTCCTACAAGTACTTCAATGAAACGCAACTGAACCGCATGGCAGAAGCCGGCGTGTGGATCGTCACGGAAGACCGCGACGGCACCCCGCACACCCGCCACGCCCTGACGACGGACAACCTCGACCTGAACCGTCGGGAAGAGATGATCCGCCGCAATGTGGACTCGATGTCGTACCTGTTCCTGCGTCGTCTGCGTCCGTTCATCGGCCGCACCAACGTCCAGCCGGGTATGCTGCGTCGCCTGAAGTTCGAAGTGGAAACGATCATTAACTTCCTCGCCAATAACGGCAATACGGAAGAGCTTGGTTCGCAGTTAATCTCGGGTGAAATCCGAAAGCTGCAGGTTCACCCGCTGTTGAAGGACCGGATTGAGATCGTGCTCGACCTCGTCGTGCCGGCTCCGCTCAACAACATCGAACTGCACTTGGTCGTCTGACACACATTAGAGTTCTAAGGAGTTAACACTATGCCATCGGTCTTTCAAGGAAAAAGTCAGGCTCTCAACGGCGTCATTCGGGCGGAAGACGTAACTCTTCAGTTCCCGGGTGCTGCCGGCGGTGCGGACGGTGCGTTGGTCCAGCAGGCCCAACTCACGTGCGAACGAACGGTAAACATGATCTATGAGATCGGTTCGCCGAAGGTGTACTACGTCGGCGACCGTCGCCGTGGTACGGCTCAGTTCAGCCGCATCGTGGGTGGCTCGGCAACGTTCAAGAACATGATCCAACAGTTTGGCGACATCTGCAAAGCGACGAACAACCACATCGACATGAAGGTGGGTGCGACGTCTTGCGGTGGAACCAAGGGCGAGATGAATTACAAGATGCTCTCGGCGACGTTAAACTCGCTCGGAGCCTCGGTTACGGCTCAGGACATCGTGGTCACGGAGAGCATGGGCTTCATGTTCGTCGACCTCGAATACACCTGATTTAGCTGGTTAATTACCATCCTATACCGACAAACGGCGGTTGCGGTTTCCGCAGCCGCCGTTTAAGGTATATGGGCCTATGGCCCGGGGCTTTACGCCCGTAAAAACACCATTTGGTGGACAATATGAGTGCAGATAAGCAGCCGAGTAGGTCGGTCGGTACGACCCCGTCTACTTCCAACCAGTACTTTAACGACCCGACGCTCGCGACTCGTCGGCTGCAGAACTATACGCAATTTGCCGGGCGTGGCACCACAGCAGCATACGGTGCCCATCTTCATCCGGCCGCTGACCCGTACAGCAATCAGGTTGGCTTTAAAACGGGTTTCATGGATACCGGCCGGATGCTCACCGGCATCATTCAAGACGGCACGGCGATTGCCAACATGTATATCGTGCACCCAGATCACGGGCACAACCCCGTACTGGCCACGGCAGTGACACACGGCAGTTCGTCGGCCTTCGGCTCCACCGAGCTTAACACGTACGTCCCCGGCACCCGCGTCATTGTGATGGTGCAGGATAAAGACAACAAAGCCTTTATCGTCGGGGCGATCCCGCACACGCTGGAGTGCGGCAAACGTGCGTTTCAAGACTATATCTCGCAGGCGTCCCGGAATCGGGTGGATGACGCCCACAAGAAGCACATTAAGCAAGAGAAAAGCTCGGGCATGGCCGATTACAGCAACTGGCGGCCGTATGACGCCACGCTGGGCGGCGAATGGGGTGCGATCACGTCCACGGGTGCTCGGGTCTCTCTGGACGATTTCATGTTCCAGACAGCCATTAATGAGTTCACAGGCGTGTTCGGGTTCTATCACGACAACATGCTCCGCGTCGCCGGTTACAACATGCAGGTCTGGACGGCCGGCAGCGAGCGTGACTCGTACATGGATCAGGCGGAGTGCAACGACTCGCAGGGGTACACGCCGTATCCGTGGGAAGGTATGGGCGTGCTTATCCCCGGCCCGCCGATTATTGAGGAATACGAGCCGGGCTGCTATCACTGTTTTAAAGAAAAGCCGTTTTATTCGCACTGGGAAAACAAGCACGAGTTTGCTCAGCCGTATCATCGCACACAAGTGTTTCAGGGTTATCTTGGGCAGGGGCACCGGGCTATTGTTCACGCCCCGCCGCCCGGCAAGGATCGCTGGACGTACAAGGGCCAACCCGGCGGAAAGGGCCCGACGCCATATGACTCTCAAATCGAGTCATCAAAGGGGGCCAAGGACAACTGCAAAGGCGGCCCGGACAAAGACAAAGACCACGATCCGCAGCCGGTCTACGGTTTAAACGAAATAAACAAAGCTCTCGACGGTCGCATCTTCATGGCGTCCGCAAAGGGCGTGCACATCGCAAAGCGTGTTCTGCTCCCGTTCCCACAGCGGGAAAAGCGGCCCGAAGACTACCAGAACGGCGACGAGGCTGAGAAGAATTATAAGGCCGCCAGTAAGTACGGCAGCGGGCCGGATCACGAGATCACCGGCACGATTATCACGACCGACGAGCAGTATCCCAACCTGCAGCGGGCCACGGCCGTGCTCGACATGCACGGGTACTTATACAACTATTCCGGCCTGCACGCCTTCTACTGGCACGCCAAAGACTACAAGACGTGGGAGCAGCAGGAACTCAAGTACGCCGACGTCAACCAGAAGATTCCCAAGTTCCCGCAGTTGATGTCGTCGAAGATGTACCTGAAAGAAGAAGAGCCCAAAATCTTCAAGATCGACCACAGGTACGACAAGAAGCCGCAGAAGTTCTACGAGTCTGAGAGCTATATCTCGCTGCTCGAAGACGGTGGCATCTGCATCGGCGACGGATACGGCGGCGAGATTCGTATGACCGGCGGTTGTGTGTTTATCTCGGCTCCGGGCGACGTATGGCTCAAGGGCGGCCGTGACGTGCAGGCGTGGGCGGGCAGCGACTTTATTGTCCGAGCTAACAATACTGTTGATATCTCGGCGACTGAAAAGAACGTTCGTATCAAGGCCGAACGCAACGTGCTCGTGCTCGCCGGAAACGACACATCCGACCGCGAGGGCGGCATTCTGCTGGAAAGCCGCGGCAAGACCATTGAATACGACTTTGAGGAGTGCGGCGAAAAGATTAGGTTTGCCGGCGTGGTTGCCCGAGCCCCGTACTCCAACGTCGTCGGGCTGGCGAAGAACATCTATCTGCGAACCGGCGGCGGAAAGATTCAGGACGGCGACATCACCATCGACGCCGCACAGGCTCGCCGCGATATCCTGACCAAGTCAAGAATGCTGTATCACTTCATTAAGAACGCGGCTTTCCACTTTTTTGGTTCCGGCGGCGAGGGCTGGTCGACCAATAAAGCCAACATGTTCTCAAAGAATTTTACGCTGCTCTGCGGCCCCATCGGCACAGACGCCGACCTGATTATGGACGGCAACATTCTGGCTCGCGGAAGCTGCCTGCTGACCAAGGGGCACATATTTACCGAAGTTGCTGCCCGCGGGCTTATCTTTGTGGCTCCGTGCGACGGCGACTGCCAAGGTCAAGTAAACGCCGCAATCGACCTTATCGCAGAGCTTATTAACACAACCATACCCAAGATCGGAGACGCGGTCCACGACGCTCAGATCAAGCAAATCTGGTACATAGATAAGCGGGCCGGCAACAACCGCGTGATGACGATTATGGAGTTCTCGTTCCGCAAAGACGAGGATTACAACATCCCTGACTTTCTGCTGTACGAAGACCGCTGGCAGCAGATGGCCCGCATCGGCGGCGAGATACCCGACAAATGGACTGAGAAGCCCGTCAAAGCAGAAGCCTGCGGCGTGCCCACATATCCGTTCCCCGGCAAGAAGTGGTTACAAGACCAACCGGCGTACAAAGAACAAGATTTCAAGATCGTGCAATTTCAAAAAGGTGGATTTATTGATCTTGAACGCGGCAAAGCTCCGGGTCTTGCCGGGCCGTACCGCAACCCCGAGTTCAAGTCGCCGCAGGACAAGATTATTAACGGAAACTACATCATCACACCCCGCCCTAAGACTTAGTGAGGTTAAAACATGGAACTGGTTGAAAACGTCTACGTCTCGGATTTCACAAAAGCCACGCTCGGGCAGTTCGGGTGGAAGGAGGGCGACGCCATCCCTGCAGACCTTGGCCAGTTGATGATCAAGATGAAAGAGACGCTGCCGATCTCGAAACGCTCCGACGTCCTGATTGACCAAGATGTCATGAGCGAAGAACAGATCAAGCAAATCAAAGACATGCTCCGTGAAGCCCGAGACCTTGGTCGCAAGAAGAAGCGGGCCGAAGAACTCGAAGAGCAGACGAAGAACATGGCCCCGGACGTCGCCGAGGTATACAAACAGCTTGAATCCGAGCCAATGATCGTTGACGACCGCGACGAGAACGGCGAAACAACCGAACCAGTAGCCACTGAACCAGCGGCCGTCGAAGAAAAGCCGGCTTCTGAGCCTGCAAAAGAACCGACCGAAGAAAAGCCGAAAGAGACGGTCGACCCGGCGTTGGTCGTGTTCTGCCCACGATGCGGCTGGGACATGCGGCAGAAGTTTGATGTCGTGCCGACTGATCGCGAGAAGGAAGACTTCCTTGCGACCCTGCTCGGGGGCGTCCGGTTCAAGAAGAAGTACGAACTCTTTGGCGGGCGGATCGTGGTGACATTCCGCAGCCTGCTGGCCGAAGAGAACAAACTGATTTATCGTCAGCTTGTACTCGACCAGCAGAATAACAAGGTCGCAACCGAGGCCGAGTGGTTCGTTCAGATGATGGACTACCGGCTGGCGTGCTCGCTTGAGTCTGTAGCCGACAAATCCGGCAAGGTTCTCATGATCATCCCGCTGTTGGAGGAGATGGCATTTGAGCCGAACAAGGACGAGCCGCTGGCCACCCCGCTGCCGAAGCAACTGGAATTAATCAACAAAAACATGGCTCAAGAGGCGACTCGCCGGCTTGTCGGGACGCACCTCCGACAATTCCAGCGGCTGGTCGAAGCTCTCGAAGCCATGGCTCTTGAGCCAAATTTTTGGAACGGGATCGAATAGCAGCCTACATGGTGCGGGCTGCAGTATCGGGGGCAGTTGACTACTCCCGAGCCGATCCCACGGATAATAAGTGGCGGATTAAGCACCGGCTCCTGCTGCTGGAACTTCAGCGGCGGGAAGACCAGCACGTGCTGGAACATAGGCACCGCCATTGGTGTGCCTATCTGGCCCACGGCTCGCTGACCGAGGAAAGTTTTGCCAGCGTCAAAAAAGACGCCGGCGAGACGCTGCAGGAATTACAGGGGCTTATTTTCCCGTGGAATGTTAAAGAAAAAACCGAAGAAGAGAAAGAGATCGAAAAGCAAGACAAAAACAGTAAAATAGACGCTGAAAGCCGCAAGATGATCGAAAAATATAAAGTCTGGCGGGCTAACAAAGAGGGGGGACAGTAATTAACATGCCTGATCCATTACTGTACCCAACTCCGTATTCACCCGGACAAATAGCGTTTAATAACAACGCCGAACTGTCCCAACTGGTAACCATGTTCGCTGGCCCCCTGCTTGGCAGCATGGCCGGCCCCGGGAACTTTGTGCCCCACATGATGCCCGGTCAGGCCCTCATGGACCAATTCGCCATGAGGAACTATCAGAACCAGACCAGAAATGCGTCGCTGAATCTGGCACAGGCAGGGCCGCAGAATCAAGATGTAGCCAACCGGCTGCTGGGCATTCGGAGCATGTTTACTGGCTCAGCCGCGACAGACATGAATCGGGAGCAGGCCATGCAAATGGCTCAGGTACTTAACAACCCGATGACCAAGACGTTTGCGGGCATGATGATGGGTGCGGAAAACGTCGAGATGATGCTGCACGGCTCCCGCGGCGACGTGCAGAGTCTCGGCAATACCGTTAACCGCTTGGGTTACTTTCAAAAAGACCCGAGCGGCAATAACCGGATGGACGCTAACTCGCTTGAAGACCTCACTACGGGCGTGTTTTCGCATTTATATGAGCCGCAGGGCGACACAGAAAAACTTGCCGCGACAGCCCGAGCCGGCGGCGACGCCGGACTTGCGGCCACGCAGCGGCTGCAAAAAGCGGCTAACATGGAACACGTCAACGTCGTTAGCGACGCAGCCGTGCAAAAACGTTTAGAGGACGCCGGGGCCCCACGCGTCGACGCTCTGTATAAAAAATACGTACAAGGCGGCACCGCTACCGACACAGCAACGCAAGCGAAAGAGTTAACAAAGTTTGACCGAGCGATTAAAGAGTCGCGGGTGCTGCTGGACGAAGAAGCCACAATCGGTCAACTAGAGACCGCGGCGTTCAAACAACCGACAGCCGAGATGCGTGGGCTGACAGCGGGACAAGCTGGTCAGCTTATGGAGAATTTGTTCCAGCGGGGCGTTCTGCCGCAAACGGTCGGCAATCTCGATGCCAAGGGCAAGGTTTCTGCCATTGCGGAGACCAAGCTTGATGATGCCACGCTGCAGCGGCTGGCCGAAACGATGGCCCGCCGGCAGCTTACCGAGAAAAATGAAACCAACGCCGCCGGTAAAAAATTCACGGATATGACGGCGACAGAGCAGAAACAAGAAATTGAGGCATTAGCGAACAAACAAGGTGGGACTAAAGAGCAAATAAACGCCACGAGGGCAGAAGCTGAAAGAACAGCACGGGGCGGCGTCGGGGCAAAATCGGCAGAAGACGTTATGCAAATGGTGGGCGGAGAAGCTCTTGCCAGCAACGTAGACGCCAGTCGTGTGTCGTCGCGGATAAAGGATTACGCCGACTCGATTGCCGCCGTGCGTGATATCTTTGGCGACAACGGCAATTCGAACGCCCCGATGCCGGCCTTGATGGCGGCTCTCGACCATTTAACGCAGGGCGGCATGGGCCGTATTAATCCTGCACAAATGGCGACAACGCTGCGACAAATGCAAAGCATGGCCCGCGACACGGGCACGGGAATGCAACAGTTAGCCGCGATATCGGCTCAAGCTGGGGCGATGGGGCAGCAACTTGGCATCGCCCCGTCAATCACGATGCAAAACGTGGCGATGTCGATGGGGCTGACAAAAACAGCCACAGAACGCGGCTCGTTTAGCAACAACGCACCGGGCGGCATGTCGAGGGAGCAGTTCCAGCAAGAGGCGGTCACGAGACTGCAACAAGGTGACGCGTCTGACAATGCAAAAGCCATGGCCGCGATGCGACGCGTCTATCAGGCCGACCCAGAGAAATTCAAGGGCACAGAACTTGAAGCTGCTGTCACGCAAGGCTACGAAGATCGGGCGTCTGGCGGTAAATACACATACAAGGGCGAAGAGCGAAATCTTTTTGAGCAGATCGGTCGGTTCGGTGTGCTGGGGGCTCAAAAAATTATCGCCCAGTCTGGTGCTGGAGCAAACGATTTCCACGCTGCGTTTCATGATCCAAGAACCATGACCGAAGAGTTTGCCATTGCCGGCGGCGGCTTTATGACGCAGAAGCATCAAATTCTTCGTGACTTGTCGGCGTTCGGGGCCGGCGGTACAGCCGTGAACGCACTCAGCAATACACAGCTTGGACAAGAGCTAGGGCAGGCCGGTATTGCTGACGTAGGTAACGCGTTCTCCGAGATGGTGCTCGATTCGTCAAACATGGGCGTTAAAGACCAAATTGAATTTTTACAAAAACACATGCCCGAAAAACTCGCGGAGCACCTGCAAAAAACACAGGGCATGGACGAGAAAACCGCCCAGTCAATGGCCGGGCGAATTGTCGACCAAACTTTTGGGCGGGACAAGCAGGGCAACATCAGCGGGGCCGGGCTTGACCGACTTATCGGGCACGTTGGCGGCGTAGCCCAGCGAACGTACGGCAAGAATCTCGTCGATTTAAACATGTTTTACGGCAATCAAGGTGACGTAGCCGGCATGGAAGAAATGGCCCGGTCACGGGCTCACGCAGATGCCACAAAACGGCTCGTCGGGGCCGGTAGCGAATCTACGGTTGTGGGTCGCTTTTCTGACTACTTTATGGACATCGGAAAACGCGGTGAAAAATTTGACGCGGGGAACTTCATTAAAGAAATGTCGCCGTTCGTCGCGGATAAGGAACTGTTAAAGCGTTACGCCGGAGAGATGGGGGCTGGAATGCACTCGCTCTACGCGAGACGAGATGCGGTATCCGTTACAGACAAAACTATCGACGACCTTGCGGCAGCCGGAAAAACAGATGAGCTTAAGAAACTTGCCGGCTACAAAGAGAACGACAAGGTAGAGGTCGTAGACGACGCCAAACTTAAAAAGGAACGCGACGCGAAAATAGCGGCGATGGACGCAAAGGCTGCTACTGCCGCTTACGCCGACGCACTCGGCATCACAGAAAAAGAAGCTGCCCTCACTCCGATTGCAGACCAGAAAAGAGTGCTAGCCGAAAGCAGCAAGTACGCTCAGGTGGCGGACAAGGAATACCTTACCGAGCGAACGAAAGAAACCGGGAATCAAGCAATTTCAATGGGCACGCTGAAAACAAATGCGGCCCGGTCTATAGGTCATGCTCTTGAAGGCACGCACGCGTCGGGGCGGTCATACGCCGAAGTGCAATCAGATATCGACACCATAATCCGCTCGCAGCACGACGGCACGAATAAAGAGATGCGAGATGCGGCAATCGGGTCGATCGGGCGACTGTACAAAGACGCTGGCGGCAAAGCAGGTGAGTTAGCCGGCAATCAAGCGTTGCTCACGGAACTAATCAACGCCGACGGCGACGCGGCCACCGCAAAAACATTAGAAACGCTCGGGCTGAAGAAAGAAGATTTTGAGGCAGGAAAAGCTCTTAGCCCCCATGAAAAATCTCTCAAACAACAAATGGCCGAAGATATTATCGGCGTCGGCCGTGCGGATGAAAAACAACAACTCGGAAAAGTTGTAGACCAGCAAGCAGCACAGGCGGGCGAAAACAAACAGAAAGCCGACAAGGTCGAACTCGCGGCACAGAACGTCTATATCAACGGAGCCAAGGCAGGCGGTGGTGCTGTCGCTCAAACGCCCGGCTCTCCTATGCCGGATACCAAAGAAGCTATCGACGCCGAGATCGCGGCGATCAATAAAAAAGAAAGTGCCTTTGGTTTCGGGCTTAACTGGAGCCAGATGACCGAGGCCGACAAAGCTCGCCGAGAAGAGCTTATCAAGCAACGCGACGCCGGGGCGGAGCAGGCCGCAGCGGCGGCCGCGGGCACGGCGGGCAAGACAGCAGACAAGCCACTGCCAGAAACAAAGACCGCGGATAAAGACTCGGCCACGGCGGCTGATATTCGACAGCAGACTGACGAGGCGGCTGTACAAACGGTCGGCGTTTCAAAAGAAGAAGCAAAGGCGGTTATTGCCGCAACAACGAGCACCGAACCAACGCAAAAGGAACTAGCACAAAAAGAATACGAAGCGGCAGAAAATAAACGACAGGCCATGTACGCAGCGTTATCGCCTGCGGAACAGGCGGAAGCCCTTTATTACGAAAAACGTAAACAGATTCGTAAACAGATAGACGACCCAAAAACAGGCGTAGAAGAGAGAGAACAACTACAAGGATTGGACGAGTTGCTGCAAGAAAACGTCGTTGCCCGTCGGATGGCTGAAGATGCGGGCATAGATTCTAGCGGAAAGGTTTCTAACGATCACGGGCATATCAGTGTCGGCGGCACGCCGCTCGACCCGAAAGCGTTCCGTAAACATTTAGCCGACTTTCAAGCGGGCGTGGACAGGCACGGCGACGCGTTATCGCCTAAGTCGCGGGCTTACGAATTGGCAAAGATGGACGCACGTAAAAAAGAAATTGCAATTAAAGAAGCAGAAAAAGCCGATATTGCCGCCAAGAACGACGCGGAAATCCAGCAAAAAGCCGGACTCGAACCCGGAGAAAAACCAGTTGCCGACGAAGGGCAATACACACGCGACAACCATCTAAACACAAAAAACCGCAGCGTGCTCACGCCGGGAGATGACGCAGGCGTTAGCCACAACATGAGCGGAAAAGGCAAGAGTTCGTATTCGGGTGCCGTGCCGCCGCATCTGCGGGGTCGCTCAGACATTAACGATTTGATGCAAGATTACGCTGCTACCAGCGGCAACAGACTGCAACAAAGTTTTGTTGCAGCCGAAATCGAACAAAAAATTTCAGCCGGACTGCCGCCAGAAAGAACAGCCGACGTGCAGCAATCATTTGCCGGCAGCCTAGGCTCAGCAAACATTCAACCAGTCTCTTACAGCCCAGAGCAGCATTCCGCCCGCGGAGGAGAATACACCGGGCAGGCGGCGTCGCAAGGCGGCGGAGACGGCGGTTCGATTACGCTAAACGGCTCGCTGCGGCTAGAGGGCCTGCACGAGGCAATCCTCGACGCAACCGCCCAGAAAGCTGTGGCTACGCCGGGCGGCGGCGTGCCAGTTGTCGGCACCGGCCACATGGGCCGCGGCGGGCTGCCCAGTGGGCAACGAGTGACATGAGGTGACGTATGCCGATGGTTTTCACGCCATGTACCGGTGCGGTTGAGGTCTCTCGAAAAGAGTGCTCTCAAAACGATTTTTTAGTGGTGGCTCTCGACTATCAACTGTTCACAAACGAATTTGTTGTTACCGGTGTCACGCTAGAGTTGTCAGGCAACTACCAATTTTTGCACACAGTAAACGACTTTGTCTATTTTTACGCCTTTGGCGACCGCGTCGGTTTGTTAACTATTACCGGAGTCGGTTTTCTTAAAACGTGCGACGGAGCCAAAGAAGGGGCAAACATATTTGCGATTTACGACTACTACAACAAAAACAAAACAGCGGCTCGGGGCGGCAAATCATTAGACGTTGTGTTGCTGACGCCGACCGGTAAAGCAATCGAACTGCACGGATTTTTGACCGGCGTAAAAATAGATTTGAATCAGAGCGACACAGGCCCTGTCGGTTATTGGACGCTGCGAATGGAAGTGCTGCCTAAAAAAGAATAAGCCATGATCAATCACGCCCGCACATTGCTGCTCAATAAAAACCGCGATCGCATGCACTACAGCGATTACGGCTACGAGTATGTCCCCGCCGCGTTCCGGCCAGTGACGCTGCCGAGCACACTGAGCACGCTGCGGCAGCTTTTGTTCGGGACAAATCCAGACAATTATTTTTTGAACTTCCGCGTCAACGAATTGCTGTCGTATATTCACGCGACAGAATTAGCAGAGTATGTGTACCGGCTTGATCCCCGCGTCACGTACTGGCCGCGAGTCGGACGGCCATATTTTGAGCCGGCTGGAAAACGGGTGTCTATTACGCAGATTTACGGCAGCCCGCGGCGATTGAATGTCGCCGGCAATTTGTACGCTTTAACCGCTAAAGGCAAGGCATCTAACTTGTACACGGTCAGCCTTCGCCGCGTGACAGAAAACGGCGAGACATCATTGCAGATGGAAGTTCGATATCAGGGAGAAAGAGACTCGCGTTTCACTGTCACCGTGGCCGACCTAAGTTCGCCGCCAATTGTCGTCCTCCCCGACACAGAACTAAATCTACGTTTAAACCCAAGTGCCTACCAAACGGAATACAGTGCTCTGCTTACGGAAATAAACGATTTTATTGTTGTTGAAGCATATGACACGGCATCTGCGGCCCGGCTGTCGAACGAAAGAATGGCACTTGCCGCTGGACAAGAAGGACTTGTGGCTCAGTGGCTGGTTGAAACTAAAGTTAACCCGGCCCCAGTGATCACAACTGTTATGCCGTCGATGGAAATGCTTGGCGAACCTGTGTACCTCGAAATTTTCGGCGTCGAAGACAAGGAACCGTATCTCACGTTCAAGAACCTGTGGTTCGATCATCCGTTGCCTGCATACAGACTCTCCGGTATGGTGTTAGCGTTAATCTACCGCACCGAAGAACTGCGAGGGCGAAATGTCTAACGAGCCTTTTATTCGCACAGAATTTGAACTGACCGCCAAGTTCAAGCACCGGAAGGGCGGTGAAACAGAGTTTAAAGACATCGTGGCTATGTCGGCCACGTTCGCCCTGAATGCTATCCCAACATGCACGCTGGACGTTGCGACCGGTATCGAGGTGCGGACAGAAAAACGGGCTACGATCCACGATATGATCGACAAGCTGCAGCCCCGCGACCGCTGCACAGTTTTTCTGACGATTAAATCGACCGAGGGCCGCATGGACGCCCCGATCATCAACGGCATGAAGGACGGCAAGTACATCGTATTTGACGGCTACTACGCTGGCATCGGCTATCAGCGGGCTCACAACAACTGCTCGTACACGATCCATCTTGTGCACTGGCTCGACGACCTCAACTGCTCGTCGATGCTCAACGGCGACTGGTCGCAGAACGTGCCGCATGATCTGGCACAGGTTGCATCGTCGCTCGTTATTGCTGACTTAACCGGCGGCGACGGCGGCGGGGCGGGTCGATCGCCGTCCGGTGCTCGGGCTGTTCCGATGATTGACAACAAAGCCCCTGACTCACCTGATGGCGGTGTAATTGTTACGCAAGCCAACATGGAAAAAGACCTGTGGGAAGAGGTGATCAAAAAGATTTTCAGGGGTATCACAAACATGCCCCATCCCGCGGTGCAATGCCAGCAGCCGCCGCCAGATAACGGCACTGACACCGGCCCAAGTAGCGACGGGCTTTCAGCGGACGAACTCGGAAAACCCGGCTACAACAACCGGGCTGCGTGGAAAGCGTTAGAGCGTATACCCGGTAAAGCTCCCGCAAAATATAAAGCCAAACTGCCATTAAATCTTTCCGGCTTCGAGGGTGGCGACCCGTTTCTTTATTTAAGCCTCTCGGCTCATGAAGGCCTGTGCCGCATGATTCTTGACGGCATGGGCTATAACTCGATTTGGAGTAAGCTAATTGGCGACCTCGCACCCTCCTTCCTGTTTGCGATTTCGCCCAGCGTTGAGTACGCACAGGCCGTTCCGTTCTTCCCGGGCTTAAGCACGCCACACGTCACCATTCACGGCGACGAATACAATTACGCAAATTTTAATGCGAATTGTGCCAATATGATTAGTTCAATCGTTATCTATTGGTCGCCGCAAGGTGATTCTTCCGGGGCTGTGGTCGGCGGTAAATTGACGCCGGAACACGGGTTTTGTTATCCCGCCGGCCAGTACCCCAAAAAAGAAGGCGACTACAACGACCACTGGGGCAACATCCTTGTTCGCGACCCGCCGGCATGGTTGGCCAGCCCTGTTTACACGCAAATGTATCCAAGAGAAAACCATATAAACACGGAAGGCCGCAGCCCGCTCGACCCGCAAAAAGGCAGCGAAAAAAACCCAGAGGCTCCGCAGTCGCACAGTAAGGTCGAAGCACACTACCGCGAGACAGTCGACTTCGTCGACGGCGAGTACTTAAACGTGTACGACCGATTTGCTTGTCACTGGTACAAGTCCGCGACGCTCGGGCAGAGATACGGAGAACTGTCGGGAAAGCTCCGGTTCGATATCGCCCCCGGCAGCATTATTAAAATTTTACCGCCGGTTGAACGGATAGGTAACACGGAAGGGCCGCCAATGTACGGGGCGGTCGTGCAGGTGTCGTTTGCTATTAACGCCGAACAACACACGGCAGGTACTTCTTTCGCGTTGAGTCATTTACGTACAGAAAAAGAAAACGACGTAAACGATCCGACAAGTAAAAAACATTATGTAGGCGAATACGCTCCGATCTATAAATACGAACTTCCCGGCTCGCCGTGGAAGGGCGGACCGCTGGTGCCGATGGCAGGGGACTTGGGTGCGGCAGACGCACCGACCGACGCCGGTGCTCCAGCGTTTAATCCCGGAAACTTTGGCGGAATAGCGTAGGTGACTTATGGCAAAAAATAACAACGGCATGCCGTCAATTCTAGGCGACGTAAAACCGCCCTTTTCCGGGCAGACGACTTACGGGGCGTCGCCTGATTTTGACGCTATTTACCCGCAGTGGCAAAAACAACAGACACCCGAATTGAACACGCAGCTAATTGGGACAATACAGCCCATCGTCGACACCGCCGTCAGCAGCTATGCCGGAGCCAACGCCAGCCCGACAATTAAAAACAAGGCTAAATTGATGGCCCTGAAAGCGTTGCAGACTTACGACCCGCAGCGTGGAAATGTAAAAACACATTTGCTGTCGCAATTGCAGAGTCTGCGGCGACTCGCGGCAAAAGAGCAAAACATCATTTCCTTGCCCGAGCAGGTGGGGCTCGATTTTCAGCGACTGTCGGCCGCCGAGAACGAACTACGAGACGCACTCAGCCGCGACCCGACTGATGACGAGATCGCCGACGCCACGGGACTGTCGACCCGCCGCATTAAAAAGATTCGCGGCTTCAACCAGCCTATCGCAGAGGGTATGACAGCACTGCGGGCCGGCGACAGCGAAGACGCCGCGAATACTGATCTGGCAAGCACACTGCCAAATTACACAAAAAATACCGACGCGTGGCTCGACTTCGTTTACGGCGATCTGTCGCCGACTGATAAGCTGATTATGGACTTGACGCTAGGTCGTAATGGTCGCCGAAAAGCGTCGACGCAGGACATAGCCCGTCGATTAAACATCAGCCCGGGGGCGGTCAGCCAACGTGCCGCAAAAATTCAAACTATGCTCGACGCCAGATATCAGCACAACTTTTAAGGTGAATCATGGGGCATCCAAAAGGCGGGCCAAAAGCACAAATAGACCCGATGTTCGAAGAGCGGATTAATGACCTTGAAAAAAAGGCCAAGGATTTTTCTGCACATTTCCGCAATCACACAAAGTACCGGAAGTGGCACACGCCAGACGCTGTTAAAGACCCACTCGACGTACCGTCCCTGCATAACCCGACATGGGAACGAAACAATTTAAACAGGACATACTCGGATGACATTGTCGGAAATGCGGGCGACGGGGCGGGCTCATTTGGCGACGCCATGGCGACCAAGTGGCAAATCGACTTTATGGCTGTCGAGGAGCGGGCGTTTAGAACACGGCATGCCAGCATGATTCGCTGTGCGTCGCTGGCACACGGCCGGCTCGACGGCCACGGCAAACAGCAAAAAGGCATCTTTTCGTTTCTCAAAGACGGCTGCCAGTCCGCAATTGATTTCGGGGCTAAGCGGGAGTAACTAACATGGCACTGGCGGACTACGTCAACAGAAAATACGACTACCTTGCCCTGCAGAATACGACTGCGGTTACCGTCGGTCGCCGCGACAGAAAGCTCGGGCTGGAACTGTTTAATAAAACGACGTCTGGGGCAATCACGACGGGCATCCAGAAACTCGCTCAGCGGTGGCTGCTGGAATTTATGACCGAGCGTGGCTCGATGCCGGGGCTACCCAACCGCGGCACGAATTTTATGCGAGCCGCCAGAACCGGCCAATTTCGTGTACCGATTAACGTTCGGGCTCAGTTCGCGGCCGCCAATATCATGATCCGGCGAAACTTACAGGCGGACGAAACGAGCACAACCCCAGAGGACGAACGGTTCTCCGACGCCGAGCTTTTAAACGTGGCTATTTTACCCGGGTTTGATGTATCTCAGGCGAGCGGAACAACCGCGGCGTTTCTTAGCCTAGGTGTTAAAATCATAAGTCGTGCCGGCGACTCCCGGGAGATTATCCTGCCAATAGAAATCGTGCCGAGAAACTGAAATGCCACTAGAAATAACCACGCTGCGAGAACTGCCGCCCGACCGCGTAGCCGCAATGTCGGCGATTTTGTCGCAATTGATGCAGGAACGGCACCCAGAGGTCGAACTCAGCCGCGGCGTATTCCACGACTTGGTACTGTATTTTAACGCAGTCTTAAACGCGGCTGTACGAGAAAACATCGACCGCGTGCTTCAAAGTAACAGCCTGCTGAAGATCACGCAAAATCCGGCTCTGGCGGAAGACGCCCTTGTCGACCAAGTACTAGCTAATTTTAATGTCACACGTAGTGCCGGCACGCGGGCGACAGGAGCGGCAACATTCGTCTTTTTGTCGCCCACGCCGACTCAAATTCCCGCGGACGTTTCTTTTGTCGCAAATGAGCGGGCGTTTCGTCCGCCGGCCACGTTTTCTATTCTCCCGCCCGGCAGTGTCGCGGCTAACGAAAACCAGCGAGTGATGATCGAAGTCGGCGACGGCACGTTTGCCGCGTCGGTGCCTTTCGTGGCCGTGAACCCGGGCCGTGCCGGCAACATCCGCCGCGGCACAAAATTTCTTGCCACGTCGCTCCCCGGCAACGTCGCCGACGCGTTCGCCACCAGCGACTTTGTCGACGGCACAGACCCGTTGACCAACGAAGAATACTTAAAAGAACTTAGCTCCGGGCTTACGGCAAAAACTATCGGCAGCCGCAAAAGCTACGAAGCGTTTATTCGTAACTACGCCGCATTCAAGAACCTGCTGCACTGCTCAGTGCTCGGCTGCGGCGATGTTGAGCAGCAACGCGACCAGCACAGCATTTTTCCTGTGTCAGGGGGCGGCAAGGTTGACATTTACTTACAGACCGCAGCGTACGCACAAGAAGTCGAGCACATCTTAGAAGCGACGTACGTCGGCGTCGGCGAACGCGGTACGATCTGGCAAGTGGCCATTCCGCGGAACGCTGCCCCGGGCTTTTATGACGTGACCCGTGTCTCGCAGATTACGGACCGCACCAGCAGCGGCTACCCGGTCGTGCAGGATATCCGCGGCGTAGACTTGACGCAGATTTCTTACGCCCCAGACGTCGTGCATATTCACGAGGGCGTATACAGCCGCTACCAAACGGCGATTATCCGCTTTGAGGACAACGACAAGCTGTCGTCCGGCCTGACGCTAAACCAAAGCAAGGCCCTATACGCTGTCACGACCAGAGGCATGCCGCTGATTGGCGACATCCACGACACACTGACATCACGCGACAATAGGCCGCGGGCGACAGACCTGCTGGTCAAGGCCGCCGTGCCGTGCTTCACGAAAATCTCGTTCGAGGTACGAACGGAGACCAACGAAGTGCTGAGTGAGGCGACCTTGCTGCAAATGAAGACCGCCGTGGTAGCCGCCATCAGCCAAGTCGGTTTTGCCGGCCAGCTTCATTCGTCTGTCATCGCCAACGCGGCTCACAAGTTTTTAACCGGCCGGCAAGCAATCGGACACATCGACATGTTCGGTAAAATCCGCCGCCCCGACGGCACGTACGCCTACCTCCGCGACGGCACGCTCCTGACCATCCCGAACGACGCGACACGGCTTGTGACAGGCCGCACAACCGCATTTCTGGTCGGCGTAGACGACGTTTCAATCTCGTATGGAGCCGCAGGCTTTACGGTCTAACCCGGTATGAAGAAAAACGAGTACACATATCCGGGCTCGGACCTAGACCGCAGCAAAGTTCTTATTTCTTTGCTGGGGAGCTTCTGGGCCCGCACGTACACAGGTATCGACCAGATTCATTCACACGTCGACGCCACAGCGTACACCGTAGCCCAAAGCCACCGCAACCTGCTAGAGGCCGTCGCGGCTCTGAGCCGTTATGACGTGCCGCTGTTCCACGAAGAACTGCTGTACCCAGTGGTGCTCCGCAAAAGCGAACTGAATACGGCGTTAACAAATACGGTGGCTTTCGACCGCGATAAAGGCAAATTCGATGGCGACCTGCTGTTTGACACAGCAGTCGAAAACGAGCTTTTTTCTTTTCCATTGCCGACCCAGTTTGTCGGGGCCGAGAATCTGTTTAATAAACTGACATTCCCGACGGTGTCATTTGCCGCCGACATTGACTTCACGGTTGACCGGGCTCGGAACGCACTCGTATTCGTTGCAAACCCATTCGACAATCCGGGCGTGCTCAAGCGAGCGATCACAAACGCCGACGGCACGCAAGACGAAGAACTGACACTGTGGGCGTTCTGCGGCAAATTCGACTACGAATACGTATTTACCCAGTTTGCTTACGCTCTGGGCATTAAGCTGCAAACGAGCCAGAACTACAAAGACCTGACAAACGCGATCTTTAGCGGGCTCATTGACGGCGGCTTGTCAGCCAAGAACCTCGACGCAGCGATCTCGGCTATCTGCGGTATTCCACTCGTCATGGAGTCGCAAGAGGTTGTTGAAGTTGTTGAATACGACGCCGCCGGCCTGCTGATCGTTACAGACAAAAACGTTTATAAGTTTCACGAAGACGCGATTCCCGTCGTCGTTATCGGGCAGACTGTGCGGGCCGGCGATTACCTCGTCCGCGGCTTTGAAGTAAACGAGTTTTTTGTCGGCAACACGTACCTGCGGGAAAACGAAGACCCCGTAGACCGGCCCGAAACCACCAAGTTGCTGGCCACGAATATTTACGAGACGATCGCCGCTGAGAATGACGACGAACTTCTCGTTTCTATTGAGTCCACCTGCCCGCCGAAAAAAGACCTTGCGGCACTGGCCCTCGACAACAGCTTTTTATCGACATGCTTCTACGGCGACCTCGTGTTTGAGAACAAAGTCGTCCCGCTGCTGGTCAACGAAAATCACCCGACCGGCTACACGTTTGTCAGCTTTGAATTGGGCGGCTTCCCGGCCGACGTGGAGCGATTCTTTCAGGAAGTACACGCCCGCGGGATCGAGTCCGCAGAGACCAACCGCATCGCCTGTTTTTTAAACCCTAACGAATACCGCTCATTTGCCGACCTGCCCGAAAAGGGTATTGTCGGCAAAATCTACAAGACGCTGGACGATAATCGGTATTACGACTGGGTTGCGGCGGCTAACGAACTCGAAGCGTCTCGGTACGTGCAGATTACGCAGGTGCCGCCGTTTAAAAAGCTAGGGACACTGGCCCACCTGCTTGACAAGCGTAAACAACCCGAAGGCGAACCGACCGCCGATAACCTGCCGAAAGAAATAAACCCCCTGCGTTTCCTCGTAGAAAACGTGCTGCGAAATAACGTTTTTGTCGTTAGGATTAACATGTCCGCGTTGGGACAAAATCGGCTGGGGCTGTACAATATACGACACCTGCGGCAGGTTCTCCCGCCCCAGACCGCGATGATTGTAGTCTTTGAATTAACGCTGAAATCTGACAAAATCAACGCGACCGAGTATGTCCCGGACACGCTAATTACGTTTACAGGAATTGAGCCGCAACTCGACACCGTGGACGAGACCTACGTAAAGGACCTTGGTGTCCTAATTAACCGCATATCGGGCACGTGCCAGTGAGGAACGCATGACAGACGACACGATTCGCGTGGGAAATGGCGTCCGCGGGCACATCTCGCTGTGGCAGGTTGACGAAACCACCGGGCTAAAAATCCCGGCCGGCTCGCAAAAGAACCAGATTCAGTATTCGTGGGGGTTTATCGCCGCCAAGCAGATCGGCTACCGCCCAAACCCCGAGAGGTACAACTACAACATTTCCGCGGTCTATATCGAGTTCGAGAACCAGACCGACCCTGAAGATGAAATCTCGGTCGCTCCGTTTTCCCGCGACGTTGGAATCAACTATTACAACGCCCTTGTCGACTCCCCCAACCGCGACTTCCTCCGCATCCCGCTGATTATCGAGCCAGCGGGTTCGGTGTCTGCCGGGTATGAAGCAAACCTGCCCGTCGAGCAGCAGCTTAATAAGCTGACGTTCTTTGTGCAGACTGTCGGCACGCAGGGCGTACACGGCAAGACGTTCAGCCACAACGCTGAAGGCGGCACCAGCAAGGTATACGCCGCGGCCCTCGTGGCGGCACCGCTGTACAGCGACCGCACGAAGGACGTCATCTTCGCCCGCACAATGTTTATTCCGTCGAATCAGGTCACCAAAGAAGCTTCTTCGCAAATCGGCCTCACGTGGGACATTGCGTTTGAGTAAATAACAGCCGGAGGACAAGGATGTCCGCTAACTGGCCCCACAATATCAAGCACGTCACGCCCGGCGAACCCGTACAGGCTGGGATCGTCGGCCGCCCGGACCGCACACTCGAAGAGCGGACCGAGTATCTGAAAGAACGCCTCGACGCGGCGGAACTCGGCCGGGCTATCTTCGAGGGCGACGCCACGGTTTCTCCTGACGTACTGCCCGGGCATCCGGTGTACTGGAACTGGGCCAACAATAGGTACGAGAAAGCTCTCGTCGCCGTGGAGCAGGACCCGGTCACGCAGGTCTTCACCGTCCAGCCGTCCAGCGACTGCGTCGGTATGTGCTACCGCAAAAAGGCAGAAGACCGGGCAGACATCGTACTTCGCGGTTTAGTTGTTTTTAACGACCTGACCAACTCGATTGGCGAGACGGTTGTCCCCGGCAAGTATTACCTATCGGCTGTTGAGCCGGGCAAGCTCTCCAAGCAGAAGCCGCCCGTGACCGTCGTGGTCTGCCACGTGCAAGGCCCGCGTGACAACTGCTCCGACAAGCTCCGCGTGCTCGTAATGCCGCAGACACGAGATTATATCGAAGAGCACACGCACTACCGCTTTGAGTTGTTCGCAAAACCCTGCGGAACAAACACTATTTACACGGATGACGACGGTAAACAACGCCACAGAATAGACAACCCTAATCCTGAATTACAGGGCTGGTTGCCGGCCGATCATCCAACCTTCCGCCGTGACCCGAACGACCCGGCCACAAACTACGCTCCGCCGGGTGCCGTCTTTGGCTACAACCTGAAGAAGCATAACGCGATCAATCGTGTCTGGCCGCCGATCCCGATCCAGTCTGTGGCGATGATTCGAGACAGAGGTAAGGGCCGACTCGGGGCGTGCGAAATACCGCTTGGGGCTGGCGGTGCCGCAATTGCAGATGTTAATGGCATTTGGTGGATGAGCGATTGCCGGCGGGACGTACCTTGGCCGGACAATTGGTCGCCGTCGTATAACCCGGGGCAGCTAATTGGCAACGAATGCCCGCGTAACGAAGTCATGCGAATCGTGGTGATCTACCTTCGTATGCTTATCGGCAATGATCGCAGCGTCGTCACCAGCCTCGTGCAAGACGTGGACGAGGTCGATGGCGAGACTATCGTCGCCCCGGTGGCAATCACAAACTGCGACGACTTGCCGGCCTCCACGGGTGACCTCAAGCTCAACGTCGACCTGCAGTTCGCTAAGACAGAGGCGATTGGCGGGCAGGCTGTGAAGGGCGTTGCGAACCGCCATCAACTGGCCCGCGGTTGGGTTACCGAAGGCGTCGTTACAACGACTCCGTCGTATCTGAGCGTGACCGGCAGTCGACATACGCCGAAAGCCGTCACGATCTCCGTGGCTGAAGAGGCGATTTTTACAACAGTTAATCACGGCTTTACGGCCGGCACAAAGGTCAGGCTTACGACTGACGCCAGCAGCACCCTGCCAACTGGCGTGCTGGCGAATACCGAATACTTTGTGCTCGACACAGATTTAACGCAAAGCTCGTTCAAGCTGTCGACTACGGCAAAAGGTACACCACTGGCAACAACAGACGCCGGCACGGGCACGTTTAAAGTTATCTCGGGCCGCTATCTGACCGCGGCCGAAAAGACAGCTTTAAGTATCACAACAAACGACGCTGTGCCTGTGCATCAGGGCCTGCTCCGCATCGACTATACAGACGAACTGATTGAACGCGAGATTTCTCCGCAGGTCATCCGCCTTAGCGACACTGTTGAGCGACTGTACATGGACATCCCGTATCTGGGTTTCCCGGCGGGCCAGAACTCGCTGCTCCGGGTGCGGTTGAATATCCCGGAAGTAAACACCGACCAGAACCTAAAAATGAAGGTGCGGGTCCGACTGTTCGGACGCGGCGGCAACGTTATCACGCCGTCGCAACTGCCGACACTGTACATGTCGTATCGACGCCTGCCGCGGCCCTATAACAACAGCCTGCAGCTTCCAACGGTAGACACCGACCTCGACTTCTCGGAGTCGTCGGTGTCACTCCAGCGAGATGTCGTTGTTGAGTGCGACAGCGAAGAGTTCAGCGTACAGGCCGGCGACACCGTGTTGGTGACGATCGAGCGTCGAGACGACAACGCGTACGACAACGACGTCGGCGTCCTTCGAATTGCAGGTATCGTGCGTAGCGACGTATAGGTGAGCCATGCCAATCGGAAATTGGAATCTACAGTGGCTCAACCATAACTCGCAGCGTTCGTACCCGCTTACCAGTTGGGCCACCAAAGTCGACCGCCTCGGCAACATCAGGCTGCCCGACAGCTTCATTGTTGCCATGTACCTGCCGATCAGTGCTACGCTGGACATCGACACCAGCAAGTTCTTCGTCAAAAACGTTTTAATCAGCCCGACCGGTTTTAACATCACCGTGGGGTATGACGAGGGCGGCGGCGTAACCCGAGATGTGGCGGCGGCTAACATTGCCCGGTCAAACTTTATCCCCAACCGTTCGTATGCCCTCGGCGGTATCGACGAGTTTGACGACACGATCGGGCACGTCGTCATCGGCAACGTAGACGAGGTCGATAAGCTTCCGCCCGGCTATTACACGTTCGAGCCGGAAGCCGGTGCTCTTGAAGCGGACGTAATCCGGCCAAATATCCGCGGCATTTCCCGCATCCGCGTAAACAACAACAATCAGGCCAGCGAGTACGTCTACGGCGACGTGACGCTAGTAGCCGGCACGAACGTCCGTATCAGCATCGCTCGCACCGCGGAAGATACAAAAATCATCTTTGATGCTATTTCTGGCCTCAACCTAAACGCAGACTGCATCTGCCCCACGCCCGCGGAGGGCGAGTGCATTCGCTGCATCAACGGCGTCTGCAGCGATAACGGTACGTTCACTATCGTGGCAAACGAGTGCATTGACATCACGCCGGGCCGAAACAGCCTGTCGCTTGCGGACACGTGTGCCCAACCATGCTGCGGCTGCGTGGAACTTGACGAGCTTTCCACGCAAATCGACCGGTTCGCAGACGGCGTAACTACGCTTCAGAATTTCGTCAGCCGCCTTGGTGCCGAAGTCACGCAGATGTCGCTTGTGGTGCTCGGCAGCAAGCTCGGCGACACAGGCTGCGGCACATAAGGTGAACCATGTCGCCCCAGCAAACCAATGAAGAAGATAACGCCGGCTTGGGTATTGGCGTTGTACAACCGCAAAGCGGGCTAGACTACCCGTTTGTCTCGCCGGGGCTAAACGCCAATCCAACGTTCCTGCTCGACGTCCGCGAACTGTTCGCCGATTTCTACCTGTCTTACGACGACCGCGGCTATTACTGGTCAGAGCCGGGAAACGTAAATCCGCTGCGGGTGTATTGGCTTTACGGCTTCGGGAACGGGCCTGAGTTTTCAAGCGGGCAGAATCCTGTGCCAGAGGTGCCGATCCCGACGGCCACGCACGCCAAAGATTTAATCGTCGTCGACAGCCAGAATCGCGTCGTGTTCGACTCGACGCAGGCTGACGAGTACGACGACACAACAATCTGGGGCGATCATTACCGAATCATCGAGTGGCGGCGGAACGAAAAACCGACGGACTATCGGAAGCAGCAGCGAACTATCTGCCGGGTCGTGCAGTTTCTGCATCTGCACACAAACACGACTATCCCCGAACGACCCATCTCGTTCTGCCCGCGGAACGCCGTGCTGGACGAACGCACCATCGAAAAAATCCCCAAACGCGTGCTGGCGATGCGGGTGCAAACAGGCAACTGCGTCTCGGACTGGTTTCACAACAAGGTCACGTTCGTTAACGGGCATAACACGGAACTGACCATCGGCGAGTCGGCCACGCTTCTGACTGGCGTGCCGACATTGACAACAACGCTGCGTAAAAACACCAACATCGGCTTCCGTGTGGCTGCGGGGGCCGGGAAGGGCCAGTATGGCATCTGTGCCACCGGCGTGTGCGAAGAAGACCAGCCCACCGGCGTGTGCGAGCCCGGCCAAGACGTTGTTGTGAATATCTGCAAAGAAGAGCCCGGCGAAAGCATCAAAACCCTAAATGGCGTGCCACCAGACAAAAACGGCAATATCAGCCTTAACGCCACCGACTGCCTGTTCATCAGGAAGCCGGCGACATATATCAACAACAAGCCTAGAAACACCTATACCGTCAACGGACAAGAAATCCGGCCCGTGATGCACATCGGCGGCGACTGCGGGCCGTGCTGTGCCTGCGAAGATTATGTCGAGACGGCAAAGTACCTCACAAAGGTCGCCAAGCAGTACGAGATCATCGGCGAGCGGGTGGCGGGCCTGCAGGCTTTACATCAACAAAACATCCAGCGGTGGAATGACCAGCGGGCTTGTCGCCTAAGTAAGCCGCTTCGGCTGCTGCTAGTGACCCAGCCCTGCCCGTGCGTAGACGTCGTCGCCATGTACTGCAATCAGTGCGACGATTGTGCCGAAAACGTGCGGCTGACTATCTCCTTTACAAGTTCTCCCGGCGGCGGCTCCGGCACCATCGACCCGCGATACACAGAACTGGTCGGGGCTGGTTATAGCGTGCCCGCAGTTGTGAACGGCGGCTGGCCAGTCTTCTCCGCCGACTTTCCAACCGTTAAATCGGGCTCATCGGTGTACGTTAAATTCAGGCTGTGTTTTTGCCCGGCATATCCGTACGCTATACAAGGTACGCTGACCGGCATAAAGAGTACCGGCCCCATTCTTGCCGGGTGCGAAGGCAACGTACCGATCGCCGTGGCCACAGCCAACCAAATCCTCGATTGCGAGAGTTAACATGCCGATTCGCAATCAAAACTGGTACAACCTGCAGGCCACCCGTCGCTACCCGTTGGATGACAAGACAACAGGCGAGGACGACTCCGGTGTGCCGATCCGCGACGACATCATTGTCGATTGCCACATTCGCTATCCTGCTGGTGTCGGTAAATATCTGTTTATTCAGGGCATCAACGTCACGCCGAGTTTAATCACAGTTGTCATCGGGGCTGCTGCCGATCTCGACGACACAAACTGCCCGACGGTTGCTGCCGTGACGGTCGAGAAGCCGGCCGCCAGAAACGTAAACGAACCGTTAACGGCGTTTGTTCCCAGCTTGAGCGGCTGGATTGCTTTTGGGCCCGGAATCGACACAGCATTCGTAGGGCGATACTCGACTCCGCGGCAGACGTTCATTGGTTTGCGAAACGCCCGCCCGTACGCCCCGCTGCCTATTCCGTCGCTGGGGAAAGACACGGTGTCGGAGTACTTGCAGGGTATTGTCAACATTGTCGCCGAGAGTCCGGTGACGGCGACGTACCACCAGAACTACACGCTACCCAAATACGACCCAGAAACGGGTGAGACGAATACGCTCCCCGTGCAAGCCATCGTCTTTTCAACCGACGCCCCAACGGCACAGTTTAATCCGCAAACGTTCTTTCTCGCCCCCTGCTCGCAGCGACCAGAAAGCGGAACCTGCAACAAGACGCCATTGGAGCGAATCAATGGCATCGAGCCCGACTGCGAAACAGGCAACATCAATCTCGTGTTCCGCGGCGGCCTAAACGGTTTGCCGTTTGAAGAATGCGGCGGGATCGACATCCTGACAGACCTCGGCCTGACGCTTGTCTGCAATCGCGTCCCGGACAGCGAAAAGAAACGCAAAGATGACTGCCCGTGCGAAAACGACGACGGCGTAAGCGAATACTGCTGGCCAGACGCAAACACCGACACGGCTAACCAAGATTGCACCGACCCGAATTTTAACTCGGGAGCCCCAAGCTCAGACAATCCCGACGAATGGCTTGTCGGATTCCAGTGTGCCGAACTGCCGCTCTGTGCTTCTTTCAACGCCTGCCAAGAATGCGGAACCGACACGCCTGTCGAACCAGAAGAATTTGTTATTGCAGCGGGCTCATTTAAAAACTCGTTGATTATCGCTCCGCCCGTATGCTGCCCGCCCGGGGAAAACGACAATACGCTCTCAAACCACAACGTCTGGCTGTCGTCGAACAATGCCGGGTTGAATATCGCTCTGTATAAAACATGTGCTGGCGACTGGGCCTACGACAAGACGGTATCAACAGAGTTGCGGATTAAACCGGGCGGGCTACGTCAAAACGGCGGCATTATCCTGAACTACATCCGTGTCACCGAGTTTGGTCGGTGCCGGTCGAAGTATTTCGCTGTTCTGGTTGACGCCGCGGCGGCTGAGCTACAGCTTTACAGGTTTGATGGCACGCTGCTCATCAAAGAGAGTTCGACGCCAATTACGCATGTTGCCGGTAACTGGTATCGCGTATCGGCCTACGCGACGGGCACGAACGGCACCGCCACGATCACGGCCACGCTCGACAACGTGACGACCGGACTGTCTGTCGCCACACTCATCACAAACGTAAATGAATATGAAATTGTGAACGGGCGATCCGGCATCATTGCCAACGCGGCCACGACCTACTTTAACAAATTTGAGATTACGGCGTTATGAGCGACGGAACACGCATTCTATTTCCCGACTTTCGCGAGGAGCAGAAGGACTCCCGCTATCCGTTCGTCGACACGGCAACGCTCGTGTCGACAGACGGCACTGTGCAGGTCGAGCGGGATACGTTTATCGACGCCGTGTTTCACATTATCGACGCCACGAGCCGCATTCATATCTCGTCGATTGCGGTCACCACGCAAAACGTAATCATTAACTTTAGTGACGCGTTTAATATCAACGTCGCTTCCACGTCGTTTGCTCCTTCGCCCGTGCAGGATACGCAGACCGGGGCCTTACAGATATTCGACCCGTTTGGTCGGCCCGCGGGAATGATTGTAGCCACGGCAGAAAAGCTCGCTTTGTTCGCTGGCTGGGCCGTTGGCGTTTACGAGTTTGACGTCGCCGAGACCGAGTTCGTCGCAACAACGGTAATTCCGGCTAATGAGCCCGGCGTGCGAGGCGTAAAAACAACGTCCACGCAAAACCTGATGACCGGCGATATCTGGCTGATCGGCGACGGCGGCGTAACGTTTCGGCATGAGGGCGTGAAGGACGGCAAACAGATTATCCGCGTCGACATCACGGGCTTGCCGTTGTTCCAACGCTACCAATGCATTCCGTTCGACAGGTTCCAGTCGAAAAACTTCGTCCGCACTATAAACAACTGTCCGCCGGACGAATATGGCAACTTTACGCTGACCGCGACCGGCCAACAGGTAGAAGACACCGTGTTGCGTGTATCACAGGGCGAGGGCATAATTTTTATAGACGCAATCGGCCGAAAGGTGGTTTAACATGCCTCGTCCCGGATTCTACAACGACAACGAATACCGAGCGTATCCGTTCGTGTTTAAACCGAATGTGACAACGCTCCCCAATTCCTCCATTGTCGACTGCGGCATTATTATGGGGCTCGACAGCGAGTTTGACGGACAGCAGCATTCCGTCTGGCTGAAAACCGTCCGCCGCGTGGATAACGTGTTTGAGTTCGAGTTCGATACTGATGCTCCCGGTGCCGCCAACAATCCGCTAATTTTCCGCCGCGACGTAAATGCCGAAGAGTGGCTGACAGAAGACGCAGAATCGGCCCCGTACGTCAAAGACATTAACAGTTGTGCCGTCGAGCCTGTCTGGTCGGGTTTTTTAGTCACCGGGCCGCTGACAGAGCTTCAAGCAGCCCTGCCGGCCAACGGCAGCCTGACTTTAGAGCAAAATTACATCTTGGAGCCGGCTCGAATTCAAAGTCTCGTAAAAACGTATTTACGGACCATCTCGCTGGGCAATCTGTCCCGACCAATGGCTCAGTCGGCCTGTGACCCGCCGGATACCAGCAGCCGTTACGTTGTCATTAATAAACGCTGTGTGACCGGCGATATTCGTTTCAAAGAAGGCTACAACGCTCAGATTCGGCAACGGCAGTTGTCCCGCGAGATCGCCATCTCCGCTGGCCGAAATCTAGGCATGCCGTTCGACGCCGATATCTGCAAGACATACGGAGAAATTCCGTTCTACGCCAACGAACAGCCGCCAGCCGGTAGCAAGTTCTTGAGCGGCGGCCCGGCTTGTGATGAGCTTGTCAACGCGATTAACGGCGTCTCGGGGCCAGACGTTAATATCGTAGGCGGTACGGGCGTTGAAATTACAGCCGACCCGGAAACGAACACTATCTTTATCGACCTGTCGGCGACGTCTATCGCCGGGAACTGCTGAGCCGCACCATGACAGAATTCTTTTTCCCCGACAACAAGTGCGGCATCGGCGGCAAGGTCGAGAAGCCAGTATTCAAATTCGTCGCCGATTGCGATATCGAGCCGACGCCGCGGCCGATCTTCGACTGCCCGCTGCCGGTCGTAGCCCGCGAGCCAGAGATTCCCTGCCCCGAGTTCAACGTCAAATCGAAGCTCGACGTCGGATTCGGCAGCACGCCGGACAAAACAATTAATAACTGCGGCGTAGAAAACAAGTTAAAGTTTGAGATCAAAAAGAAGATCGACGACTCGTGCCCGGCGAAGTCCAATAGTTGCGAATTCGACGTCGAGCTTGAAGTTGGAATTCGCATCCCGGCCCCACCGTGCCCGGTCATCAAAGTAGACAAGTTCAAAGTCAAAAGCGGCTACGCCGATCAGCCGTGCGTGGAAGACGAGAGCCGGTTCGAGATTCGCTCCCGCACCGTACCCGGCGAGAATTGCGACGACCCGGGCTCCTGCGAGTTTGACGTCGACCTTGAGATCGTCGTTCCTATCCCGAGGCCGCCGTGCCCCGAGATTACCGTCAACACGTTTTCAGTCGTCAGCGACTACAGCGAGGGCTGTGCTACCGGGCGAAATCGGTTTGAGATCACGCCGCGGCATCGACAACCAGAGGGCTGCGACGATCCGGGCGAATGCAAATTCGACGTCGATCTGGAGGTGTACATCCCGCTGCCCAGACCGCCGTGCCCGAAGATTGAAGTAAAGACGTTCGACGTCAAGATCAACTACCCGACGTGCGAACCGCCCCCGATCCCGGGCAAAGCCTGCGGCATACCGAACAAGTTTACGATCACGAAAAGGCACACACCCAGAGAGTGTGGCGATCTTCGGCCGCCGGAATGCGAATTTGACGTCGAACTGCAGATTAATATTCCGCAGCCCAAGATTCCGTGCCCTGTCATCAAAATTAAAGAATTTGAGGTCAAAACAGGTTACGCCAAGTCGCCGTGCGTGGAGGGCGGAAAAAACAGATTTGAAATCACGCCCCGCATCATCCCATGCACCTGCGACGAACTGGAGCGGTGCGAGTTCGACATTGAGCTTGAAATCAATGTCCCGATCCCTGTCCCGCCGTGCCCTGTCATCAACATCAAAAAGTTTGAGGTCAAGAGCGACTACGCCGACTGTGCTCAGGGGCAAAACCGGTTTGTCATTGTCACGCGGCATGTACCGCCGGGGAACTGCGTTGACGAGGTTGGCGAGTGCAACTTCGACATTGAACTCGAAATCAACGTACCGATCCCCAGACCGCCGTGCCCGGAAATTTCTGTTAAATCGTTTGACGTCGTTGTTAATTACCCGGTTTGCGTTCCGCCGCCAGTATTCCCGTTCATCCCCGGAAAGACTTGCGGTTGCGGCAACAAATTCACTATTACACGTAAAACAGAAGTTCTCGCCTGTGGGGATAAAAAAACTCCAAAGTGCGATTTCGAAGTCGAACTGGCAATCTGCATCCCGCCGCCCAAGATTCCGTGCCCGGTCCTCAACGTCAAAACGTTCAAGGTCAAAAGCGACTACGAAAAGTGCTTAACTAGCGGCGGCTCCGGCACGCCGCAGAATCGGTTTGAAATCACCCCGCGAATCATCCCGTGCACGTGCGACGAACTCGAACGCTGCGAGTTCGACATAGAGCTTGAAATTGTCGTGCCGCTGCCGGAGCCGCCGTGCCCTGAAATTCGCGTGGCCGGTTTCAGCGTCAATGTCGGCTATCCGACATGTTTGCCGACGGGAGCTACCGGCCCGTGCGGTAAAGGCAACAAATTTTCTATTACCAAGACGCCCAAGCCAGTCGAATGCGACAACCTCACGCCCGAAGGCTGCGATTTTGATGTGACGCTGGAGATCAACATTCCAGCCCCGAAGATTCCGTGCCCTGACATCAAAATTAAAAAGTTCGAGGTCAAGAGCGACTACAAACGTTGTTTAACAGGCAGCGGCAGCAGCTTTACGATCACACGACGCATCATTCCCTGTACCTGCGACGAACTTGAGCGGTGCGAGTTTGATTTTGAAATCGGGATCGAGGTGCCGATTCCTGAGCCACCGTGCCCCGAAATCACCGGTTCTTTAACCGTCAATTACATCCGCCTGCCGCCTAACGTAACACCGCCGGCAAGTTGCAACGTTTTCACGATCACGAAAAAAACCGGCCCGCCTCCATGCGGCTCTGCCACCGGACCAACCGGACCGTCCAACTGCGAATTTGAATTAGATATTGAAATTTGCGTGCCCGTACCGCAGATCGTAATCCCCTGCCCGGTCTTTAAAATCAAAACGTTTAAGGTCGAGACAAAGTACGAAGACTGTCTTTCGGGCAGCCAAAACAAGTTCTCGATCACGCCGGCGTGCAAAAACGATCCGAAACGGGGCTGCTGCGATTTCGACCTTGAGCTTGAAATCTATGTCCCGCTTCCGAAGCCGCCCTGCCCCGCATTTGGCACCAGTCTTTTCCTCAACACGTTCATGCAGGGTTGCGGCGTCCCCGGCGGTGTCTTTGAAGTTATCCCGGAAGTAACTCCCGGTAACTGCACAACACCGGACCAGTGCGTTTTCTATTTTGACTTGGCTCTCAACATCCCGATCCCACGATTCGTGTCGGAGGTGGCGATTACGGCAAACAAGCCAGTAATTAATGTAGCGTGGTGCCCCGGCATACCTGCCATTTCCACGGCATCGCTTGTATTTAAAAGACAGGCGGACTTGTTCGCCGGGGCGTGCGATCGCGGCAGCCTTGCGTGGTGGAACGCCGAGCTTGAGATTGACATCCAGTTGCCGCCGGTGCCATGCATCAAAATGAATCCAAAGGCGGAGCAGTTTGCGGTAAACCGCGTGAAGGCGGGCGACGAATTCGTCAAGTTAACAATCACGCCCGAGCCGCGACTGGGCTGCGACCCGTGCTCGTACACGTTTGATCTAAACCTGCAGTTACTTGAGGCGTGCCCATTATTTTTTAAGAGCAAGGTCGGAATAGCTTACGTCGAGACGCCGGGACCGAGCTATATTGAAATCAAACGCCGACCCGGCGACGCATGCGAATTTGATATCGACCTGACACTGTATCTAAAGGAAACGTGCGTACCCACGTTCACCCGCGTAGAGGGGTTTATTAACCCGTGCTATTACACAGACAAAGCAGGGCTTGACGCTTGCACCACAGACCTCCAGCAGGAGTTCGTCCGTGTTGAAGTGCTTCCGTCTGGGAACGACGACTGCAAATACGACGTAAAAGTTTACGCCAAGCCGCCGCTCTACGAACCGAAAGTTATTTGCGA